CAGGTTCTAAGATGGTAATGATGCAGTATGCAGGTATAGCAGCTATGACTCCATTCCGTTCTGTTATTATTTACCAAGCTTGATTTAAATAATAGATAAATAATTATAACCTATAGATCTGGTTTGGGGAGAATGCTCCCCAAATTGTATCCTTTTATGATAATGAATTAATATGAGTGCAAAAAAACAAGTTACTGCAACTGATGTAATTTTTGATGATACTAAGATAATTTTAAAGAGTACTTATGATAAAGCTGGAATTAAATATTTTATCCAGCCATGTAAAGATAAATATGGAAGATTCCCTGAATGTGTACGGCCTGTAAATTCACAAGGTGACATGATTATTACAGAGAATCAGCTTCTTAGAGAGCAAGCAGGAGAGATACATTATATTCCAGAAAACACATTCTTTACAATTACTAGTGGTCAGGTGTTTGACTTAACCGATGTTAGACAACGTTGTGAATGGGATGCTATTAAAAACTGTCCTCTTATTGCTCCTAGTAGATTTGAAAAAGATAAGAATGGAGTTCCTGTTATTGATGGTCCTAATTTTAAAGGCCAATTTACTGGCACAAATGGTGGCCGTAGTGGAGTAGCAGAATTATACATTGACCATCCTGGAATGGAAACAAACAAGAGAGTAAATCGTAAGAAACTTATTCATGATGCTGAATCATACGTTCTTAATGATGAGAATGGATTGCAAGGTCAAATTAATATGGCTAGACTTCTTGGCAAGAATATGTCAAATCAACCTGCCGCAGACGTTCTTGATTTCTTGTTAAATGTTGCAAGTTCACAACCCGAAAAGATTATTAATCTATATACTGGTGGTGAAACGTCACTTAGATTGCTTTTGATAGAAGCTAAAGAAAAGCACGTTATTTATATAAAGAATAAACTTTATCTTTACGGAGATAACATTGCATTGGGTGCAACAGATGATGCTGTGATAGCATGGATGAAGAACCCTAATAATAAGAAAGTACTTGAACTTATCAAAAAAGATACATTCCCAGATCTTATAACTGAATAATATTTATGACAACAGCTAGGCAAGTTTGGGAGTCCATGTTAACAGAACTTAGCAAGGTTAATGCTCCTAGCTTACTGTTACATGAATTCAATTATTATTTCAATAAAGCAATCTATTAGTATATAAATAAACGTTATAATATTTATGATGTTAACTAGTAGACAACAGATGATCTAAGAGTTTTAAAAACTACAACTACATTAAAAGCATAGAAAGTAGAACCTGAAATATTTTCTGATTTAGTTAGTGATTAGAATTTCTTAAATATTGATTTAGATAGTCTTGCGGGTGCTACATATCAAGTGGTATTGCCTGATGATTATTTACACATGTTAAATTGTACATGTGTTTATAAATTAAACGAAGATGCTGAAAACTGCTACGATAAAGGTGATGTTGTAACTGTTGCAGCCACAAGATTAACTTCTGATTCTTGGTCTCAAATATTAAATGACTATTACAATAGACCATCTCCATGGAAACCTTATTTTTATATTAATAATGTAAATCAAGATAATAAGGATTTACCTACGAATATATATAATGAAAATATTCCAGGAAGTACTGATTAGGCTGGCAATTCAGACCCATATGTTGTAATAAGTACGGATAAATATGGCGATTTGATTGTTAAAATAGATTATGATTCAATATCAGCCGGTTTCCAATACGAAACAGATAATGAAAACATAACTGTACGGTTTAATAATGAACATTCTGTAGGAGATGTATGTTCAATTTATATTAATAAAACAACACAATCAGAAGGAACTATAAAGTCTATTGTAAAATCAGAATCAGAAATTTCTAAAACAATTTCATTTAATAAAAAGGATACTAAATTAACTACTAATCCTGCTTATACTAGACATGCTAACTCAACAAAAGTTAGATGTGAAATTAGATATGGTCATGATGATTCTATCTATAAATTAGTTGGTGTACTTATAGATTATATCAAAGCTCCTTAGAGAATTAGACTTACAAAAAGACAGGTAGATCTTACTGAAGATACTTCTTAGGTAATGGAATTTCCAGATTATGTATGTCAAGAAATAATAAATGAATTAACAACTTTAATCATGGCAAGAGTTGGCGATCAAAGATTGAGTAATACAATCGCAGTAAATAAATCAATTGCAGATCCTGCTGCTCAAACCACATAGACAACTACTAAACAATAATAAATTATGTTCCAATTTACAACTACAAATGTAATTAATTCACAATACGAAGGTGGATATAGCGATGAAGCACATTTGCTTTGGACATTAGGCAAAGATGCAAAAGGTGAGGAAGATGTACTTATCGTTAAGCGCGTAGGTTCTTTTAAGAAATCTTAGATAGTTGAGATTGACACAGCAGAGCCTGTAACACCTTTGAATATGAAAGCAATTGTAAATCTTGTACCTGATGGTGCAAAAGTTGGCGATACTTGTCGTCTTGTTCTTTACATTGGTCTTTCATAGGGTTCTAATGCATACCAATATGCAAATGATTACTATCATAAAGGCAAGCCTTTTACTGTAGAATATACAGTATCAACTAAGACTGCTGAGGATTTAGTAAAAGTTATTACTAAGTTTGGCCTTGCTACTCAAGGCGAAGAGCTTCTTCGTTTTGAAGGTACTGGTAATGTTCTCACAATCAAAGGCGTTAATGAATATCAACGTTTCCGTGCACTTAGTGTTGATTTGCTTGATGCAGAAGCTAATCATGGCATGGGTGCTTGGACAACGCTTACTTCAATGCCTGAAATGACAAAGAAGGAAACAGCTGATGAAGTTACAGCTGCTGGTGAGTATTTCTTAGGTCGTGAAGGATTTGCAACTGCTGATTATATTCTTCATAACCTTCGTATTCCGACATGTGCTAATTCAACAGCATTCTCTGTTCATGAAGATGAAACTCCGATTCCTGGATCAAATTATGTTCAGTTTACCATTCATATGTGTGCTGAGCGTGGTCCTCTTGGAATGAATGCAGTTGGTCAGCACGTTCAATCAACAACTACTCATGTGCTTTATGTACTTGAAAGCATTGCTGATGATTTTAAGAAGTTGCTTTCATAGCTTCAAACAGTTGCTGAAGTTAAAGAAGTTTCTGAAGATTAAATAATTAAATAACCTTAATAAAAATAGGCGAGGGCGCGAATTCGCCTTCGCCTTTTTCTTTTTATGTATAGTAAAATTGAAAAAATGGCTTCTGCTGTACATAATAATGTTCTTGGGGGATTATCAGGATACCATACTAATGTAAGCCTTAATTAGCAATTAATTGAGGATACAATAGTTAGTGAACGAATTGCTTTACTCTATGAATATTAGATAAAAGGAGTTATTCCATTATAGGATTTATATTTATCAATTAATTGTATTCCAATTGATTGCGATACTAGTTTGGAAAGATGTCCTTGTAATCATGAAGCAGAAGATTTAACTTATGTTCCTCATTTTGAAATACCATAGCTTTTAAATATAGGAGATTATACTATTAAATATATAGGCTCTGTTGATAAACAACTTCCGTTTACTTATTATGAAACTTTATAGCAAGTTAAATATAAAAAGTATAGAAAGCGTAGTAAGCAGAAACCGTATGTATGGATTGATTGTACACCTAATAAAAACGGAATGTATGATGGATTTATATTTAATGCTCCTTTATTAAAAGAAATCTCTATAACAGCAGCATTTAAAGATCCAAGACAATTAAAAAAATATAAATGTTGTACTGATGATGATTAGATGAATGCTTTAGATTCAGAAATAATAGATAGAGTTACTAAAAAGCTTCTTACTTATTATAGATAGTACACTATGCCTAATAGGCCTAATACTCAAGAATATACTCCTGGATAATTATGGAATTAAATAACTTTTATTATGCGTATAATTTATTAAATATATTATACGGATTAGAAACCAAAGAAGAAGATTTTGAGGAAATTGGATTGCTTGCATGGAATAAAATCGGCAATAAACATTTCCGTCTTTATAGACAAACTATTTGTTTAGAACCATGTCAAAATGAATTTGGACTTCCTTGTAATTGTGATGTTCTTGAAGCTGTAACAGCTCCTTTTGAAGATTTTCAATAGGTTTCTAATAAATTTGATGGAGTATAGCCTGGCTCATTTGGAATTGAATCCTACATAGAAGGAGGAAAGAGATTTAAACATCCATTATATATTTCTGGTAAATATATACCATATAATCAAGTAGGTGATATGATTTATTTACAAGAACATTTTGATAAAGTAAATATTTTGTATAAAGGCGTTGTGTTAGATGATGAAGGATTACCAGAAATTACTGATAAAGAAGCTCAAGCCATTGCAGCTTATATTGCATATATAATTAAATTTAAAGAAGGATTACGTACAAGTAATAAAGCTTCTATTGAATTTGCAGGTACATTTAAAGCCGAATGGGGAAAATTATGTGATTAGGCTAGGGTTCCCGATTATATAAATCAGAATGAAATGGATGAAATATTAGATGCTAAAAATAATTGGAATCGTAAAATATTTAATAAATCTTATAAACCATTACCATAATGAAAAGAATGTTTAAAATCATAGGTATGGCGTTTTCATTAAGAGATTTATTTTCATGCTTTCCTTATCATAAATTAAAAACAACACCTAAATTATGTACTAAAATGATTGGATACGATAAACGATTCAGATTAGTGCATAGAGTATTTAGATCTCATATGGAAATGGTAATTAAAGACGTTATTGAAAATAATGTAACATTTAAATTGCCTGTAAATAGAGATTGTTAGATACATGTTGAATCATCTACAGGTGAAGATTTTAAAAGGTTAAGGAGAGCTGGTAAATGGAGTGATGTTGATTTTTTAGAATCTAGATTTGTAGGTAATCAAATATGTTTATATATAAATTCTCCTAAAAGTCCTAGTAAAGTCAAAGATATTTATGTTAATTCTAAATTAAAAGACAGACTTACAGAATTAACTAATAAACGTAAACCTTATTGCTAATGTAGATAAAAAGATGTAGCGATTACTACGAAGAGATGTAGAAACTTTATCCAGATCTTCCTATAGAAGATTTAAGAAGGATTATTAGATATGGATGGAATGTTTATTTTGCAGTAGTTAATCGAGGTGCTGATGTTTGTGTTTCAGGTCGTAATGGCTTTTGGTGTTATACTGGAAATTTTCCTAAAGGTTCTATAGCAATGTTTCATTATTATAGACATAAATTAGCTAGAAAAATCAGAATAACTAACGAAAGAAAGAAAACTAAATGGGATGGATATTATTATTTTGGTATTCCTAAAAGTTAGTATGAAAGATTAAAAGCTTCTTAGAAACATAGGGGTAGAAAAAAGAAATTCTTTACATTCGAGAATATTAAATTATATAGATATTTAGATGAATGTAAATTAGAATAGAATTTATGTACTCATATATATAGAATTCCTTATGACATTTATTTAGGAGTCACAGTTTTAAAAAGACAATTAAGAACTGATAGAGCTGAATTAATAATTGAAAGAAATCCACCTAAATTTAAAGATATTTTAACTAGTGAAAATGAATATGATGTACTATGAATGAAGCAAGAAATACATTTACTAAAGGTTTAAATTTAGATGTTCATCCATTAATGACTAGCTATGATACTCTTACTGATTGCTTAAATGGAACATTAATGACATTTAATGGGAATGAAATGATGTTATAGAATGACATGGGCAACGGAAGAGTTGATACTGCAATGCTTCCTGAAGGATATATACCATTAGGAACATGCTCTCATGGTGGATTTATATATATAGTATCATATAATCCGTTTAAGAATTTAGCTTAGATAGGTTCATTCCCTTCTCCAGAACGTAATATTGATACAACTGAATTAGATAGCTCTGGAACACAATCATTAAGCAATGATTCATTATATAATGATGAATCTATTAAAGTAAATAATTTAACATATAAATCATTAAAACCAATTATTAGAAAAATATTTGATAAAGTAGAATTGTCTCCTGGTGATAAATTCATTGTTTTTTCTAATAATTTATCTGGAGAATATTTATCCGATTATGCTTCATCTAATACATCAGTAGATTCAGTTATACGTTTATGGAAGATTAGATTAGCTAGCGTATAGGATAATAAAACTACAGAATTAGAAAATATAAAATGGTATGATTTAGATGATTCATCTGAATCACATACATACTATTATATAAAACCAACTAGTGACGATTTATCTTTAACAAATACATCAATAGATGTAGATAGTTATCGTAGTTTAGTAAACGGTGCATATTCTGTATTTTCATCTAAAAAAGCAGGAAATTTATCATTATTAATATCTCCAGAAGCTCCAGATGCTTTTAGTGCTTCTTGGAGTGCATATTTTAATAATTGTTTTTAGTATTCTGATTTAGAAAATTATTTAGGAGGAGATACGGCTAAAGAATTATTAGCTAAATCTAGTATTAAATATGTAAATAATAAAACAACTTACAATCAAACATATTCTGATTATGTTACACAAATTGAAGAATCTGCTTCAGAAAGTTTAAAAGCGGATCCAGAAAAACTCAAAGAACATATAAAGTCTACTATTAATACTACATTAGAAGAAGAAACTACTCAAGTTTGTATTCCTACTGATATAATACCATCTACAACCATTAAATCATTATCTCCTACTTATGATATATTTATAAATTCTTCGTGGGTAAATGACGATAAAGACATAAACCCAGAGGGAATAATAGTAAGATTTGTCATTCCTCAAAATTCAGATAAAAGTCTTACATTTACTTCTAGTGTTGATATATATAAAGAAAATGATAATATATATACTTGTATAATACCATTTAATAATACTAGAAAACAAAGTATTAGTAAATCAAAAGAAAGTGAATATAAAACATTTTCGGAAAGAATAAAAGAAATAGATTGGTATAAAAGGTTGGAACAAGATTTAACTAATGAAACTCCATCGATAAATAATTGCCATATTCATAGAGTATATTTAAATGGATACCCATCTACAGATAAAGGGGATTCTAAATATATAATTTCAACAAATAATAATTGTGATTATTCTGAAAATGAAATATCATCTAAAGATATTACTGTAAATTCTGATTGCTTAAATAATTTCTTTAAAGTAGATGTCCCGTATTCATTAGGCAAATTCAAAGTTCCGAGCGGAATATCTGAAGGTGATAAGAATTATATTGTAGATGTAGAGGTGATACCTTATACAGAAGCTGGATATTTTCCATGGATATCTAAAACATTAACTATTGATTTTTCCAGAATAGGAAAAGATAGTTTAAATATAAATAAATGGAAGTATTATGTGTCAGATGATACAGTTACTGTAAATTGGGGATTGGATGCATATACATTGCCTAATAAATCAATATCTAAAGTATGGTTAGAGTTTTATGATAATAATGGGTTAGTTGCTACTTAGATATTAAATAATCTTTCATCTTATAATGGCGAATTCCAAACTGTTATTAACTTAAATAGATCTTCTCTTTATCATGGAATAACTGCTGTAAAAGAAGATGGAAGTATAATAAATCATCCTGGAGTAGCATTATATTCTGGAAGTAAACCAACATCAACATAGTTAAAAGAATGGTTTCCTGATTTTGATATTAAAATAGATGCAAATGAAGATGCAAATGAAGATGCATATGATAAATATAAAAAAGCAGGATTAATATGTGATATTGAACAAAATGGCACAACATATTATTGTTCAAATGATGCAGGAATATTATATAATAACTTTTTATATGGAGTTAAAATAAAATATAAAACTACAAATCTTGCGACATTCAGTGAATAGGAATCAAATGAAATATTATTAGCAAATCGTTATATTTGGACTTGTTAGATATTTAATGAAAAATATGATTCTGTAAATGATTTTGATGAATTAAATCCTGAATTGCAATTAGATTTAGAGGTTACATACGGAAGTACTGATACTTATAAAGCTTATAAAGCAAATTACTCTAATGCTAAAAATTGCAGTATTGAAGCAATAGAAGATGCTAGCAAAGATAATTTATCAGCTAATTTATAGTATGTATCTGGAAATAATAATATTGAAAGTAGAGCATATATTACTTTAAATAATAATTATTCAGCATTTAGATTAAATTCAGATAAATTAAATGAAATATCTATAGAATGTGCTTATGATAATACAGAATTATCTATAAAAGATTCAGTTGATGAGATCGAAATAGTACAAGAAGAAGTTTCTGGAAATTCAGATAACATTAAATCTTCAAATGAAACAGCAATTGTATCATTAACTCCTATTCAAGGAAAATTATTTGGAACAACTGGTAGCGGAAGTGAATTATGGGAATCACCAGAAAATGTAAATAATAAATATTATTTTAGTCAAAGCGAAAAATCTGGTAATAATACTTATAATTATTATTCATCAGATGGAGAAGAACATACAATAACAATTCCTTATAAAAAATAGTCATTAAATAATTCAGGATATGTAAGTAATACATTTACATTTAATGCTTTATATTATAGTAAATATTACACTTCTTGTAATTCTCCTGTGACTAGAACTTTGCATGTATGCAAAAGTCCTATATCATCAGTTAAAGATTTATCTAAATATAATATAACACAATATACATTTAATAATAGAATTATGTTATATTATAACAAAATGGTTTCTGTATTTTTTGATGATAAAGGAAAAGGAAGTAGTACACATTGGGGAGCTACATTATGGTCTAATTCAATTACTAATAGTGATGATACATTAAAGCTTACAGCATATGAATAGAACAATTGGACTTCTGATGATAAGGGAGATAGATCAACAATAGACTTTAGACAAATAACAAGAGATGCCAATGATGTTATTTCCGAAATACATGATGCATGTCCATTTTTAATTCCTATTGTTACATTCCCTTATAGAAATAGTCCAGAAAGTAAGTTAATATGTTTATCTTCTGATGAGTCTAATAAGCTACAATTAAATACAAGTTCAGCTAGTTCATCTGATGGGAAAATAAGTACTAATTTAGGAGAGGTAAGTGGTTATCTTGGATTAGCTACAGATTAGTCTTTATATGTCGATTTTGGACATCCGATTTCACATTCAGCAGGTGCACAAAATTGTGATATATATGCTAATTATATGCCATATAAAGGTGATTGTTTGACATTCTTACCATCTATATCTACAGGAATATTAACTTAGATATATTATAAAACAGATGATACTAAAGATTATCAAGTATATTCATTTGATAATTATACCTATTGCAAACCGTATTATACAACAATAACGCCTAATATTATATATAAAGCATATGTAAATAATGAAAATTAGATAAATGATTTAATAATCGTTGGTAATACTGGCAATGGAGGATTCTTATATTCTGATTATTTAGAAGGATTAAAAACATCAATGGATGTAAATGATATTGCAAATGGTAATTTTAAATTAAATGAAATTACTAAAAATTGTCCATTGCAATTCCAATTTGAATATCAAACTCCAGATCTAATAAAAAATGATTTTTCTAATAAAGGAATATTAGAAACAATGCCAATAGTATATCATATTGATAATTCATTAGATTATAATTATACTGATTTTAGTAATTGGTATGTATTTATAACCGTCGATGGAGAACATTTTAATAATACTAATTTTAATAACAAACAATGTAATTTTATTAATCTTGATTCAACAAATTACTCAAAATTAAAAATATAGTTAAGATGTCTTAGTATTACAGGATATTAGGTTCAAGTTTTAACGGATAAAAATGTTTGTAAATCAACTGGTATTACTTATGAAGATGGATATTGGGTAATAGATACTTCAACTATACCTGATGGAAACGAGTATACATTAAATATTAGTATCACATCTTATAACAATTCAGCATATGTATATATTACAGCATATCTTACAAATAATCAACCTGCTAAAAGTAAAGGGAATACTGGAAATATTATAATTCCAGATACTTCTATAAAAATAGATCCAGGAGATTGGAATGATGATTTGAATTACGATGATGGAGGTGGAACATCTGAAGTTGGAAAATAGACATATACTGGAGGTTGGGATATGCAATATACTTATTCTGATTTAAAAGTAGATTTAAATGGAAGATTAGTTGATTTTGATTCTGACATTTTTTATGCATATGATTTTAAAAATAATGAATTCTCTACGATAAATCAATCTAGTTTATTCTATCCTGTATATAATATTGTAAATAATACAGTAAATACAATAGAACCATCTCATTATACAACAAATAATAAGGTAAATACTTATTATGAAGAAATTGATATTTGGGATGGAAATGTTACTAATAAACTTTCTAGAAATTAGGGATTATCTGCAATATTATCTGCAATATTAGCTGGAGATAAACCTGGTATTGCGTATAGAAGATTACCATCATTCACAATTCCTAAATTAATTGATTCATTCAAAGTAGTTGAAGGAGTTGTTCAATTTGATAGTTATGTATCTTCTGAATTTTCAAATGATAGCAATTATCAACTTGAAGTTTGTAATTCTGAAAATGGAAGAACTATATTAAATCCTACTATTTCATAGTTATTTAGATTTAATATAAATGAAGATTATTACAATGCAGATTTTAGTTTTGGCGATAAATTTATAAAGAAATGATAGAAAATTTAATAACTGATAAATAGGATGCTAAATTTAATATTTAGTTAAAAGCTTTACCTAGTACGGGTAATATTGCTTGGGAATATAATCCATTTAGAAATTATCGTCTAGATGAAGATTTGTATGAATATGATGGATAGTATTATAATTTATTGCAACTTTGTGATAAAGGAATATATTTAAGTTGTGATATACATGAAAATGGTTCAGAATATGAAGTATCAAATAATAAAAATCCTAATTTAAAAGAAAATTAGATAATAATTTCTAAAGCATTTAGTAATGATGCATCTCGTAAGAAGTTGATAAAATCTATCCATGACGCTAAAATAATGTCATGGATAGGTGTTCCAACTTCCAATACAGATCCAATACTAAGAGAAGCTGGAGAATTAGTTGATTTTATTACCGATGAATTAGAATTTGATTTAACTCATCCTGTTGACATTCTTCCATAGGATTCTTATGATGATTCCGTAAATCTTATTTTAAATGATGGAAACACTTACCCTAAATTAATTAATAGTAGATTTAGTCCTAGAGGTAGAAATACTTACGAAATTGTTGATAGAAAAGGAAACTCGGATACTAATATATATGATAGGGGTGAATAGTTTAAAACAGATACTTCATTATATAAAACAATGAATACATTTCCTCATGTTAAATTAGTAAGAGTTTCTAATGGTGGACAATTGAGTGTTGGAAATTATTTCTTTTATTTTAAACTATCTGATTCAGATGGAAATGAAACTGATTTTTTCGAGCAATCTGGACTAGTAAGTATATTTAAAGGTGGATCTAATTATGCATCTATATCTACAGGTGAAGCTGCATAGAATAGTTTTAAATAGGTTACATTTCAATTAACTAATCTTGATACATCATATACTTATGTAAATGTATATTATTCTAGAGCATCTTCAGAAGCTGGATTTTCTAGAGCTATAGATGTCAGATTTATTGATTAGAAATATTTAATCAATAGTTCTGGTATTGCTAATATAACAATTACAGGATTTGAACCAACTAATCAGTTAAATGAAAATGATTTAAATATTACTTATTCTCTAGTTGATTGTGCTAAAACACAAGTTGCTTGTTAGAATAGATTATTCTTAGGTAATATTTAGTAGCCTTATATTGATTATGAAACTCTTACTGAATTATCATTAAGATTCACTCCAGAAGCAGCTGTTGAAGATTATCCAGTTAATCTTACTAATAAATATACTTTACAAACAGGAGATAAAGGATACGCGGATCCAATGTATATCTATAGCAAAACAGGATATTGGAATAAGGAATTATATAGATTTGGAATTGTTTATATAATGAAGAATGGGTCATTATCTCCAGTATTTGATATTAGAGGAGCATATAATCTTTCTGAAGATGTTAAATGTACTGAAATTGCATATAAAAATAATGATAAAGTAAACAAAATTGAATATGATGAAGAAACATATAAATTAATAAATGTTTCTAATCAAAATCCTAATATAATGTATGAAAATGTAAAAGGAGTTGTTCGTATGAATCAATCTACTGATACTAAAAAAGTACATTATTTTAAGATAACTACAACCAATGAAGTAATTACTGAACTATCTAAATATGTTAAAGGATTTTTCTTTGTAAGACAAAATAGAATTCCTTCAATACTTGCTTAGGGAATAACTATTGGTATTGATAAACAAGGTAGAGTTCCTACTATTCCTGTAGAGCCGACATAGAATAATTATTTATCAAATCTATTGTCTGATATGACAGATTATACACATATGTCTTCTGATGATTTTAATGGATTAAATTATTTATCAGAGGGATTTATGAATCGTTATCGTTGGCAATGGAAACAGAATAAGAATACCATTTGGAAAAAGGTTGGAATAATAGCTGGAATGGCAATTGCAGTTGCAGCAGCAGTTGTAGTATCAATATTTACATTTGGTGCAGCAACAGCTCCAGTGGGAGCTACTTTATCAACGGTAATATCAGCAGGATCAGCTGCATTAGCAGTAACTAGTGCAACTGGAGCATTAGCTGTTACAGGCTATGTAGCAGCAGGTATAATAGTTGCTTCTGTGCTAGTAGCAACTGGTTCTACAATTGTAAATGCTTCTAAGGCAGCTATTTCTAGATAGGGTAATAAATTAAAGTATAATGGTTGGGAAATTGAAACTCCTGATGGATATTATGCATCAGAATTAACTGATTCTAGACGATTAGAAAATGATTTTGATAAACGAATTATTCTTAAAGATAGAAAAAGCAATGAAGTTTCTGGTATAATATGCCCCGAGTTTAGTGTAAAACAGTCATTCTATAATTCAATATTTTGTGGTACTGAATGCTATATTGAGAGTGCAATTAGCCAAGGCCCTTTATATGAAAGAATATTAGATGATGAAGAAAACTATCAATATCGAGCATTTAATAGTAATGGTAGACAATTTTATTTAAATAGTTATGAAGATTGGGATCAAATTAATCACATAACTTCTAAAATAGTTGCATTAACTGATAATCAAAAGTCAGCAGCAATTGATGATAATTTATTCCATGCAAGAGCAGGAGAGGCAGAATATCCGTGGAAAGTAGTGACTATAGGTACAGATCATCTTAAAAATAAAACTAACGAATATGCGTCTGAAAATGCTGAAAATAGGAAAATAAATTCCGATTATGTTAGAGGTAGCTATGGACCATATTTGGCAATGGAAGCAACTACAACTTTAACTCCTGCTGAAAAAGTAAATATTTATGTCCCAGGATACGATCCAGCTAATTATGAATAGTATGTAATGATTAGAGCATAGGATTATTCACCTTATAAAGCAATTACAGAAAGAATTGATATTACTGATTTAAGTGATTACAATCCTTCAAATACAGCTTTAGTTAATGATTCTTCTAATTCTAATACATATGAATTTCCTATATATAGAGGTGATTGCTATTTATGTAAATATACTCATAGACTTATTAGAAATTTTAATGACCCAGAAACACCATATAATGATGAAATTGTAGATCCAAAGTGTTGGAGAGATGGATATGACCCTACAAATGCATCCAGTTATGATGAAATAAATAGTGGTGATGTTAATGCCGTTTAGCTTGGCTTATGGATAACATTTGATGTTCGTTCTACTATAAATTTGAATGTCTTAACATTAGATGAATCAAATGTTAGCGAAAAAGCAATGACTGGACATGCTAGAGGACATTATCCTCAATTACCAATGTCTACAGAAGGAACTTATAAAATACCTGAAGCTTCTGTATATAATTCCGGAATGGAAACGAGTGTTGGAGAAAAATATTATTTTCCACAACCTGATGTGCCATATTTAAAACAATGGTATGGAACAAGAATAATGTATTCTGATATAGCAAGTACAGATGCATTTAAAAATGGGTATAGAACATTCTGGAGCACTAATTATAAAGATTATCCTTTAGACTATGGTTCAATTACTAAAATATTAAATATAAGTGGATATATTGTTTGTGTATTTGAGCATGGAGTTGGATTAATTCCTGTTAATGAAAGAGCAGCAGCGGCATAGAGTAATGGCGGATATATTTATATAAATACAGAAAATGTATTACCAACAAATCCTAAAATACTTTCAGATAAAATTGGAAGTCAATGGAAGGATTCTATAATTCAAACTCCTTATTATATTTATGGTGTTGATACTGTAGCTAAAAAAATATGGAGAACAAATGGGTCTACATTTGAAATAATATCTGATGGAACAATTCAATCATTCTTAAATAATCACATAACACTTACAGAAAGAGAACTAACTCCTATAATTGGAATAAGGAATGTTAAATCTCATTACAATGCCTTTAAATAGGATGTAATGTTTACTTTCTATGATGATATGTATGATTTTGAAGAAGAATCTTGGAATATATGTTTTAATGAAACATTAGGTAAATGGATAACATTTTATTCATGGATCCCTTCATTCTCTGAAAATATATATAATGTATACTTCAGCTTTGATAGAGATACTTCTAAAAATATTGCTAAATTAGGAATATGTAACTCTGATTCTGACTTCGCAGATGGAATTACATTGAGTAATAATTTGTTATCTGATGAATTAGATAAAACAAAATCAGATGATTATTGGATTGTTGGAGAATTAGGATTAAAGAATAGAAATATTCCAACTGGAGATGGAATTACAACTACTCTTGAATTTGAAATAATAAGAGATGTTTGGAGCAATTATGATGATTTCAAGATCGAAACCATAGATGGGAAATAGTGTCTATTATGTAAAAAAGATCCATCTAATTACAAAACGTATTTGTATTAGAGATATTATGTTGATGATGATGGAAATAAAGTAATATTAGATACAAAAAAAGGAATATCTGAATATACAGGTTCGACATCTATTTATAAAAATGAAAGAGGAGTAAGAGTTGAACTTAATGAGACATCTAATACAGATAAGATGTTAATATTCTTAAATCTTAGGGTTAATGTTACAATAACTGTTGAAGACTATAGTAAATAGTATGCTGAAGCATATGCTTCTGGATACAATAATCTTGTATCTATGGATTCAGGATATTTTCAATCTACTATAGCATTAACTCACAAAGACAACTTAGAATTATTAACAACTGATTTCTGGAAGCACGGACAATCTGGAATTATTGATATTCAAGATTCTATTGTTCCGACTTATTGGTATGGCAAACAACATCCATTTGAATTTGAATTTGTGGTTAGAGAAAATCCTCAATTACATAAGATTTTTGATTAGTTACAGATTATAAGTAACAATTCAGAACCAGAATCATTCCATTATGAAGTAATTGGTGATTGTTATAATTTTGCAAATGACAAAAAAAATATGTATATTCGCCAAGAGGCTACTAAAGAATTATATCAATATAATGGTTCCAATATAACCTATGACCATGATTTTGTTAATTTAACTGAAGATGCTAAAGATGAATATGAGGACATCTACGAAAAGTCAACAATATTGCCTTTATACTACGCTAGACAAGATAAAATTGATGAGATAAAAGATACTTATCATAGTTATAATTCAGTATTGGAAAGTTATAAAAAATTTGATAATACTTGTGATTATGATTATCTAGCTGGAGGTGAAATAAAGCATAACAGTGTTACAGATGAATATAGTATTTGTAATCATGTTAAAGCTGTTGATGTTAAATCTACAAAAGAGAATGATTGGACTAGAGGAAATATGACATACAAAGAAGATAAGTGGGATATTCAAATAAATCCTATCAACTTTGTTCAATAGAATGAGTCTATAGAATCATGGAAAACAGATGAAAATGGAATCAAAGTTCCAGTTGTATTTGAATTATTTGAACCACCAAAAGATATAAATTCTGATGAAGCTAGTCTTCCATCTGATTGGAATGGTCGAAAACAATCTGATGAATGGGATAATTCAGATTATCAAGAAGCTAAAATTAAAGATAAATATATCAAAATTCGTATAAGATATAAAGGTGATAAGCTGACTACAATTTTGAATATAAATACATTATATACAATAAGTTTTTCGTAATGGCAAACGATAATTCAAATGATGATTTTAAATTAGATTTAGGATTTTCAGAATAGCAAACCAAAGAATTAAATAATTCTACCGCTCAAAATGCAGAAACTACATAGAATTAGTTATCAGCATTTGATTTATATCAAAATTGGAAACATGGTTTAAATTAGAATAAATTTAAAAGAACTCTTGATAAAGCAAAATCTATAGTTGATACGCAAAAATATACTCGCAAAAGGTATAATTTATTAACTAAGCAATACGAGCCAATTGAAGATGAAACATATGCTGATAAATTTGAAAAATTTGTAGATAATCAAAATGATGATACAAAAAATTATTTATTAAATAATACTTTAAATTCTGAATTAACTAATAATGAAAAAGATATTATAAAATCACAATTAGATACTGAATATCCTGATTATAAACCACCGAAAGATTACACACAAATTAATAATGGCATAAATATGGCTGGTAATGTTGTAAATACTGTTGGTGATTTAATGGATAATACTATGGGTGGCAGTGGAACATAGAATTCCACTGTTACACGTGGTATTAATTCGATAGGTACTTAGCTTGAAAGTGCTCCTGGTTTATTTGGAGGAATAGCTAAAATTGTAAATGGAACTGGAAAGATAGCAAATAATACTTATAATAAGGTTGATGAATATCAAGGATAGAGTGCTGCTACTCAAGTCTTTGGAAGTTCTCCATTAGGAGTATTAGGAGTAAATGCATATGATCATAGAAAAATACAAGATTTTAATATTGATAAAAATATGCAAGCAGCTATCGGAGGTTCTTATAATGCTTCATTTAAAGATTTAGCCTATAATGAAGAAATGGCTGGAAAAACTGTTAGTGGATTTGACAGAAGAAAGATATAGAAACGACTCAATAATAATATTAATAAATATAATATATTGAGTGGAATATATCAAGATGCAACAAATAGATTTGAATTAGGTACAGAAACGGCTCCTCTTAATAATTTAATCCGCGAATGGGATTTATTAGGAACAGGAGTAGCTGATATTAGAGTAGCTTAGAAAGGTGCTAAATTAGAACCAAATAATTTAGAATTAAATATTCCGACTTGGGAATATCAAGAAATTCCATTTTATGATGAATTTAATAACTTTGAATATAAAGAAGCTCCTGCATATTAGCCTAAAGAATATCAAGATATTATAAATAAAGTAAATAATTCTTCTGCACATTTTGTAACACGTCTTAAAGATCCAAATCGTAAGTTAATAAGAGATTGGGAACATGAAAATGATGTTGCTAATTTTAAAATGAGTTATAGTTCTGGTTTAGCAGATGGAAAACCAATTTATTATGTATATCCCGAAATATAGGAATTAGATGGTAAATTGTATGATTTTACAAATCCAGAATATAAACATGTTTGGCATGATGCATATAATCAAGCAATTAAAGATGGAAATTATATTACATTTGATAATGAGAATGATGCAAAATGGTTTACAGAAAATTATAAATAGTTCTATCCTGGATTTGATAATACCGCGATTAAATTTGCTAATGGAGGTACGTTTAATTTAATTCCTGAAGGTGCTTTGCATGCTAGAAAACATAACATAGATATTGATGGAATTACTAAGAAAGGTATACCTGTAATTAGTGAAATGTCAGATGGCAATATTCAACAATAGGCAGAAATAGAACATTCTGAAATTATTTACAGAAGAGAAGTTACTAAAATGATTGAAGAATTATTAAAAGAATACGATAATTCGGAATCAGAAGAAGATAAAGATAGAATTGCAATAGAAGCAGGTAAATTATTAGTTAATGAAACTTTATATAATACTGCTGATAACACTAATTTAATTAAAAATGTCTAATTATAATTCAAAATATTACACTGTAAATGATTTAGGAAATAATCAATTAAAATTTACAGTAAATTAGGGGGGGGATTATTCAAATTTTGATTTCGGAAGTTTAGTAAGTCCTGTTCCAAAAGTAGATAGAGATATTGCTCAGGAATATAATGATTTAACTACTTCTTATCAAAATAGTCCAAATTATCAATATGGCCCAAATGATTATGTTGCTTTTGATACTACAACAAATTACCCAGATTTATTAACAGATAATTTATCATAGTTGGGAATTAATTCTACTCAGCAACCAGAAGTAGCAAATAATTCAGTATAGCCTGCTACTCAAACTAAACGTAAACGAATAGTTAAACGAAATGCTAAACAAAAACCTACTCAAGTTAGGACTGAAACAACTCAATCTACAAATAATAAGCCAGTGGTAAAAACTCAAGTTAGGACTGTTGTGGCAGGACCTCCTAGAAAATTGTATAAAAGCAGAAAAGAATATGCACAAGCAATTATGAGAGAAGTAGCAAAATAGGGCCATTGGAAAAATACCCCCAGATATTAATTATAATTAAGCACCGTTTATAACTAAAATATGACAACGATAATAATTGCAGGGAAAAGATATAAAGTAAAAGAAGCATTAACTGAAGATTCTAGAAGAAAAGGATTGTAGAATATTGATTCTCTTCCGCAAGATGAAGGGATGTTATTCTATTTCGATCCTCCTGAATAGAAATGTAGTTTTTGGATGAAAGATACAAAACTTCATTTAGATATTATATTTTTAAATGAAGAATAGGAGGTAATATCTGTTCAAGAAGGAATTCCTTATTCAGAATAGCAATTAATTGCAAATGATGTTTCTTATGTACTAGAAGTTAATTATAACTCTGGAATAAAAGTAGGAGATAAAATGGAATTTGCAGATTAGCCTGTAATGAAAGTTCTTGCTTCTGATGGAACTTCTCAATATGAATTATGGGGAGGTGAAAGAATTATTTCTAGAAAAGAAACTAAAGTTATTATAAGAAAGGCTAAAAAAGCAGATTAGTCTAAAGATAATAAAGATTATAAAGCTTTAGGTAAATATATATTTAAAGTTATTAAAGGTTAGGATAACAGGGAACCTGAATATGTAAAACAATAAAAAAAGAATGTCTACTAAATAGCAAAATCAAACAACATATATAAATCGTAGTAGAAATAACTAGGTTACAGATGTAATGCCTGAAGGTACTGTACGTTTAGGTGATTAGGGTGATGGTACTTGGATAATTGAAGATGGAGATGGTTCATTTGTTCGTGTATCTGAAAATGACCCCGAGTTACAGGACAAAATTATACTACAACTAAACAAGTAAAAACTTCAAAATAGGCAAATTCGAAAGAAAGAAATCAACTTAGAGCCTAGCGCAGAAATAGTTATAATAGAGATGCATCTACTTATGGTTTTAATTCAAGAGAAGATGTAAGAAAATTACAGCGATTTTTACTTACGTTTAGAGATGAATATGGAAATCAAGAATATGCTAGTATTAAAAATAATGGTAATCTTGATGGATATATGGGTCCAATTACAAGTCAAGCTTATTTGGATGCATGGCAAAAACATCCTAATGAAATGAGAAAAGCTGGGTTTAAAGAACCTAGTTCATATGGCCCAGGAACTGTTAGAGTTGGAAATAGAGAAGTTATTGCAACTGATTAGAATATTAATTAGGCTAGAAAAGTTGCTGATGCTGATGAATACGTTGGAACTAATTTTGGAACTGATTAGCAATTAAATATGTACACATTAGGAGCAATACAATTACTTAGTCCTACTGCAATGTATGCTCATATGTTAGGATTAATTAGAACTCTTAATGGTGATAAGGATTGGCAAACTGCATTTTCTGATTTTCTTTTAGGTAGATAGTCTGGTATATTTGAAACTACCGAAAAGATGAAGGAATGGGCAGAGAAGAATCCTAAACTAGCTATGGCAGCTAATGTTGTTCTTGATATAATTGCAGGAGGAGCTAAAGGAACTACGACTCCAAAAGTTAAAGCAATGGCTGAGAGTGTTGCTAAAAATATGAAAACAGCTGCTAAAAATTCATTTGGCTCCATGAATCCAAGAATGTAGATTGGGTATAATGGTAGATTTGACGCACTACCTCCTGGTGATTTAAGGATTAGAGCATATGAATCTGCCAATTTAACAAATCAACCTGGGTTAAATAGAATAGGTGCTGAGCAATATCCTAATGGCCACTTTAAATCAAATGGAGTAACAGGATGGGCAAATCAAGTAGAAATTACTCCATCATATGAAGTTAATACAGCAGAGGGATTTGAAAATCCATATTACATGGCAGCATAGGCTCCAACTGGTAATCAATCTATATTTGTTCCTAATACTGGATAGTTATATTCTACATCTTATGAAGAACCTGGAACTGGAGGATATGAATTTACATTAACTGTTCCTAGGACAAATAACGGATATGAATTAACTAGTAGAGACAATTCATATTAGATTGGAGCACCTCATTATGAATACGTTCCAGTTATGCCCGGTCCTAGAAGAATGGTAGTGCCATAGGTATCATATATAAGACAAGAAGATTGGAATCAAGCTCATCCAGACCCAACAATGTGGAAAAATGGAGGTAAAATTACTATAAGAAAATTTGGTAGATAAGTTTTGATATTTAAGTAAAAATATCTATATTTACATATTGAAAGTTTATTAATTAATAAAATTTATTTATGAAAATTACACGAAGAAAAAACATTTATCGCTTTTAGGAAGGTGGTCCTATGCCTGAAGATTAGGAGATGGATCAGCAAACTCCTGAAGAAGGCGCACCAGAAGAAGGTGGATAGCCTGAACAATAGCAAGATCCCTTGATGCAACTCGCACAAATGGCAGCACAAGCTCTTTAGAGTCAAGATTGCCAAATGGCAATGCAAGTTTGTTAGGCATTTATACAGATGATCCAATAGGCGCAAGGTGGCGGACAAGCTTAGGAACCTCAAGGCGAACCTGTGTTTAGAAAGGGCGGTAAGCTCGCATATAGAATTAGAAAGTGATAATCAAACAGGGAGTCTAACGTATATTAGACTCCCTTTATTTATATAATATGGCTGAGACTACAACAACAAATAGTGTATGGGCAAATTATGAACCTGGACAATAGATAACTGAAGAGATGTTAAAAAGTCCAGAAGCAAGAGATAGGCTAAAAGATATTCTTGCTTCATACGATACTGATTAGACTACAACAGAAACTAATTCTGATTAGGCTACAACAGGAATAAGTACTAATTAGAATCAAACAGAAACTTCAGTAACTACTCCAGTGACTCAACCTACTACTAAAAAGAAAAAGAGTTCTGTTTCTTTGATGGATAGGGGTAATGATAAAATAGATAAAGATAGATTTATAAGAAATCTAGAATATAATTTTGATAGTTGGTTAGATACTTTGCCTTCTCAATACAATGACGATAAAAAACAATAGATAAGAGAGGCTTATTCTAATGTCGTTAATGGTATATATAACGGAAGTGTAGTTCCTGAATTAGGTGGATTTTCATCTATTTTTAATACCAATGGACCTACAATTAGAAATACAACAGGAGGATTTGATCCTTATGGTTTAGTACAACATTATGTAGGATAGGTATTTTCTAAACAACCAATCTGGGAAGACCCTGATAAAGATAAGCCTAAGAGCAAATTCTCTGCTGATGATTTTACTAAATAGTTTAATAAAACTTTATTTGGTGGTAGAGAAGAATTTGATAAATCATTTTGGTAGCAAGATGAAGATTCATGGAATGAAAAAGAAGGCAAAAGAGGAATAACAAATCGTCTTAAATAGTCAGTAGACGCATTGAAATTATTAAGAGAGAGAATAGTAAATGGTGATTTATATGCTGACGATGATGATGAATAGAAATAGAAAACATTAGACCTTATTGACAAAGGTTTATCTATTGTAACAAGTGGGAATATAACTCCTCAAGATAAAATGTTTCTTAATAGTTTAGGCATTGACCCTGATAAATATTATGGAACAGGAAAGGAATGGATTGAACCTGAAGAAGTAGAAGCATAGCAATCAGAAGCTGGTAATACAGATCCATTGGATGCGCAACTTGCAGAAATAAATATAGGTTTACAAAATATAGCTAAGCAAAATCAAATAGACAGAGGTCAAGCATATATTAATTGGAATAGTATTGATAAAAATTCATTAAATACATATGCTTTAGATTATTCTTTCCTTGATAAAGGACATAAATATTTAAAATTATATGATGCTTTAGGCGCAGATAGTCCTGCAAGAGTTGGGTTAGCTCAATGGTTAGGTAACTTACAAAGAAGAATATCAGAAACGGGAAAATTTATTGTTCCTGGTACATTTAATGGAACTGCTAGTATACTTAATAAAAAAACAGGAGAACGCTCATTATTATACAATGGAAATTGGGCAATGAATGCAAAAACTGCGGCTATATGTGAAGCATTTTATCATTTAAGAAATAATCCTAATATAAACCAAACAGGTGTTGCTGATGGTAATATAGTAAATGGTAAAATGGTAATCTCTTCTACAAAAGATGGATATAGTTTTGTATATGACCATGCTAATCGTAAATTAACAAAAGTTCCTACTATTACTCTTGGATAGAATTATATGGTATTTGCTTTTAATTAGTTTTATCCAGATACTACGTTATAGAATAATTAGCAATCTGAATAGGTTCAATCAAATAAAAATGGTGGTATATTAAAAGCACAATTTGGTACATATGTTCCTGAAGTATCTTATGAAGATGCTAAAAGATAGTATCAAATAAAAAAAGCTCAGGAATTAAAAGCTAAGCAAGAAAAAGAATAGAAAAAATTAGAACAAGAAGCTGATAGACAAGGAAAAACAGTAGATTAGTATAAAGCTTCTCAAAGACAATTAAGTGATGGATTAACTGGTGTTGATAAAACTAGAATAGCTGCAATTTTTACTGATTTAGCAGGAGCTGTAGCTAGTTTTACAGGAGCTGGAGCACCAATAGGTGGAGGATTGCAATTACTTGGAACTCTTGAAGAATTCGGTGCCGATATGGCTGATAAAGGGGTTTCTAAATCCGAAATGTGGAAAAATTTAGGTTTAGGATTAGGAATGTCTGCATTAGGTTTTATTCCCGGAATAGGAGGAACAGGTAAATTAGTTAAAGCCGTTAATTCAACTATAAAACTATTACCTAAAATACTTTCTCTTGGTGCTTCTGCTGGAATTGTACTTGATAAAGATGTACAGAATTCAGTAAGCAAATTCTTAAATATAGATGCGATTACAGACTGGGATTCATGGTCGAAGAAAAATAAAATTACAGCTGACGATTTACGTCATTTAGTTTGGGCAGTAGGAGCTTCTACTGGATTAGTTCGTTCTGCAAATTATTCTGGAAAACAAGCTGTTGTTAAGAAAAATGCAACTACTGAAAGCGTCTATCATGTAACTGATAAACATGGAAATAAGGTTGAAATATCTAAATAGAATGCTCTTGAATTAGCAGATGCTGAAACATTAGAGGATGCTCAAAAGATTATGACTAAATATGGTAAAGGCAACGTTGAACTTTAGGAATTAAAGGATAAAAAAGGACTAACATAGAAAGCTAAGAATCTTATTAAGAAACATACTAAAAAAGCAGAAGAGAACAACGGAGAAGCTAAAAAACTATTTGATTTCAATACTATAAGTACAGAAAAAACAAATTATAAACTTGATAGTGAAGACTTAACTAGTTTAGGAGCTTTTTGGTTAGGAGAAAGTGATAAACTTCCAGGAGGTATAAGGACTGATAGACAAATGATATTAGATGATTTAAATCATAATAGCTTTGAGTGGAGTATTCCTAGAGTTTCAAGATGGTTTGTTAAACCTAAAATAAAACCATCAATTCCTGTAAATTCAGAACCACCTATAAAAATTGCTGGATTTTTGCCACCACCTGTAAAGATTGCGGGATTTCTACCACCTCCATCTAAAAACAAAAACGGAGGTACTTTGAGATTGGCATAGCAAATCATTTATAGAAAGAGAGGTGGTACATTAGTCCCTTTTTATCAACCAGGAGGTTCAGCTAAATATTATGTTCCTGGATTAACTGCGTATAATTATAATGCTGATACAGATACTGATTGGGATACTGATAATCTAGTATCTTATAGATATAGTGATGGTAAAATAACATTTGATAAACCATATACATCAACTGATAGACAATCTGGAGATTTAGTATATAATCCTGATGAAAGTCACAGTTTGCAATCAGCACAAGATCTAGAGGGAAATGAAGTATATAAATCATTTACTGATTAGATTCTTGATAGCATTGATGATACTAATAACTCATTTAAACCAGGTTCAATTGGTGAATCATGGGCGAAAAAAGTAGATGAAGGTACTGCTGATGAATCTTCAAGATTTTATGGAGCTGATGGTAAAATAAGAGGTTCTTGGAATATTGACCATGACTGGAAAGATGTTAATGGTAATGATAGAAAAGCTGGAAATATAACTAGTCTTAGAGATTATGTTCTAAATCATGGTAGACATGATAATATAATTGGTGTTAGACATAATGGCTTTTTAAGAAAAGGTATTAGATATTATCAAACAACTGCCGATGGTAAAAAGCGTTATGTTTTTATTAACAATCCTGGAGATTATAGATTAGGAGATCCAGAATAGGTATCTGATGCCAATGATCCATTAACAAGTTGGACTGATATTGAAATAACTGGTAAATATGGGCCTGATGGAAAATTGATTGGAGTAGAACCAGATCAACCTGATAATAGCAAAACTGATTAGGCTGCAATATTAGGCGATTTAGCTCATAAAGGATTTAGTTTAGGTAGATTTGCTAAAACACATGACGTAAATTATAAAATTTGGAAAAATAAATTAGCTTCAGCTGTTCCGCTTATTCCAGAAACATATAATTTATGGAGTCCTGTTACTGGTGATTATTTTAGACAAGTAACAACATAGCGTGGAAATGCTGATATGTTTAGATAGATAAATAAGGGTGGTTCAAGACAAATGACTGAAAATCAAGCTATGATTTTAGAAGCAGCTAACAAGGCAATTGATAATGTTAATAAGGGATATGAAATTAATGACGATAGAATAAGAACTACCTTTAAAGATAATCTAGAAAGAGCTGAAGATAATAAAGATAGATGGACTCGATCATTTAATCAAGCAATGCAAAATATTAATGATAATAATAAATACAAATCTAATTTGTATAATGATTATAAGATTAGCTAGAATAATGCATTGCAATCTTACTTAACTGAATTATAGCAAGATAATTATGTTAAGAATCAAGCTTACAGATAGTATTTAATTAATGCTAAAACTATTGAAATTCAGAATAAGTATAAGAGTCAATTAGAAGAACTTGTTGATTAGATGAAAGAAGAGATGTCTAGTAAGAATATAACAGCAGAACATACAGCAGCTTATTAGAAGTATAGACAAGTGATGAGAGAAATGGAATCTGAAATAAAAACAGCTGAATATGTTTCTGATCCAATCAATAAATATTTCCCAGAATATCATCCATAGAAATATTTTAATTTTAACTTAATATAATGAGATTAATACGTAAAGCGCAAAGTGGCACATCAACTGCCACTTTCGCTTCTTATACACCATTTGCTTCATAGTAGCCAGCAACATAGCAAACTGCAACATAGCAAACTACAACTACAGCTACAAAATCTTCTAGTAGTGAAGATGATATAAGCAAAAATTTAAGATCAACCTTAGATAAGGTAGATGCATTGCCAAATGAAATGAGTCAAATAGGTACACAAATTGCATAGCTTAGTAATTCATTGACTTCGTTTGGCGCTTCTCTCGATTTTGGAGGTACATCATCACAATATTATTCGATTTAGACTGCAATAAAAATAGCTAATTTTAATAAGAAAGAATACGATAAAGCATATCAATTGGCTATTAAAAATGAAGGTCTAAATGAAATTGCAATTGGTTCTGATGGTGGAATTTACATATATGATAATGACAATAAATTACAATATATATCTTATCAAGAATATTTAAAGAATAAATCTAAATATAAAAGAGGTCCTTTAACAGCAAATAACTTATTGTGGCTTAGAGCACATGATTCTCAATTTGTTAATAACAATGAAATTTTATGGTCTGTAAGTAATGCTATTGGAATGAAAGAAGTTGTTAGTTAGATTAACTAGAACTTACGTTCATTAGGTTCATCTACTCAAGAAATAGAAGGATTAGTTGCTAAGTAGGATTCTAAAGTAATGTCTGGTATTTAGGAATTATAGAAATTAGCTGATACTGGTAGTAAAGCAGCAGTTGATGGTATTTATAAAGTTAAATCCAAGAATGTTAATTCTTAGAAACAAATGGAAGCTGCAATCAGCGCAATATATCAGTCATTATCACCTAATGCTCAAGCGTTATTAATGTTAAAAGGTGGTGATTCTAAAGATCCGTTAAAAGCTGCTAAGAATCTAATTAGTTGTAAGGTAATGGCTATAATGAATGATTCTCTTACATATACAGAAGACTACGATCACAAATTTAATCCGGATGGAACTCCTGTAAAAGAGGGTAGCTCTAAAAAAGGAGATGAAGATAAATATCCACAAAACGTTGCTTCATTATTATTGAATGGACAAGGATTTAAAGAGGATATGGATATTGTGCCTGGTGGCAATATTGGTGGTCATGTAACATCTATTACCAATGTAATTCCCGGAACTGATAATAAAGCATCATTTGATGGTAAATATTTATCTGAATTACAAAATAGTGGTATTGCAGGTATAATTGATATAAAGCATGCTACTATGGGTGGATATCAGATTCAAAATATGGATTAGGTAGAATTGCTTAATACTAAAATGCATGCAGTATGGTGGCCTGTTAAGAGTGATGGATTTACACCTGATTTAGAAGATGTCAGCATGGATGATATTAATGCTGCTAATGATGAAATGCAACAAGCAGGAGTTGATCCAGCGTCACAAGAAGGACAAGCAATATTAGCTAAACACAATATCCCTAATTCATAGAATTTAAAACAATTCATTGTATTAGATGGTAGAACAAGTAATAAAGCATTAGGAGTTGAAAGATTTGATAGCACTCCGTTACTTGAATCTGTTTCTGACCAAGAATTTGATGCTTATGAAAAGTAGTTCAAATCATACTGGGAAAGTCAAGAAAAAACTAAAGCTATTGCTAAAGGTTTGGATCTTGACCATTATACTTGGTTTAATCCAAATGATTGGTTTGGAGCATATGATGATGTATATAAAGGAACTATTTGGATTCCAGTTCAAAATAATTATGCAAATGCATTAGCAGGAACAGGATAGACAATTACTACTGATTAGATGAATTAGTACGAAAGATTACAATCACAATACGATAATGATATAAAAGCACAACTAACATATAATAATCCTTCTCAATATGACTAATAAAGAAAATGATATGATGCTTAATGTTGTAGCAAATCCTGGATTTTCTACATCAGATTTTATGGCTGTAGGGTTAAGTGCTGATAACACTTCTTTACAAAGTGCTTCTTATTATAAAAGCAATCCATATATACAAAAACAATTTACTAAGGAAGATGGTAGGTTTGATGACAAAATGTTCAATCAAGCCTACCAGCTTGCGTAGGTAAACTATTCTGTAATGGCTAGTGGAAAAGCTAAAGAAGAGTCAAATAAATTGTTTAAGCATGCAGCTACTAACATGACAGTTGATAGTAGTCAAAGAGGATCTATTAAAGATATGTATACTTAGATAATTGTTCCAAATCCAACTAAATAGTCAACTGGATTAGTTGGATGGGGTGAACAAAGTAGACAAACAATGTCTATTGATGAACTTGCACAATAGAATAAAGTATTATTAAATCCTTTAACAGCAGGTGATAATTTTGAGAATGCACAATGGGGAGAAGATCCTCATTCTGGATTCTTTGATTATTGGGATAAGTCTCTTGTCCTTGCCACTTGGGATGAAGAAGGAGACCATATTGATCCTGTAACTAAATAGAAAACTCACCATATGAAAGGTGAATAGAAAGTAGGTCCAAATGGACAATACTACTATGAAACGCTTGATGGTAGAGACACTTATGGAAGAAAAGTACTTAATAAAATGAATGTACTTACCAAAGAAGGAACTTTTGCTAACAAATTGGATTTTTTAGATTCTGATGATGTTAATAAAAGTTTAGGTGGTACCATCATGAAAAACTTAGCATTAGTCGGAAGTATGTTTATTTCTTATGTCGGTCCTGTTGTTACTGGTATAAGTTTGGTTCCACAACTAGCAGGTTTAGTTGGAACACTAGGTAAAATGGCTACTGGTTCTGACAATTCTCTTTTATCTGAATTAGAAGGATTTAAATCATCATGGGAATTACAAGGTAATGTATCTGAAGAAGCATAGAAATCAGTATGGAATCTTGAAAACTTTATAAATCTTGTTGGAGATACTATGTCATAGTTAAAACAATAGAGATTTATATTTGAAAAAATTCCTTATTTATTTAAAGGTAAATATGCTGGTTCTTAGAAAGCAATTGACAAATTAAATTCACAATTTAAAGCGGAATCAGATATAGTATATAAAAATAAATATCTCACTTTAGAAAACGAATTAAAATCTGGACAAGCTACTGGAGAAACGTTATTAAAGTTGAGTGATTTACATGAATCTATTGATCAAATATCAGCACTTGATGCTTTAGCTAAAACTAATTCATTTGTAAAAGGATATTAGAAAATTGGTGAAGTATTAAGTAAAGGATATATGACAGGTATAACTGTTGCTGATACTTATGGAGAAGCTAAACAAGCAGGAGCTAGTGATATAGAAGCGTCATTACTTACACTAGGATACGGTGCAGCTGAAGCATGGTTATTAAATACAGAAATAGGTAGTTGGATATTGCCTGAACTGCATAACGAACGTGCTCAAAATAGAATGGCAGTCGGCAAACTTATGGATCATTTAACAGGTAAACTTGGTAAAGAAGAAATAGGTAGAGCTGGTGCTGAAGTTGGAGAAGCATTAGCAGCTGACAAGTCTAATCGCCATAAATGGGCATAGAATGTAATAAATAAAGCAAGAGACTTCTTTAAAGGTGAATACTTTGCTAATGGTTCAAAAGCTTCTAAACAAGCTGTAATGGGAGCAATAGCAGGAGGCCTTGGCGAAGGTGTAGAAGAGGTTTCTGAAGAAGTATTAGCTGATGTATCTAAAGGATTATTTAATACTGTACAATGGTTAAAAGGCTCTGATACACGTTTAAATTCATTTGGTTATAAGTGGGATGAAAATGGCGACCGTAGTTGGGATGGATAGGATATTATCGACAGATACGGAATGTCATTTTTCGGAGGTCTTATTGGTGGTAGTTTAACACATGCTGGAACATCATTTTAGATTCTTAAAGATACAAAGAATCATGATCTTAAATGGGCATATCAACATCTTGTTTATACTGCTAGAAATGAAGGATTGGATGGAATTCGTAGAGAATTAAATAAATATGCTTTAGGCGCTAGTTCTGATTTAAAAGCTACTCCAACTGAAAATTCAGAAGGGCAATTAGAATTAATTGGAACTGGAAGAGAATCTCAAGAATATCAAGCTAAAAAGATGATTAATCAAGTACTTGATTTTGTTGAGAATACACTTAATGAAAGTAAGATTAATTTAACAGATAGTCAGTTCTTAGATGCACAAGTTCTTGATGAATGGCGTTATCAATCATTATATAATTCACAAACCGCTTTAGATTTTCTTGGAGATTATAATAATAAAGTTGCTGATTTAGTTAATACTAAACAAGCGCTAGAAGAAGCTAAAGCTAAAGTAGTTGATAAAAATAAAAATGGAGTTGCAGAAGATACAGAAGTAAGGCATACTAGCGAAGAAGAAGTAAAAAATAATGAAGCTGTAGAACGTCTTACTGAATAGTACAATAATCAATTAAAAGAGATTCAAGATTATGTTGAAGGTAAACATGCTCTTGAATTTGCTTCTCGTGCATTCTTTGAAATGTCTCCATTTTTAAGTTAGGAATTTGGAATTGTACCATTCCCTGTTTGGGTTAAATAGAAGTATGGTAAGAAATATGATGAACTTGCTGATACCGAAAAAACTAAAGCATAGAATGATTATACTGATTTTAAGAAAAGTCCAGAACAGCGTGACTTAATTAAATAGTCTGCTGAATTTTTAATGGAGATGATTAAAGTTGTTAATCCTAAACTTCCTGAACTTTTATTGGACTATGATTCTGAAGAATACAGAAAAGCAGAAAATGCTTTTAGGCAAGTATTTGATATTAGCTTAAATGAATCTAAAAATGAAGGAGAGTTTGTAAAAGGAATGACTTTTAATCCTAATGATAGATTATTAAATATATTAGGAAGATTGGATCCTGATTAGTTAGATAAATTTATTGAAGACAATGGTTATGTTTTTTCTTTAAATCAATATGCTAAAATGGTTAACGGTGATTAGAAACGAATTGAAGCATATACTAAAAATAAGGAAGAATATGAAAAAGATAAATTTGAAACAGTATTAGGTCCAATTGATAAAAAAATAAAATCTCTTAACGAAGAAAGAGATAATTTAATTAAAGCTAAAGAATCAGAACACAAAGACATTATTGATAAAATCAATAAATCAATAAATGATATTAATGAAAAGATTATAGTTGAAACAGATCCTGATGAATTAGCAAAATTAAAAGAATCATTAGAACAAGAAAATCAGAATAAACTAGTTGCTGATGGTGATTTAAAATTATATGTTGAAAATATAAGCAATAATTATAATGACCAAATTAAATTAGAAACAGAAAAACGCAATACAGAAGAAGCTAAAGTAAAAGAATCACTTACTAATTCAGAAGAAATAGAAGATATAAAAATAGGTATAACGATTAGTACTGCTGAACATATTATTGATAATTTAGAAAAATATCTAGAACCTATTATTGAAAAAGGATATATTTCATCTGTAATGAAGTAGGAATTAAATGAAGAAATAATTAGATTAAAGACATTTGTAGATTCTGAAGAATAGGGAAATACTTTAGATGAATTAAAAAATAAAATAGATGCTTTACCAGAAAATTTTATAGATGGAATATTAAATAAATTTGCATTATCTGTAAATAACGAAGAACTTAATTATTCCGAATTAATTAAAAAAATACATGATCAATTAAAAACTGCTAAAGATATTAATGGTATAAAATCAATGGCTGATATAGAAGAATCTATAAATTCAGCATTGAGATATATACAAATGTTAAAAGCAGTTCTTAAATGTGCTACAACTGATACTTTAAGTATTACTCAAGGAAATCCATTTGGATTTAATGTTATTATGAATGAATTGTCTAAGAAGTTAGGAGAACCTCTTAATTTAGTTACAACTGAATCTTCAATGACTTAGGATTTAATTCATGAATTAAATAAACGTTAGTCTGAATTGATTTATATGCGTAATATTTATAATATAAATAGAGGTAATAAATTACAACAATAGAATAATGCTAGAAATGGTTTAATGAAGGCTAGATGTAAATCATTATCTAAATTTCTAGAAAGAGGTGATACTGATGTATTTAAAGATTGGGATAGAGATGCTTGGAATGATTTAGAAACTAAATTGAGACATGTATTATAGGATACAAATGGGCGTACTTTAACTACACAAGAATTTAGCAAAAGAGTAACTGAAATTGAGGATGCTTTATATGAATTTGGATAGAAGGTTAAAGATAAACTTCTAGATGCAAATAGCATGACTCAATTTTTGGATTTGTTTGATTTAACAAATAATAAAAATCTATCAACTGCTAATGAAAATATTAAAACTATAAATGACTAGCAATTTGTACAATATTTATTATCTTGTTTCTCTATAAAATCTTCTGATTTCTATCATGCTGTTTCTTAGCTAGATTTTGGTGATTTAGGAACTATTCCTATGTAGCTAGAAGCTGTAAGAATGACGTATGCAAAAATAATGAATGAACCATTATTCAGATCATACTTTAATGGACAATATAAATCTATTAAAGGAAAACTTGATAAAATGAGTGATTCTGAATATGCTGCTATTTATAAAGTTAATACTGGTTTAGATTTAGGAGGTAGTCTTGATAAGGAATTACGATATGATGCTTTGCGTCTTCCTAAATATAATATGTTCACTTTAATAGAAGGAATTGCAGGTAGTGGCAAAACATCTGCTGTATTTGTTATATTGGATAAGTTAATAGAATCAAATCCAAATATAGAAAATAAAAAATGGTTTGTACATGGAGCTAAAGAAACTAACGAAGAAGCTACTACAACTGGAAATGGATTATTTGGTGTAGGGAAAGTAACATCTAAAAATAAAAAAACATTTTTAGATAGTATAATTAAAGACTATACTGAATATGAATTTGATGATGAAAAGAAAGCATATATTATACCATCAGAAGATACAGCAATTGATAAATATGGAAATGTAGTATCAACAAAAGAACTTAAAGAAACTTCTGATAATCCTAAAGTTTTATATATTGATGAAATAACATTATTTAATTCACTTGAATTATAGTTAATTAATAAATGGGCTAGAAAATATGGTGTATCTGTAATTGTTGCGGGAGATTATCATCAATCAAGTGTTGAAGGAATTACTGAAATAAAATATAAATCTAAAACACTACTGCAAAATTTAGGTGTCTCTTCATAGGAATTTTATGGACCACCTAAATTAGGTTTAACAATGCGAACTGGTAATACAGTTAAAACATCAAACCAGTAGAAATTTGAATCTTTTTTGCAAATAGAAGAAAGTAAAGATGAAGAATCGCCAATTAATAACATGATACAAATAGAACATAATTGGAAAAATAATCAATTATATGGTGATTTAATATCTACAAAAGTTAATGATGCAATTGAGTCCATTAAAAAAATAATAACAACACTTGATACATCTCATACAAATGCTGATGAAAATGAAAAAATATTATATATTTATGATGATGAAAATTCACCATTATATAAGGCATTGACAGCAGATGCTGAAATAAGCAAACATCTTATAATAAGACATGGAAATCAAGCATAGGGATAGGAATCCAGATATTCAATTGTTGATATTACTAAATCTCCTACATCTAGATTATAGAATTATAAATATGTATATACTGGATTAACTAGAGCATCTCAGGCAAGTATTATATATTACAGCAATACTAATCCTTTACAGATATACAGTACGCCTATTAGTTCAGTATATTCAGAAGAAGGATATAAAGAACATTTAAAATCATATACTCAAAACTATCTTTAGGAATTAAAAGATACTTATAAAGATGGAAATGTAATTGAATATATTTCATTATCTACTACTCCAACAGGTACTGGAACGCCTACTGGTAGCGGAACACCATCGGGTACTCCATCAGGCACTGGAACTCCTGCTGGAGGTGGCACACCATCAGGTACTGGTACTACCGGAGGTGGAACTTCTACTAAAAAAACAGCAATACCTCCTAAAGATAAATTTTAGATTGGTGACAGAGTAGTATATAAAGGTAATAATGTGTATATTATTACAAATTATTACGAGGATGGTTCATATGATATTAGTATACATGGAATTGATGTTAATGTAAAAGAATCTGCTTTGTCAAAGTTGGAGCCTAAAAATTACGCTGAAGAATTTATTGAAGATTTAGGTGATAGTGCTAAATTTACATTAACAAGTGGAGATGAAACTATTCTAAATAAACAATGGAAAGAATTTAATAAAAGACTTTCAGCTCATAATGTAAAACCATCTGATTTAATTAATTACCCATATATTGGAATTGATACTCTTGAAGATTTATTTAAATTATTAAGTGGAGATGCTTCTTTATTAAAAGAAGAATCAGATATAAGCAATCCTCATCAATTTATAATTACTGGAAATTTAGGTGAACCTATTTAGAATATTGACGAAATAAAGTATATATTTACCGTTGGAAAACCTGTATTCGATGATGTTAAATTGAAAAAATTTATCAGTAAGAATTTTGGTATTGACATTTTTATTCAAAGCTTTGATGATTTAGCAATTACTATTGATGAAAATAAAAAAGCTAAAAAAGAAGAAAAAGGGAAAAAGAAAAAAGCAAAGAAAGAACCTGAATACGAAGAAAAGGCACAACCAGTTGATAAAGAGGGTGTTGATGAAATAAATACAGATCTCGATTCTGAAAAATACGAAAAAGGCAAAAAATCTAAGAATAGAAAAAATCCATTAGATTCAATGGATTTTAATGTTGAATTTTATAGTATGAATTGCCTTGAATTAGGAGCTGTTGTAAATCCAGATACTGGATTATTTGAATTTGATTAGTTAGGTACATATACAAGTCCTTCTGGCAAATCATATTCTAGAATTGATAGTGTAAATGGATTTAAATTGTTAAATGAATTATCTAAAAATTCTAAATATCCACAATTTAAAAATGTTACTAAACTTATTAAGAACATTATAGATAAAAGAGATGCTAAATCAGCATTGAGATTTTTAGGAACTATACATAACATTTTATTAACATCTTCTAATAAAACCGAAATGATAAATACATTATCTAAAATATTAGGTTTTAATGGAATGTACATTGACTTTGGATTTAAAGCTGTTGATACTAAATCTGCTCGTGAAAGTAATAAAGCTAAAGGTAAAGATGATTTTACTGAAAATACTTAGCTTCATAAGTCAATGGATGAAAAAGTATATGGTGTAGATAAAGATGTTTAGGGTTCTGATTAGGTTCCGACTAGTCAATTAGTAGCAATTATAGGACAGGCAGAATATGGTGATGTATTAGAAATTCCATTATTTACAATAAGCAATCCTATTACATTAATATTAAGTACAAATTCAGAAGGAAAACCATATTTCCCTAAAGAATATGAAATATTCCAAAAACATGCATAGAAAAATAAAGATAGAACGGATGCTGAGTGGATTTCTGAACCTGGAGGAGTATTTGAAGAAATATTAAATGATAAAGACGTTTCTGATGATTTTAAAAACTATTTAAAAATATATAGACATTCTCATTATTTCTTATTTAGATTCGGAATAAGAAAATATGAAAATGGGAAATTTGTGGTAAATCCAAAACATAAAGATGTTAATGAGTGGACTCCTAGTAAATTGATGTGTAAAGGATTATTATTCTCTTAGAAAAGAGGTAAATTCCAATAGGATGAAACTAAATTGGTATATGATATTACTACATAGGATCCAATTGATTGGAAACCTGTTAGTCAATTATATTTAAATAATGAAGATACTAGATTAAATTATTCTAGAATATTCCATGTTCCTTCTGAAACTGGACGTATTCAAGATTCAAAGGGAGAGAAATCTGTTATCGTATAGCCTGGTCACTCGTTTATACTTGTTAGTCAGGAATCCTCGCTTTCAGAATCAGAATTAATTGATAAGTATATTGAGCAACAATAGTCTGGATATTCTGGAAATAAAACAATTAAATTGATTTATGTAATAAATCCTTTAGCTACAGTTAGTCAATATGTTAACTACTTAAAAACATCATTGAGTGGTAATGCATCTGGATTATCTTATAAAATTGGATATTACAATACAATTCATAAATTAGTAAGATTGATATTGGAATCAGAAAATGTTGATTTGATACAATAGTTCTAGTCAAGAAATAGTAAAATTACATTTAATGGTGGCAGATTAAAAAAGGTTATAGAAACAATCAAAAATCTTAATTAGCTATATGATGATTGGGTTTCTGATATTACTAATGATGATAAATATAAAGCTTATCAATTGGCATTAGAATCATCATTTAAGTTTAATAATCAAGATAATATACCATTTACTAATGTATTAACTAATTTATTTGTAAATCTGGTAGAAGGTCCAGATAAGAAAATAGATTAGAATATAGTTGATCAAATTCAAGCAGAAATAGATAAATATAATAAGCGTGCTTAGTTAATGCGTGAAAACGGGGATGATGCTAGATTCTTTATGCTTAATTATACACCTAGAACTAGAAAGAATAGTAATATTGATTCATTATTTAATTTCAGAGATGTTCAAGATGGTAAATTAAGAACAGAAGATGGAGATGTTGATTTCTTAATTCATGGTAAGGTTGAAACAATAACATTCTATGGTAAGCTTCCATTTATAGAATAGATGGCTAAAATAGCTGGAGAGAATGGTGAGAAAGTAAATGCTTCAACAGATTTCTATTTAAATATAGAATCACGTAGTAATGTTTCTGAAGAAGAAAAGAAGAAACAAGCAATTAAGTTGGCTATTGATAATACACAAGAACAAATTAACAGTGTATTAGATGGAACTGGATTATCATTTGAAGTAACCGAAGATAATCTTTCAGAAGCATTTAGTAGATGTATTTCATCTGTAAACTCGAATACAGAATCCCCTTATTTATTATATTAGTTTGGAATTTCATTATTAAAAGCTAATGATAAATTCTTTGTAAACAAATCTGTTAAATTTATTAATCCTAAAACAAATGAAGAGATTACATCATTTAATGACAATCAACAATTTATAATGAGAGTTGAAGATACTTCTGGAAATGTTGTTGAATATGATTGTATTGCTAAGGATAATGGATTTGAGTATTCTGAAACAGTTACAGAAACTGTAGAAGTTGAATCAGCAGTAACTAAAGAATAGATTAAAAATAGATGTAAGAAAGTATTGGCTAATGAAGATGTATATTTTGCTAATGAATTTATTTCTGAATTAAAAAATAATATAAAAGGTAGATATATGAGATTAGCATCTACATATAGTAAAATAGATACTTGGGTATTGCAAAAAGATTCAGTAGATACACGATTAGAATTATTAGATAGTCTACCTGAATCTATAAAAGAAACATATAAAGATGCAATAACAGAAATAAAAAATATAGAAGAGTTAATTAAACAGATGGGTGAAACTAAAGAAGAAACTAGATCTTGTAAAATATCTAAAATAATATCTCCGGTATGAGTGTAACTAAATGTAAATTTGAAATAAATCAAGCATCAGCATATGCTGAAGAAATGGTATATGCATATATGGATTCTAAAGAATGGAATGTAGATATTACATCTGTGTCAGATCTATTTAATACTGTATTTTAGCAAGTATCTGATTAGTTTTCTATGGATTTAGATGATCCAAATGTAATAACTTTTGTTGATAATTTGGTAAATACTGTTAGAAATGTAGCTGAATTGGAGAGTGAAAGTGATTCAGTAAATACAGATAATGTATTGCCATATTTAGAAGGAGTATTACATGGAGAAATAAAAGATACGAAATTGGCTCCAATATCTATGGTTGAAGTTCCTGTAGAATCTTAGAATCCATCTAATGCTACTGATAAATTTCTAGATAATGCATATGGAACTGCTACTAATATTTAGGATTTAGCTGTATTGGATGTAAAAACACACTTATTTGATGGATGTGTATTTAATAGACAATTAACAGATGTTGATTTTGAACAAGTAAATGGTGTTGCAGCATTAAATAGAAATATTAGACGTTATCAAGAAAAGTTACTTGCTGATATTTTATATTATATAAATAACTATACTAATAAAAAACTTGATGATGATTTAGAAACTACTTTATATAAAGTTGTTGGAGGTGAAACAAAAGCAACAAATTTATGGAGTGGTAGATTCATAGATTTTGTTAATCGTCTATTTAATGGTAAATTAACATCTCAAGACTTAAATAATTTATTAAGTTCTAATAAAGAAAAAGATAAAGCTAAATTAAAAGCATATAATGCATGGGTAGCTTTATCTAATTTCGATTCATATATTAAACATATATTTGGAGATGTTCTTAAAATAAATAGATTTGGTACAAAAGATGGATCTGATAAATATGAATTCAGAAATAAAACTGCTGATGATATAGGTTCTTGGCGTAAAGATGATGGTAAAAATATTGATATAATGAAAGAATCCGATAAGGTTGTGTAGTTGTTAATTGACACTACACAACTAGTCGATTCTGCTGGCAATCCTATTGAAGGCAAATATCTAAACTTCAATGATTATGCATTTATAACTTCATTTCTAAAATTAAATGTTAGAGGTGAAGATAGCGATTTTAGTAGTAGGGTATTTAACTTATATGATAATACAAAAACACTTGATATGAGTGAAACTACTAAATCATTTTGTGATGGCAAATCTTTAGCACAAATTATTAATAGTTTGCGAACCAATTTCTCTGAAATAATGCCAATGATTGCGGAATTATATGAATATGGTTTATTAGATGATGTTACACTTATAAAAGAATTAAGCCCAGCATAGAAAGATGCATTAAGAACTATTTGTTATCAAATATTTGGAAAACGTAATACTAGAAGTTTGTATAATCTAACCAATTTTAAAGATCCAAATAATGTATTTTTACATGTAAGTTAGACTACTAATTCCATATTTAAAAACATATTAACATAGTCATATCAAGACGAGAATGGAAGTATATATAATAGGCCTATGCTTGATATGTCTGAGTATGTATAGACTCTTAACTTTAAATCTGAAATAAATCAAAAGAACTCTAGAAAAATTCAACCTAAAGAAGAACATGATTTTAAAGTAAAATTACAAGAAAATTTTGGGTATAAAGGAGCTAATGATGAAAAAATAAAATTTGAAATACCTATAGAAAATTCTTCTAATAATACTAAATTCGTAATATTAACAATTAATCGAAAGAATGAAAATGTAATTGTTGAATATGCAGAAAAAGTAAGACCAGAAGATGCTAATTATGGAGCACCTATTAGAGTAAATACTTTAACTAAATCTGATGAATCATATTAGTATTGTGAAAACTTACTTAAACAATTATCTTTTGAATTACTTGGAACTGATTTTGAAAATGAACCTCAATTCTATAATAATTTTATGTAGAAACATGAGGCGGAAACTTAGTTAACTAAGTTGTATTCATTTATAGGTAGAATATTACATAGAATATATACTTCTAATGTTGAATTACGAGAAACTAATTCTGATAATCAAGTAAAAGAAATATTACAAAAGAAATTAGGCTGGGATGAAAATCAAACTAGAGCTGTAAAATATAATCTAACTAAAAAACAATTAAATTTGTATGGAGGAACTGAATCTGATAATGAAATATTAAGTGAATTATCTCAATCAAGATTAAGCGCTCTAGGTATTGGAGTTTCTGCACAAATTAATAATAGTGAAGGTAAAGCATAGAGTGTATAGTCATTTAGTAAGTTGTTATGTACTTATGGAGAAACCATGGAATACTGGTGTAAATCATAGGAAGCTGCCGCTAGTGAACTAGATATAGTAACTAATCCTAATTTGATGTACGAAGTTTCAATTGATAATGAATTATATTCTAAATTAACAGGAGTTACTAAAGATACAGTAACATGTAATCCTTCTGAATTTATGAATATGAATATTCTTTTGGATTATCTCCCAGCTGTATATTCTGGAGATGATAATAGATATACATCTAAAGGTCTTGCTTGTTTCTTGGCTTCTGTAAACTCTGATAAAAATACAGTGCCTAAATTACGTATAAATTTAAATGAACAATTTGTTGTTCCTACTAATCTTAATGAATACGGTGATTTAGATCCTAATAGAAAATACACAACTGAAAGAATAAGTTATAAATCAGCAAAACCTAATCAAATTTTATATAGTATAAAACAAAATTTAGGTAAATTCTATTCTAATGTATTATATAAAATTGTAAATGATTTTTAGAAACTACATGACTCTATTGAAACTTTTGTAAATGAAAAGTACGATAGATACAATCTAAATAAAGAAGAAAAAGATACTTTACAAAAAATATTATCTGAGATTAAGTCTGCAAAATCACTTGATTATTTTAATAATTTTGCTAAATTCAAAGAATTTATTAGCAGGTTAAATGCGTTAAATGAAAAGAATAAAAGCCTTCCTTTATTTACAGAAAGACAATTTATTTATGATATAACAAAATATTATAATCAGGCTCATCCGTACGATAAAGTTGAAATAGTTGATTAGACTTATGTATCATACAAAGGAGGTAAAATTCAAAATAATTCTAATACTCTATTAGCATAGGTATATCGTTTTGGATATAATCCTTCAAAAAATAGAATAAATGATCGTAATAAACAAGTTCATAATTTAATATCTGAATTCTTTAGAAATAGCAACAGTAATGGCAGATGGTCTACTATTGGATAGTTCTTTAGAATGAGACATGCCGAATTAATAGGTGGTCTTATAGAAGAAGGAGTTACAATAAATATCAATTCATTAGATTCTGATGTAAATAAATCTAAGGATAGTAAAGGAATTGTAGACAAAATTAAAGAAGACAATAAAGATTGGATTGATGATAATGGTGATTTAATTATTGCTAAAATTCCATTAGTAGATGATAATGGAAAAATTATATATGATGCAAATGGAAAACCTGCACAATATATGAATATACGTTCTAGATCCGATTTCAAAGGAATGGAACATATTAGAAATTATCTACAGAATTTTGAAATAGATAATCCTGGAAGTATAAAATTAAATCCTATATTAGAAAAACAAAATTTATTATCATATCTATTTACCCAACAATGGGTACTTTCTACTGTTGGATCTATAATAGGGCATCCTGTTAAATATTCAATGACTAAAGAGGTTGAATCTTTAAGAAATAAAGCTAATTATATTTAGGAAATGGTTGAAGAATCAGTATAGTATAATGCTCAATGTAAACGTAATGTATCTTATACTGCTCAAATGCAACAATTTGATTTAAATACATTATATGGAGTTAACGAGAATTATAATATAGCTGTAGTTGATGATTTACATAAGTATGTAGATATTATTACTAGTAAACATGAAAAAGTAACTCCATTTGATGGTGCAACTATTGTAGATCCATTTACTATGCGTCTTGAAAATAATTCATTAGGTGGTAGTAAAGCAATTGGAGAAACTAAGAAAACCTTTGTTCATTTCTATAATCCTGAAGTAGGTACAGGAGGTATTATTAAAACTGCTGTATTTGCATTGACTAATGCAAATATGAGAATGAGTCTTGATTTTAATTTAAATCTTTTTTATAAAATGTCTTCCAAGATTTGGAAAGATGAATCTGGAAATGCAATTAATTGGAATTTGTTAGAAAGTGATTTAAATATAGGTGAAGATGGAACTCCAAAATCATTATTCCCTGCTGGAGGTATTTATTACACAAAAGGTAGAAAGTATTATTGGATTAAAAATATCGAATATAAAGGTGATAATAATTATACCAGAGAGGAATACGAAGTTGATGAATTAGGTGATATAGTAGATGGTGCTGAAGCTCAATATGTTGATTATAATGATGTAAATTCTAATGTAAAAGCTTGGGAATTATTTGGTGGACTATACAGCATGGCATAGAATAGTAGAACTGGAAGATTAGAATTATCTGAAACTTCTATAGAAACTACTGTTAATTGTATGAATGAAAAAGGTATTGCTAAAGTTCCTAATGAAGAAATTAAAACGCAATGGGATTTTTATCAGCCTATGAAACATTCATAGACTCAATATGTGGTTACAGAGGGTGCAATTAAGCAAGGAGGTGCCAACTTTAATCCTAATGATAAATATGAAGATTAGGATGATTTACTTACTCAAGAAATTCAAGTAATTCAAGCTGGTACTCAGTTGGATAAAGAGCATACAGCTGATATGAGTGAAGTAAGTGTACCTACATAGGTAATATCTGCTTGTGCGGCTTTGGGTTATTCATTTAAAGATGCTGATTCATTGTATGAAGGTGTATCTGCTATTGCTGAAATTACATTAAATGATTTAATTGAGTCAGCCAATATTAATGTAAATCAAAAGTAGAAAGATTAGTTAACACAAATATGTAATGAAATAATTATTAAAGGTTTAGCTAATTCATCTACTTAGAGTTTTGGTTCATTTATAGCTGAAAATATATTATAGGAATTTAAGTGGACTCAAGATAAAAATGCATTTTTAGAAGCTTCTGGGTTAGCTTTAAGTGATAATAGTGTATTTAATAGAGCTATTAATGCTTTAGCTAATTACATTACTAAAAATGGTATTAAACTTAAAATGCCTGGCACATTATCTGTGTTAACTCCCTCTCATAAAAGAGCTAGAATTTATGGAGATAGAAAACTAAGTGCATATCAAGATCCATTTAGAGATTTACTTGATACACAAAGAAACCATTATGATTCGTATCCTATTTATGATTCTGGCACAGGATTTGTAGCTGATGTAAATCCTGAGTATACATATAGAGTATTAGTTAATCAAAATGTTGATACCGCATTTAATGGTTAGTCATTTATAGTTATTTATAATGGTGATACTTATAAATTTAGTATTGATCAAATAAATGATGTTCCTAACTATAAATTATTTGATACTAATAGAGTTCAAAAAGCAAAAACTGGATTTGAAGATAGGGAAGCATTCTCTTTAGAAGAAGCTATTTCTGAATTAAATAATGATAGTGAAAGAAGTGATGATTTAAAATAGAGATTGACTTATTTAGCTATTATTGAAAAAACTAAGAAGAATAGACCTAAAACTAGAATTGAATCTGATACAGCAGAAATAAGTGAATCTGGTAATTTGATTCAAAATAGATCTGCATATGATGAAAGAATGTATTCTGAAGCTTTTGATGAATACAGAATGTTACAACCGGGATAGCAAGTATATAATTATACAGTAAAATTATATCATACTGATTCTAATAACGAAATTAGTTTAAAAGAACTAAGACAATTAGTTAAGGATGGGAATTGTGTAAAGATTACTGAATATATTATGAATGGTCGTGACTTAGGTGCTTATAATGTAAGATTTATTGGCACTAATGGAGATTAGTCTGATAAGTATTGCTTATGGGATTTAGATTCAGTACAAACATGCTGGGAATTGAATGGACAAATAGAAGATACAAATGAAAAGTTAGTTCAAAAATATAATACTAAATTAAAACCTGGAGAAAATGTTTCTGCTTTACAATAGGAAGTAGCACAATTAGAATAGAGACTAAATGAATTAAATGCAAGATATAGAGAAAATCAACGTTAGATGAAACGTGATTTATATAATCTTTCAAAAACTTCATCTGATGTTCAAAAGAATTGGGATGAATTAGGTGAAGAAATTAATTGGTATCTTAAAAAAGGAGAACTCGAATTAGCTAAATAGAGACTTAACCAATTCTGTGCTTTGCTATATGATATGCCTATAGATACAACTAAAATAACCAGTAAGGAACTTATTATATCTGCGTTTGAAAATCTAAGGAATAGATTAGCTTAGTATAAAGTAAGAATTAATGATGGAAATGGTGAAGCTTATGATGTTATTGTCGACAGAAGTTCTATAAAACATTAGGATTATGAAATTATAATGCCTAAAGTATTTTAGTCTACTTATGATTTAAAAGACAATGCAACATTTGGCGAAATTAAAAATAATCAATCTTATTTTGTAGAATAGAATATTAATAAATTTGGATCAAATCTTGATTCAAGTCAATTTAATATTGAAATTAAAAATAATAATGGAAATCATTATTATATTGCAATTGACAATTGTTTTAATAAAACAGGTCTACATGATGTAACAAGTTCCGTTAATTAGATGATTGATGAAATGGGAAGAATTTTTTATCTTGATGATAAAGATAATCCTGTTTATGAAATCAAGCCAGGAGCTAGAATTTATCAAAATGATAAAGGTGTTAAAGTAATTGTATTAGGCACAAAGACTGATGAAGATGGAAACATGTCTATTGACCAAGATGTCTTGGATTATTATTTAAATTCATTAGGTGGCTCTCATTTTAATATTTCAGAATAGACTCTTAATTCATAGGAAGGAATTTAGGAATAGATATTTGATTCTTATGACAATTCTAAATGGAAAGAGAAGATGGATAAATATCTAAATAAGATAGATTATGATTCCGATGAAGATCCTGTTGAAATAGATTCTGTTTAGAAATATATAGAAGCTTATAATAAAATTCCTGCAATACGTAGAGTAGATTTACATAGATTAAAGACTATTAAGAAAAGAGCAAGTAGAGGAGAGAAATTAACAGATGAAGAAAAAGAATTTATAAATAAAGTTGAAAGTAATCCTTTATTTATAGATGGAATGGAAATGTATAATTCATTTATCGAACATGGTAAAATTATAGCTGCTCGTATTCCTGCACAGAATATGCAATCATTCATGGCAATGCAAATTGCTGACTTTACTGATGGTTAGTTAAATACAGCTTATGTTTCTGACTTACAAATATTCTTGCAGGGTTCTGACTTCGATATTGATGCTGTTACTTTGCTTACATTTGATATTAATAGACAAGGTAAATTAGATCTATGGTCTCCTTATGCTATATTGGATGATAGAAATGGATTAGATATATCTAAAACTCTACCATTACCCAATAATCAAGAATTATCTAGAACATCAGCTACTAAAACTTAGGAAGTAATATTTTCTAGTAAAATAACTCCAGTAGTTGATTTCTTTGATAAATATTCTGATTTATTAAACTTTAGAATAAATAAAAAAGGCGGATTAGAATTCAAACACCATGCTACAAAGATTCCAAAATTCAGTAATAATCCAAATTTAACTTTAGCTAATATCAAATCATTATTAGAAGAAAAAAGTGTATATTTGCCTAATGATGAGATTAAAGATAAAGTAAAACAAAAAATTGCTAAATTACTGAAGAAAAAGCTAAACCTAAAAGAAGATCCAAAAATTAGCAATGGCATGTTGGATTCGATTTATGATTAGTTTTTTAAGATAATTAATGATCATAATCTATATTTAAAGAGTAAATATGTAAGTAATTCTAAATTACATAGGATTATTAATAATTCAAATTAGTATGCTATGTATAATATAATTACTGATACTGCTAACTTATTACAAGCAATGTCTTCAGTAGATACTGTAGCAGATAATGTAAAAGTTATTGCTAATGCATCTCCTAAAGCCGCTAAAGCATTATTTAATGGAACTGGCAATTCTTTCAATCCTGGTTCTATAATTGCTGGTAATTACACTGGTAAAGATTGTATTGCCAAATCTGCTGCTACTATTAAAACTTACTTTAAATTAACTCATTTTTACAATACTATTCTTAATTCTAAAGATCCAAGACTTTAGAAATTGCTTGAAATTCCTGAAGATATACTTAATGCATGCGGACCATTTGCACCGCAAGTAGCTAATATTAGAGCTGTAAACCCTTTAACTATTGTTAATGAAAAAGCATTAAAGCGTCTAGAAAAAGCTTGTGACGAAAATAATCTAGATGATGCTGCTGGTGAATTAAGTGCATTACTCGGTTTGTCTGCGGATAATGCTAAAGAGTTGGTGCTTGAAAAAATCAATGCTGGTATTGATCTTATTGGCTTATATCTATATGGTATTACAATAGGAATGAAGATTAAAGACCTATCAACTCTTCTAATGTCTTCAACTACAGAAGTATTAAAAGAAGCAATGAAAGGTGACTTCTTCTAGGGTAGAGCTGATATATCAATAAATAATATATTTGATTATTTCAGATTTGGACCTATTTCCGTAATGTATAAGTACAATAAAGGAAATAAAAATTTCGTTCCTCCAGTTGGTAAGGGAGTTAATTTTTCTGCTTATTCTCCAATGGCTGCTATTATTTATATATTGAATGACGGAAGACAATATCCTGATAAATAGATAAAATATAATGGCAAAGAGAAAAATAGAATAGGTATGATAATAGAAAGCATGAAGAACAATTAGTCTCTTACTGGTAAAGTAACTAATGCTGATTTAGCCATTGCTTTAAAACAAACTCTAGAAGGTCTAAGCTATAATGATTTAACAAGTAAGGAATTCCAATGGTTCGATTCGAGAAGTGCATCGGATTTAAATAAAATCTTTGTCAACGAGGATGGAAATATGCGTAATAATGATTTACAATCAGCTTGGAAGTTTGTAAAACAATATCACGATTAGCTCCATAGAATGGATTTAGGAAATGAAAATAGTGAGAATGCTAATAACTTTAGAATGCTTGAAATACTTTCTATTGGTTCATCTGCGATGCAGCAAATTGGTAGTATAGTAAGTTTAAATCAAGGAATTCCTAATACATTTGAAAAATTCTTAAAGAAGATTAAAGATGTTGAGAATTGTGTTATGAATGTAAAGAAATTAAGATACAAACTACTCAACGGAGACAATCTTATTTTAAGTGAAAATGATAAATAGAGCTTAAAGTTTAGAATAGAAGATTTGGTATTTGGAAGTGAAGAAAAGAAATGGGAAATAATTGATTCATTTGAACAAGAAAAAGTAAATTTCAATCTTCCTGCTTTAATAATGTTAATGCCTGATATAAATAAATATGTTTAGTCATTAACTTCTTCACACTTATATCTTAAAAATAATAGTTTAAGATATAGGTTTATATATCAATATGGAGATAGTGTAAAAAATAAGTACGGTCTAGCTAAGCTGGAAGATGTCTACAAACAAATGAGTAGATATGTTCAGTCTAGAATGATAATACAATATTTTAAAGAAATTTCTAAATCTGGATTTACTTTTAAAACTAAGGATGTATTTTCTGGAGGTTATTTAAACACGGATTCAAAAACAGAATAGACATTAGGTTTAGGAAGTAATGATGAATTAGCTTCATTTAAGTATTGGATGGAGCATGAAGTTATTCCATATTATCAAAAGAAATATCCTAAAAATAAATTCTTTAGATCAATTTCTGTTGGTGCTAGAACTAATACGGTTTCTGGAAACGAAGAATTAGTATATACTCCTTCAATAAATATGATGCCTAAAAAGGGAACAAAAGCAGACATAGCATTTAATGAGGTGCTTAATGCTTTTAATAATTTTGAAGGAGAGAAATATCAAGGACACGACTTCAGAGATTTAATGTTCTTATATACATTATATGCGCAAGAATGGAGACCTTCACAAAGGTCATTTATGAACCTATTTAAGTATGCAAGTAAGGATGGAGGAGATTCATCAAGATCGTATTCTAAATATTTTAACATTGTTAGTAAATATGATAAGGATGCAAATCTGTTAGAATTAGATCCAGACGATGCTGATATGCACTATTTCATAGCTGCAAAAAATGCATATAAAAATCCAAATGCTGCCTATATATGGAAATATAATCCAGATTCTGGATTAAAAGAAATGTGGATAAGTGAAGCATATGAAGCTGCTCAGAATAGGAGAAATTAGGATGAGGATTATGAGGATATTGAAGACTTTGAAGAAGAAGAGGAAGACATTGATGAATCTGATATTGGAGAAGAATTTGAATCTCGTAAATATCAAGTATACGGATATAAAAAATTACGTGTTCCTGATCCAGATTATTATGTATTTGGTGATATTCTAGGTAGTGAACCTGTGTTAGCATATTAGCCAACTCCTCCTGATTTTAGAGTAACAAGGTCTAATGATAAGATAACAACTATAACATATACAAAAGAAGACGGAAGTGAAAGATTATTTCTTAGAACTGAGCTTGAAGAGAAAAAAGCAATTAAAATGGAAGATGGCAAAGAAATAGTTAACTATGAGTTGCTAAAAGTTGAAGATGTTGAAAGTAATGATGATAAATCATGTCCAATATGAAATGTATAAATAAAGATTCAGTAGAGTACGGGGACCTAAAAAGGTCCTCTACTTTATCTGATAAAGTTCTTGACACACATTGTATAGTATTTTAGGATAAACATAATAGATTACCAAGATTAGACGAAATTCCGGGAAGTGATTCTACTACATATTTAAAAGATGTATTAAAAGTAAATAAACATGGCGGAGTTAGTAATGAAGATTTATTAAAATTTACAGGTACTAAATCTGTAACAGAAGCTGTTTAGAATCTAAATAGTCATTATGCTGATGTTCAAGTAGAAGCTATAGATTTTGGAAAAAGATCTATGCTCAAAATAAATAAAAGGCCAGATTCATTAGTTAAGAATATAGAAACGTATTATGAACCTAGTGAAGAGATTACTAGTGAACATTTAATTAATGGATTAAATACATTAAGAGAATTATATGGATATGATTTTAAAGAAGTAACTAGTTATGAATTAGAGCATGATGAGAAATGGAAATCATTATTACCTTCTAATAAAACAGTAAAAGCTTTTATTTATGATGGTTCTATATACATAAATACAGATAATATGAGTCCTAGTTCTAGAATTCATGAAATGCTTCATTTATTAGTCGGCTCTATTAGATTTTCTAATCCTGAATTATATACTTCTTTACTTTAGAAGGCAGCTTAGATTCCTAATATTGAACAATTAATTTAGGAACAACATCCCGATAAAACTTAGAATGATGCACTTGAAGAAATAATGGTTCATGAATTATCAAGACAATTAGCTGGAATCCCATCTAGATTAGATACTTTAGGAGACCAAGCTAGATATGAAATTAATTATAATGTAAAACGGATTCTTGATACATTATTATTTGGTGACTATAGTGTTAATACTATTTCTGATGGAAGATTATATAATATGACTTATTAGGATGTTGCTTAGGAAGTTAATTCACCTAGTCTTACAAATACTTTTAAAGGAACATTTAATACAAATGATTCCGTTATTCATAGATAGTTAGCTAATAGAAAACAAGATTTATTGAAGTCATACGAATTAATTGAAATTTGTAGGTAATGGGATGTGTATATTATTATAAAAATCACAAGTTCAATTCAGAATTAGAATTGGATAATTTCTTATTAAGTAAAGATAAATATTTTAGTAGATACGGTGATATTGTATTTGATTCTGAGATAAAGGATAGGCATTTTGAAGAAATGCAGAAAATTGAAGAATTAAAAGAAAAAAATAAATAGCTATGGAATGATTACGTTGAAATGAAAAAGAAACGTTATCTATTCCGAGATGAAGAGGGTGATGAGCAATTAACTAAAGATGCAGAAGATCTTATAAATGCAACTGGTGTTAATAAGTTCTTAGGAGCTAAACATCAATACGATAATAAATAGAAATTATTATATCCGTATTTTGATTCTGATAACTACTTTGAAGGTCGTTATGAAGATTGGCGTAATGGTGAATTTAATGATACTGAAATTGAAGTATTTTTTGATGGAGATAAAACTAAAGTAAAGAAAATAAGCGATGATACTGAATTAAAACAAATGAGAAAATAGATGGAACATAAATGGAAGTATCAAGCCAGAATGGGTGATGCTATCCATAAAGTTCTTGAAGTTTTCTTTACTACTGATTCTAATAATGTATTACAAGGTTTAAATACTGATTTTGAACAAGTTGCTAGAAAGGCACTTGAAGATGCAAAATTATTAGATTATTTAAATATAGGTGGAAATCCTGATGCTAATTTAAAAAGTCTAATATAGACAGCTAATGATGTTTATCAAGCTATAATTCGTGAATGTGGTGAGAAGTGTGCGTTCTTTCCTGAATTTGTTATGAAAGGACAAGCATTCGATGATGATATGAATAAGAAAACATTGTTCGGTAAAATAGACTTATTAGTACTTGATAAAAATGGTAAATATCATATTATAGATTATAAGACTTCAATTAAAAAGTATGAAAACTTTGATTTAACTAAAAAGGAAGCATATAGTTATTAGTTGGTAACTTATAGCCAAATGCTTGAAAATGCAGGAGTAGCTATTCAAGATTCTAATATGAGCATATTGCCTATTCATATTGAAAACTTCAAAAAAGAAGGAGATAATTATACATTTGAAGGAGTAAAATTTGATAGTGTTAAAGACATTGGTAAAAGCAAACTTACTGCAAAAGCTTTAGAAGAAGTTGAAAATTATATGCCTTCTAAATATTATTTTCATCCTACTACTGGGAATATTCATGAAGAGGTTGTTAGTCATATATCTAAATGGGCACCTGAAGTTCCTTTAAATAGAGCTGCTGATGAAGCATCTACAAAACGTTATCTTGATAGAAGAAAAGTATTTGATAAGAGAAATGAAAATGGTAAATTCCAATTTACTATGAGATCCTCAACAGGTAAATTAATAACTCTTACTAGTGATACTGAAGAAGAAATGATAAATGGAGTTTTAGAAGAATTTAGAAAATTAGGTCCTACTCGCCATAGAGTTATGGAAGCTACTAAAGGTGCATTAGAAAAAGCAATATCATTAGGAACAAATCAAGTAGAATTCCCATAGTCATTTCAAAATGTTGATGGAGCATCTAATTACTTACAAAATATGTTAAAGCCATATTGTAGTCATGAATGGGAAGTACTTCCTAATTCTGGGCTTGAAGATATGGAAATAATTACACTATACAATAAGAATACTAAACAAGTTGATTTCATATGTATTTCTACTAATCACTTACAAGAAGAGCTTAAATTAAAAGGCAGAAATACGTTATTAGGAACATTTGAAACTGATGCACAAGCTGAATAGCATTTCAAAAGATTAGCTTTACGTGGTACTAAAGGTAATTTGGAATTAATGCAAATGATGCTTGCAATAAATGCTTCTGAAGGATTTTAGGATGCAGTAATTGGAAACATGATGGTGATTAATCCTTATGAAGCTGATTCATCTTCAGCAAGCAATGAACAACTGTTAATGAATTGGAATGCATTATGTAATTATGTTCCAGTTGAAACTGATAATTTTAATTCTGGTAAATATAAATTAGCATCACAATATGATTTACTTTCAATGAATTTAGCAGAAATTTGGCATGAAAATTCAGTTCAAATTGAAAGATCCAAAAGTGAAAGTGAAGAAGATTAGAAAGATATAGAACTTATTACTATGGTTAAAAATTTGAGTAATGCTAAAGATATGATTGATAGTGCTAGATAGGGTGATATGTCTAGTAAAATAAAAGCTGTTTCTGCTTTAATCTATGATATGCGTGAAAAACTATATTATGGTGATTCTCTTAATGAAACATACGATGATTTGGAAAAACTTAAATCTAGAAAAATTAGATTATATAATTTAGCAGAATATACATTAGCTGATTTAAAAGGAATCTAGTTTAAATAGCAAACTAGTGATGGTACTTCATGGTTTACTAATATATCTAAAACATTCAAAGAGGGACAATCTGGTAACTATACAGATAACCCAGGAAACTTAAGTTCAGATACTCTTAATTCAATAACAACATTAGTAAAAGAAGCATATCAAAATGTTCGAGATGATCTTTAGAGAGAAAAAGTAAAACTTGATAAATTAGTTAATGATTTAAAACAAGCTATAGGATTTAATTACTTAAAAGAAAATTTAGGATTTAATCAAGCTGAAATATATAAACCTTTATTTGAACCATATGATTTAAATGGTAAAAAAGACTGGAGATTTAAAAAACTAGATTAGGTTCCAGCGGTTTATAGACCCTTATTAGATCATATACTTACTGTTATAAATAAAAATAGATTTCCAACAACACCTGATGTATCTTTATAGGCAATGAGAGAATCTGGCGATATTGAATATTACAGAGTCCCATATATTAAAGGTAGTTTAGATTCAGAAGTATCTGTAAGAGGACTTAGTGGAATGTTTGCTGATAAATTATAGAATCTTAATCCTAAAAATTGGTTTGAAAAATTAAAAGGAGCTTTTAATGAATCTGGAATAGCAGAGGAAAAAGCAAAGAGAAGAGAATCAAGAAATCTTATTTATAAAATGACTAATGAATTTGATTCTGGTGAAGAAAATAGAGATGCTTTACTTAATAATGTTTAGCCAGAAGATTTTGAATTAAATGCAGAAACATTATTATTAAAACATGTATTTGCTTATTCTCAAACTAAAAACATTAATGAAATATTTCCAATTATTCAAGCAGCAGCTGCACATCTAAGTATTCAAGGTGCTAATGTGAGTTAGAAATTTGAAAATGATAAAAGTTATCTTGAAGATTACATTAGATCTAAAATTAAAAAAGAATCAATTGTATCTCCAGAATTACAAGGTGTATCTAAAATACTAAATTCCATTAAATCAGCAGCTTCTAAAATAACTTTAGCATTTGCTCCTGTGCAAATGTTCTATCAGCCATTGCAAGGATTATGGGTAGATATTAGTTTATCATTGCGTAACCCAGAGGGTAGAGAAGCATTTACGTTTAATCATTTTAAAGCAGCATGGGCAATATTAGCATCAGACTTATTTAATTTTAGTGGATAGCCAACACTATGTTCTAAACTAAATGAATTATACGCATTGAATGATATGGATATAAATAAATATGTCGATGTTATTGCTAAGAATAAAAAAGGCCCTTTATACAATTTAAATAATATGATGTTTAAATTTGCATCTAGACCTGACTACTATAACCGATTAAGTATATTTTTGTGTTAGATGATGGCTGATGGATGTTTAGAAGCTCATTCGATAGTTGATGGTGAACTAAAATATGATTGGACTAAAGATTAGCGATTTAGTAAATTTGCAGAAGACCCTAAAGGTTTAAGATATAAAAACGATAAAGAATGGCAACGTCAAAAAAGTTTGTATTATGTAGTTGCTAATTAGTTCATGTCTGAAGGTGTTACAAATCCAGATGGTTCTAAATTTGTAGTAGAAGATTATGACAATCCTGTTCCATTGCCCAGAGCATATACTTCAAAACAAGCAGAAGGATATAAATCATTAGCTGATGATATTTATGGATATTATTCAGAAGAGAATAAATCATTAATTTAGGCTACTGCGATTGGTGGTTTATGGTTGCAATTTAAAACATATTGGTCTGGTAAAAAGAATTAGTATCTTCAATCAGGCGGTGTGCGTATGCGTGGCTCATGGGAAAATTATACAGAAATAGTTAAAGATGAAGAAGGAAAACCTGTAATTGATGAAAATACAGGAAAACCTAAAGTTATTGAATACTATTATGATTTAAATGAAGATGGAACTATTAACTATGATAAAGTAGTTGATAAAGAATCGCTTCCTCCGGAAAAGCAATTAGCTCCTGTTGTTCAATGGAAAGGACAATGGCAAGAAGGTATTATGGTAACATTAAGTAAATTATGTAATGATAGACATATAATTAGAAATTATAATCAATTATTACAAGAAGATCCTGATATGGCTAGATGTTATAAAAGTAATATCATACAAATGGGATATGATTTAGCATTATGGTTAGTAGGTGGTACATTGATAAGTGGTGCTATGACAAAATGGATGAAGGATTTACTTAAAGAGAATAAATCAAATACAGATTTAGCTACTGGATGTGCATTAGCAGCTGCAAATGTAGCAGTATGGACTGTTCAAAATTCATTCCTAGATTTTAATATATTTGATTCATTGGGAAGTCCTCTTACAAATTGGACTCCTTTTGCATTATCATTTATGTCAAGTTAGCTTAAAAATTTAAGTAGATTAGCCACAGGAGATTAGGATTTTCAAGATTACTTAGTTAATATATCAGGTGCTACTCGTTAGATTAAACCTATATTTGATACTATTAAACCAGAAATGTTTAGAAGTAGATCTGAAGGTGGTGAATGGCAAACAAGTAAAGCTAAAACAAATAATGACATATAATGAAATTAAACCAATATTAAAAGAAGGTTATATAGCATCTCTTCCTAAATTCGAGGGATACTTTAAATGGGATTATAATACTAATGATATTTAGTTTATAAATAAAGATTTTAGATGTTAGGCGTCTTCTTTAGATATATTAAATAGAAATGATTTCTATAAAATAATTTAAAAAAATAGGCAATAACCCAGGAAAATCCTGAGCTATTGCCTATTTTTATTTACTTTTTGATTTCATCATTTCCATAATGAACTCTATTTATTTGAGATTTTTCAATATTTCCACATTCTGGGCAAGTATAATAAGTTGTATCATATCCAAATTCAGAAGTTATCTGTATCTTCATTTCAACAACTTTCTTACATTTTTTACACATTTTATATGTTGCCATTATCTAAATACATTAAAGTCATTATACTATAATTAGCCATATCAATTAGAGTATCACGTATAGTTTCATCTTTAACTTTAAATGAACCATTTTTAATTAAAGATTTGAGTCTATTCATTTTATCTTCTAAACGAATTGCTGAAACCTGCAACCCCCAATCATCAAGTGATTTTGAAAAACTATTACCATAATCGTGATTCTTTTTTAAATAAAGTTCATGCATTTCATTAGTAATCTTTTCAAAAGTGTCAAGCTTAGATTCTGGAGCAACATATGCAGTTTCTTCTTTTAAATACGGAAGCACATCTGAATAATCTACATTTCTAAGATCTACAGAAGTAGTAGCATTATATAATTGTCTATCATCACTAATTACAATTTTATCTCCTTCCGTAAGTCTATAACCTTTAATTACAACATCACTAGTGCATTTATAATTCATTTTATTATACAGTCTTTAATAATATCCATAATTAATCTATCATCTATTAGAGGAAATTCAGTCTTTAAATATTTAATTGCTTTCCAATAATAGTTTTCTGGAATCCCGTGTATATTAACACCTGTTTTTCCACCATTTGGCATTAAAACATATTCAACTTTTATAGGACAAATTTTTTCAGAAATACACCAATCAAGAAGTGAATCATATAGTAATTCAACATTTACAGGCCTTCTGAGGAACTCTTTCAATACATTTAATTCATCTGTATATTCTTTAACACAATTGTCTATATGAGCCTCTTTTAACTGAAAAATAAGAATTTGTATTTTTCGTGCATAATCAACAGCTATTTCGTATTGTTCATCTTCTGTAGTTGCTTCTTTACTATTGCTTAAAATTATATCTTTTAAATTTTTAAAAGCTTTTAATTCAACTTGATTGTTAATTTCTTTTGCATGTTCTATGCGTTTTTCTAAATCTTTTACCATGATTCACAGTCTGTTATATTCTTAGATTCATGACACACAGTACATCTAATTGTTATTGTAGTTCCTATTCCAGTTTCTTGACAAATATATTTAATATTGAAAGGATTCAGTTTATGACATTCTTTGTGATTGTTTATAAACTCAATCCTTTCTTTATTTTCTTTATTACTAAATTCAAGTTTCATTCCCAATCATCGCCTTCATAAGTGTGAAAAGCACAATATAAGCATCCATATTCTACAGATAAAACACGAATATAAATATGTTCTTTATCGGAAATGTCTTTAACCATTTCATCCATCAAATCTTCAGGGAAATCCCATTTAGAATCAAAGAACGCTTCATATTCATTATCTCCTATATTAGTGCATTCGCTATTAAAATGTTCTTTTAGAAATTCATTAATATGTTCTACATTTTCTTTATTCTCTGTATATACATACATTTCGTTATCACAAATATTAGCCATAATAATGTACTTTAGATATTATTTCAATTTCAATTGGATCATCTGAATATTTTAACTTAGGAAGCTTTTTAAATTCTTTATGTAATTCTTTACTAAGAATTCCAAAGCTAAGCGACATTCCAGAAGAAACGCATGGACCAATCATAAATAAACAATCACTATCAACAATCCAACCTAATGCTTGAGATTTATCTCTTATAGGTTTAGTTAAACTTACAAATTGATCATTGTTTTCGCTTGCAAATAAATAAGCTTTCATTTTATCCAATGAGTTATATTTACATTATTTTCAATTTGATAATTGATTTTTTCAGATACCTCTTCAAAAGAAATAGGTTTATAATCATTAAAATCAATTCCGACATCATATTGCATTGGAAGTAAATAATTAAGTCTTTCAAAATCTTTTCCAGTATTTCCTTCTTTAAGTGTATGTACATGACCAAACAATTGCCATATCATTTCTTGCTTTGGTCTATATACACCATCAAAACATAATAGTGGAAAATGATTAAGATATAATTTCCTTCCATTTACAGTTATTCGTAATTGATGATATACTCCTGCAAACAATTTCATTACATTATCTCCAGGATACCTACTAATATCATGATTACCTAATATTAAATAGATAGTTCCATTTAATTGTTGCAATATTTGTTTCCAGTGAGAATAAGCAAAATCTCCAAGGCAGAATACTATATCATCTTTAGATACAGTATTATTCCAATTTTCGATTAATGCTTTATTCATTTCTTCTGGAGTTTCCCAAGGTCTTTTACAAAATTTAATTATATTTTTATGAGAGAAATGCAAATCAGAACAAAAGAATACTTTCTGTTCGGAAGTATTGAAATTAAGTTCTTTCATTTAATTCTTCTTTTAATTTTTTTAATCCTTTTTTATTTAGACTTATAGTTACACATGGAACTACATATGGATATGGAGAATAAGTAGTTTTACCTTCTTCATTTTTACCAGAAGCATAACGATATAGTCTAGAATCTGTACGCCAAGCAGAATAATGTAAAAGAGTTCTAAAATTATAATCAAGAGAATCAATTAAATATTCCCAATATACATCATCACATTCTACTTTATCTCCAAGTTCATCTATATAATACATATGCCATGAAATTTCAATTCTAAATTTATTAAATAGACATATATTTATATTAGGGGATTCCTCAAATCTAGAGGAACCCCATTTTGATTTCCAACCTACATCATAGCTTTCAATACTAAGTAAACTACCTCGCCAAGGTTTATTATTATTATAGAACCTTATTCTAAGTTTTGGTAATTTAAAGTATTTTCTAGCCTGCATCCAGGTTCTTAATGGATTTTCAAAATGAAAATTAATAAACTTTGATAGATTCATAATGATAATCCATTATTCTTGTTAATGTTTCAATTGCAGTTAATTCGTCTCTGTGCAGTGAAAATGATTTATTTCCAATTGTTATATCCCAGCCTTCAGTATTTGCCCATTCAGTTATGCATATTTGATCATCTGAATTACAATACGGACAATATGTTTTTAAATCCTCGAATATTTGTTTAACTTCTTTTCTTTCCATAGTGCTTTTTAACTAATTCGGTCACATTGTGTCCACAATTCTCACAATAGAATTTACCTTTTGTGTAGTCAACTCCCATTATTTCACCACATTCTTTACAATATACTCTTATATCATCCATAAATAAGTTCTTTAATTTTGTTAGCTATTATTTGCATATCAGGATGAGCTTTAGAGCCGCATCTTTTTTTAAAGAATTCATCCCAATCAGATTTAAATCCTGTCATAACTATTTCAGTTTTTATACCTAAATGAAGAATGGCTCTTACATCTTCTGGCTTTTCACCTTTATGAATATGTAAAAGATATTTATCTTCACAATCCGAGTATTCCATTAGCCTTTCAAATGTTCTAGTATCTTCAAAATCATAGAGCTTTTGTTCAACTCCATTTATCATTACTTCATTGTTACCTACAGAATTTATAGAAACATTGTCATAGTAAAGATTCATCCAATAAGGGATTATAAAAGTCAGTTCATTATTAAATTTGTCTTTACTATAATTACAATATCTTGTAGATTCTTGACTAAAACTGAATTTCCTGTGTCTTACTAATTCATTAGCTATTGCCCTGTCACATATAATTCTAAAAGAATATCTTTTCTCATGAAATTCAGAAGGTTCTGTAATCCATGGTTCTACTTCTTTTGCTAAATCATGTTCAAGTAAATATCTATAATTAGTAGTAAAACAAAAGTTCATATCATCATCTATTTCATAATGAACATATTCACTTTGTAATAATTCATTCCATACATTATTAAACATATCCTTTCCTTCAGAATTTTTATTTCTAGGGTCGGACATCATTTTTACTGTGCATGAATCTACAGTAATATATACAGTTCCATGTTCTGAAATAGAATTATGATGATAACTATTAACTACTTTATCAAAGAATTGTCTACTTGTTAAAGAATTTCCTTCTTCATCATATTTAATATAATCTTCACTTTTATAACAAGTTCTACCAGCAAGTTCTATCATATCAAACATTCCTTGCTCTCCAGGTCTTTGTTGTAAAAGTTCAACAGAAGGTTTTACTAGTCTCATACCTCTACTGTTATTGTTTTATAACTATTTCTTTGAACTTTAATAAACTCTCTTATACAAAGAATTTCATCATTCTTATGATTTTGTTCCATAAAATCAAGAACTTCTTTGTAAGAATTAGCAATTACGTAGATATTTAATTCACTATATTGCCCATTCTTAACTGTAACACAATATACTTGTTCTGCAACCATTTATTAATTAATTATATATTCAACTTCATCAACATTCCAGTCTTTCAACATAGAATCAAGACCATCCATTTTTATACCCATTTTAGTACGTAATACTTCTTCTACAACTTCAGGATATAAGTGAGGTAGAGTTACTTCATTTTCAGCTAATTTCTTTATATCAGCTTCTGAAGCATCATCAGGAACTTCTAAATAAAAGTCAGTACTTAAAGAAGTACTGACTGTTATATTTACAATTTTGCTCATTTTTTAATCAATATTACAAAGTATTTTCTCAAACCCGGAACAGGAATAAGTTGTATCTTCTACTAGAGAATAAATCATATAAGTTCTATGTAGAGTGTCTTTCAAATCATCAATATATTCTTTCATAGAAATTATATCTTCAATTAACTCAGCATTATCAGATACATGTTTTTCGTATTCATTAAGTCTCTTAGATGCCTTTTCAATATCATCTTTAATACCGCTTATCACAGTTTCAACAAGACCTGTTGTTAACTCTGTATAACTTTTTTCTGGATCATTGTCTCCTAAATAAGCAATATGAATATTTTCATAAAAAGCTTGATACAAATCACTACTTCTTGAAAATGAGAAAATGCTAAGTGGAACTTTAGGCATTTCAATTACACTTTCTACATTTCCCATCTTATCATACTTTTGTTTGTCTTTTGGAATACCATAAAATGTTAAATAACTACTCATAAGTCAAATAAACTTAAAGGTTTAACTATAGTGTTTACAATTTTCATTGCTTCATTTATATAGAATTGATAATTAATGTCATAATCTTTAAAATTATCCTTTTCTATATACTTGTTAAATATAGTTGCTGAATATCCAATATTAACACCAACTACATTATCGTTTTCTTTAAACTTCTTACTTAAAGAACCACCTTTATTTGATATGTAATATCTAGTAGTTCTATCAAGTGTTTTGTTACATATTTCTTTAGTTTCTAAATCTACATAAGTATATATTGGAATAGACTTAGCATTAGTTTTTAGCCTTAAACAGAAATCGTATATATTTGTATGATTTAAAATTGTATCTCTAATAGGAATTCCATTTACAAAATATTCCTTTAGTGCAATAGCTACAATTTTCATTGAAGGATCTTTATGAAATTCTTTATCAATTTCAAAACATCCTTTTAGTTTGAGATGTTCATTTTCTGGTGTACTATCATCATATACTGCAATATATGAGTTGACATCTCTGATAATCATTTTGGAATATATTGTATCTTCAATATACAACCCAGTTATACGTGTCATCTCCTCTGCTACTGCCTTTGCTTTGCTAAAATCCTCTCTAGGAAGCAAATAGCTCAAGCCATCCGTGTTTTGTTGTATAAATTTAATTCTAGGAATGCTTTTTACTAACTTTTCTGTCCATAAACTAATAAACATTTGTCCACCAATTGTTGTTTTCATAGTATATAGTGGATCATACAATATAGATGATTCCTCACCTGACTTGCCATAAATCAAATTGTGTTATCTATGAAGTTTTTTATCTTCATATTCTTATACTTCTTTGTTTGTATAAGTTCAGCGTACATTTTTAACCTAAAATTTAGGTTAGAGGATACTCTTGGCAATATTATATTTATTCAATTGCTACGCGTTACATTACTTATTCACCTTGCGTAATTGAATAAGTTAACTCGATGTCCCCATCCCAGGGTTCTTCGATTTTACCCTCTTCATTCTCAGATTTGCATCTAAGACGGGCATCATCTTCATATTCAAAATATAAACCTTTATATGGTTTTTTAGTTCTACAAGCTTTTGTTAAATTTTGTGCTAACAATTCTTTACTCTTAGCTTTGCCTGATAAAATTAAAGGATAATTATTATTATCTGATAAAGACCATTCATGTAAATCAGCAGGACTTCTCCATTTGCCTAAATAATTATGATCTATATCAAATACAAGAATTCTTTTTCCTTTATTTCTAGCTTTAATAGAATTTTCCTTTCTAGCTTTAATAGTTTTTTCTGTAATAGTTTTTGGAACTTTTAAATGATCAGTTGATTCGTAATGTTTTCCTTTATTCCAAGGAACATTATTTATCCAACTCTGAATCATTTCCATATATTTTTCAGGAATATCATCTAAATCAATTTCAAAATTTTTAAATTTACTATAATAAGCACTTGCTTCTTTTATAAATACACTAAATGTTTTAGTTCTTTTTTCAATTGTTTCTTTACTTAAATTAGGAGTTCCAGTTGCTAACGGATTTATATTATATCCTAATTTTATGAATTCATTTGACTTACCATTTATAAAATCTTGTGCAAATAATATAGTATTTAAATAATATTGTTCTCTATTTAAGCATTCCGATTTATCGCATATCTCTAAAATATCATATTCAAAAACATCTTCACCATATTTATTCCATGCATTTTGGAAATGAGAATTTTTATGTTTGTTTTCTCTTAAATGCCATAAATGATGATCCATTCTTTTCTTAAATGTCATTACAGTACTTCCAATATAGCATTTACCATTCTTTGTGTTTCTGAATATGTACACTCCAGTACAATTTTCTAAATCGTGTTTGTTACAGTTAATTTTAATCATATCATTTTATATTTTAGTTATAAAGCAAATATACATAAAATTAATTGTAAATGCAAATAAATAAAGACGTATTTAATATTAATTTAGTTAAAATATGTTAAATATGAAATTTATAATACCATTTGCGGCAAGTTTATATCCCTCCATAATTACTAAATCGCGATCTTGTTTAGGTTTTCTTTTTTCTGATAATCTAACAGAAACTATATCATTATTATATATATCTAAAAATTCTTTTCCTAAATGTTCTGGATAAATTCCTAATTGAATAGCCATACTAGGATATAGTGAACCAACATCCTCATCTAATATTATCCATTCATCATCAGCAGAATATATTCCTGGTTCGATGCTAGAATGGACTCCACCTGTTCCATAATCAATATTGATTCCATGAAAATTAATAGTTTCTTTAAATGCACCTTTAATATTAGATATGACAGCATTACTAAATTTATCTTTTATTTCATTAAATTCTTTAGTCTGAAAATTAGCCCATTTAGGAATGCATTCTTTTAAATAAATTTTATCTCTTTTTGTTCCACCTTTTCTTTTTAAATCTTGAATATTGCAATTATTTTTTCTACAATATAAATTTAATATTAATTGTTCTCCAATTTTTACATCAGGCCAATTTAAACATGGAATATTAAATTTTGATTGCAACTTCTGTCTCAATTCAATTTTATTTCTACCTTTATAATTAGGAAAATCAGTCTTACCTAAAGTTACTAATAAAAATTGATATGTGCTATATACATCCCAAGCATTATAAGATAGTATTTCCTTTTCATCTCCTTCTTTACACCATGTAGTATGATGAATAGGCATTTCTCTTACATCAGGAAGATTCATTGCTATCTCAATATCCTTTAAACTAGCTATTCTAGCTTTATTATTGTAGTGGTGAATTCTATATAAATCAATCTGTTGAATGTATGAATTCTTATCGGAAATTATGCTAAATTCTTGATCAATAATTTCTTGAGATTTAGCATAGATAGCTTGTGATATTTCCAATCCAGATTGATATTTATACTCATTATAATGATTTAATATGTGATGAATTAATGGATAATCATAGCTAAGATTATTATATCCTACTTGAACAAGCTTATCTCTAGTAAGATGTTTTTGTAAATCTATTAAATCGTTTCTCCAAGGACATATAACAAATTGATAATATTTATTTTCTTTAGGAACGTATCCAGTATAAGTGAATACGTTCCTAAGACATTCAAGATCATATACTTCCAATATCATCGGAATATATTGTTTTACCATTGTTATCCATAACTTCTACATTAGGACCAATGTTATCATAATGATGAATATCTGTTTCAGTTTCAAACAAATATTCAGAATCATCTATATAGTTACTCGGACATTCAAGTAATTTTAGAATAGCTTCTTTTCTAGAATTGGCTTCTACCGATACATAATTTCTTCTCCAAACAATTACTTTTTCATCATGGATTAATTTAAATACTTCCATGGTGCTATATCATTTTTATATTTATTATAAATACTTCTTATTACATTTTCTCCTATTGGCTTTTCACGAGCTTTATCTCGTTCAATACATGTTTCTATAGGAACATTAAAGAAATCTTTATATTCTATAGTATAATGTATTCCAATTGGAGTTCTATCAAAGTCATAATTTGTATTTTTAACAAATGTTTCTAATTCACTTAATGATGTTTTATTAAGATTCATATTATCTAATACTATATCATATCCAGAAATCATTGCTTCATCTAGAAAATGATAATATATAGATGTTATTAAATCTTCTTTACTAGGAACTTTATATTCTCCTAGCATATTTCTAATATCATCACGATTAAATCTTATTCGCTGTTCAGAATCTTCTGAAATCCATTTTCTTGCGTATGTAGTTTTTCCACTTGCTGGAAGTCCACGCAATACAAGTATTTTCCTTTCAATCATAATAATTCTCTTAAAATATCACTATATTTATCTTGAATTTTTTCTATAGCTTCTTTTTGTACTTGACGCACTCTTTCTTCTCCTAATCCTAATCTACTTCCAATTTCCTCATTTTGCATAGGATTCATTCCAAGACCAAATGACATTCTAAGAACATCGCTTTCTCTATTAGATAATTGTGATAATACATATTCTAATTCATCTGATGTTTCAGAATGTTCTATATGTTCATCAGTAGCTTTAATATTTTCATTTGGAAGTATATCAAGCAAAGTGTTAGTATCTTCATCTTTAAATGGAGAATCAAGTGATACAGTTCTACTAGTTAGTATAGAATTAATTTTGTCAATTGGAAGTTTAGTATTATCACTAATTTCTTCTAACGATGGAACTCTTTGATTCTCTTTTTCAAAATCTTCAATATATTTATTGATTTTATTTCCACTAACTATTTGACTAGTTGGAAGTCTTACAGTTCTACATTGATAAGAAATTGCATGTACAATAGCTTGCCTAATCCACCAGACGGCATATGAAATAAATTTATATCCTTTCTCTCCATCCCATCTCATTGCAGCTTCTCTACATCCAATAGCTCCAATTTGAATAAGATCTACAAGAGGAATTCCCTTATTTTGATATTGTTTAGCTACTGTAATTACAAATCTTAAATTAGCTTCTACTAATCTATTGGCAGCCTGTATATCACCTTTTCTAATACGTTTAGCTAATCTAATTTCTTCATTAATATCAGCAAGTGGTATTTTAGATATCTCCTTAAAGAATATCTTCAAGGAGGTATCTTGTCTATCAGTTATTGTTTGTATGATACTTATATTTTTCACTATGTGGCTATATATAATTTTATTTCTGTTTCTAATTCTTCAGAAGTTATATCATTCACATTTATAGCATTAATTACATAATCATGATCGTATGGTGAATTATATTTACATTGTTTAAGAATGAGTTTGCCAGTAAATATATTATATTCAAAATATACACCAAAGTAATCATGTTCACTACATGAATATGCTATATAAGGCTCTGTTTGTCTAAGTGCATCACCGACTTTAAGTAGTGAATTACCAGCTTCTTTAAGATTTAATTTTTTAATAACATCACCATGTTTATCCAAAAATAATCTTACTTCAGAAATAAATCCTTCGACTATTTCTAATTTAGCTTCAATTGGATTTCTTGACATCCATAATGCCTTTATGAAATTATCATATGTAAGTGAATTAAAATTATCATATCTATATCCAAGTTCTATACAGCCTTTAAATTTGCCATTTGAATCATAATGCATGATAGGATATGCAAATTCTTTAGTAAAAATTTGAATACTTTCTACCTCACATTTATTATAATCTGGGACAAATTCTGTATCTTTAGGCAGATTATTTACATATTTTAAATATTCATCAGAATAACAACAAAATATACCTATTGTTTCATTCTCATGCTTTAAAGTAATTTTACTTAATTCACATCCAACATAATCAAATGTATCTTCTTTAAATTCTAAATCATTTAGAATTTTAATCCATTCAGATAGTGTCATTTTCAGAAATATTCATATATCAAATGTTAATGTTTCTGCATTCATGTCTATTTTAAAATTACTAACATTGAATGCATTTGATAATATATTAAGTTCACAAAGATATTTTATATCAAAATATAAACCATCTTCTTTTTCAACACAATATATTTTTAATTTGTCAGAGATAGGATTTGTAATTTTTAATTGCATAATTTAATATTATGAATTGGTTGTACACAATTTAATATCAAGTCTTAATTGTGCACTCCAAAGATTTGATTCATCAATATAAAAATAATATAAGTCCCAATCCGGAAGAGCATCTAAGATTGTATTTATTTGACTGAATGCAATCTTACAATTCTTTAATTTTCTACTTCCTCCTGTAATATGTATACAACGATCTAGAACATTCCTTTCTACTTCTACACAAAATAGTCCAAGATCATCTATTATTTCCTCTACTTTACTCATTTTACTTTACTCTAAATCAAACCTAAATATCCTGGCTTTAGGCTGAGTTGGGATTCCATCCTCAGAATAATTAAAATATGTGCATTCAACTAAATGGCCATTATATTTAGATTCAAAGTTTGTTACATACTCATCTTTAGTAATTCTATCCCCTACTGGCATTGCTTTGAATGTTCTTCCATCTTGTAATTCACATATGAAACACATATCTTCAGAACCTCTTACACCTAATTCATATCCTATTACTTTAAAGTCAGAAGATTTATATTTTTTGACTTTAATCATATCATTAGTTCTGCCATTAGGTTTATAAGGTCTATTAGGATTTCGTATAACTACACCTTCAAATCCAGCTTCTACATAAGAATCATGTAGTGCTTCTATATTATTCCATCCTTGAACAGGAGTTTGTTCTAGTAAATATATTGGTTCTTCTGATTCTTCTTGACCATAATACAGAGGAATATCAAGACCAAATTCACTTATTAGAAAATCACTTCGTTCTTTAGCTATAAGCTCAGGTTTATCAGAAACATATACATCATATATCCAATATTGAAGCCAATCTGTATCTGCATCTTTTTCCATTCTAGCAGCACCGCTAATAGCTTGAAGTGTTTTACCACGTTTAAATAGTTCTCCGTCTAAAATAGCAGTAGGATTCTTCTTAAAGAATTTAATTAATACATCATTTGTGCGTAAATGTTCAGTAGAATAATTGTAGTGCTCGCCGCCCCTGCTACTAGTCATTATTTTTGATCCATTCCATGACATCAGACATCTAACACCATCAAGTTTTCTACTAGCCATCCATTGATTATCAAATATTTTAGGATTAGTAACTTTCTCATATTGTTTAGCTAACATTGGCTTAATAACACCTTGAGTATTAGTAACTACCTCTCCAAATATATTTGATAATTCTTCTTGTGTATATTCATTAGGATGTTTAGGAATTTCTTTATATCCTTTATCTAAAAACTTTTTAACTTCAGAATTAAATTGCAAAGTATATTGTTCTTTCCAAGTTCTTTTCTGTTTAGTCTGACTAACAATTATAGAAGGTGCTTCTGTTGTTTTCCCATAAACTTGTCCGTAATTTTTAGTAATGACATATCCGTGTACTTTATCATACCATTCTTCATCACATTCAATTACGGCAAATCGAAATTTTCCATTAGAACTTTTACTTAACAAAAACTTATTAAGCATAATTCAAAATATATTATAGTTAATATTAAAGATTTAATTTCTTTTTAATGTTTTTAATTTGATCTATATCCACGTAAGAATGTTCAGACAAACTTTCAATATCTTTACAGAAATGTATTCCATGTCCACACAAATTATTTGGATTCGGATCATATGAATCTGGAACCACTAACTTACCAACTTCATAATTACATGAAGGCAAGTAACTCCTATTAGTTACTCCTTCTCTTCCAAAGTCATTAACAATATAGACAGCTTCTACAAAAGCCATATTAGCTCTACTCTTATCTTTGTCGAGGTTTACAATTTCAGCTTCTTCTGGAAATGATAATTTAACAAGAACTGGTGCAGTAACCACTTTATACCCATACTTTATAGATTTGCGAAGTTCTTTAGTCTTACGTATTATTTCTTCATACTCCTTTCTTCTCTGTTCAGATCTGGTCAACGCTATGTCTAGATCTGGGCAATTTATTGACTTAATAACAGTATCATCAAAATCAATATATCCATCAAATTCCAATCCGTTACAATTAATAAAAGAACAATTACCTGATAGTATAGGAACAATGTTACTGTAATAATTTTTTACTTTAGAAAAATATCCAGTACAATTTTCTAATACAACATTTCTCATCGAAGTAAATAAGCACTTATTGAAGTGACAATTCTTGAAAGTGCATTCTGAAATTGTCTCAAAATCCACATAATTAAATACACAATTATCAAAAGAAATTCCATCAGGAATTTCTCTTCCATCAATAATACCTCTAGAAGTTGCTCCAAAGATTACGTTAGTAATATCGGGTCCTTTTAGGGTACATTCAATTACTCTATTTGTTCCAGATATTTTTGAACGTAATCTTGGCTTAATTTCGTTTCCTGAATTTTTATCAAATATTTTCATAATTTAATATTATAATTAAATATATCATTTAGATTATTATATTAAAAAATAATCATATTTTAGCATTCTTCATAATCATAAACGTAATCCGAGTTAGAATCTGTATCAATTTTAGTTATCTCTAATTTAGGCATTGTATAATTATTATCTTCAAAGTTATTCTTTACTTTATTTAAATAACTTATTGCCTTATCCTCATCCTTATAAATACGAATAATGGACCACACATTACTCGTGAGTGGTCCATTATATTGTACAGCATATAATATCATTTAATGTATTCTTTTACTAGTTCCCAAAGATCATCATATGTTTCCAATGGAATTTCTTTTCCATTATCAAATGCTTTTATCTCTGGATCCCCATTTTTTTCATATATAAACCAGGAAATCCAATCATCTCCTTCTTCAGTAAAATATGCTTTAATAACTTCGTCAAACATAAAATTACCATATTCAATTAGTGGAGAATCATATATATTTAATCCAATAGATTGAAGCAAATCAATTCTTTCTACTTGAGAATCATGCTCTTTAAGCAAACTTATAAACTTTTCTTTATCCATGTTTTTACCAATTAACACCATTCATTTTATTTTGGTATATTACTTTACCTGTTGAATCAGTTATTTTTACAATGATACTTCTTCCATTGTTATCTAAATATGAATTATTATAACAATATTCAATATTTTCATTAATATATGTTGACGCTGATTGCAATGGGTCAATTACATCATCCTCTGTTAAATATGATAGAAAATTACAATCTTGACTATTTAATTCACTCAAATCAGTAGAGAATTTTAATGTAATTTCACAATTTAATCTTCTATGATCTTCACAAAGAGCATCTTCTAATTCTTCTCCAATTCTATCAGTTTCGGTATAATCGTCAGACTTTGCAGCTCGTTGATACTTTTTAATAAGTGGCAAAAGTGGTTCTAATTTCATATTCTAAAAATCAATTGTAAATGTTATATATTCTGTATTATTAAGTTTATCGAATTCTGGAAGTAATTCAAATTGACAATATTTATATACTTCAAACACATCTTCAAAATACATATCATCATATTCAGTACTTCCAAAAAAGAATCCAGAATGCGTTGGAAGCAATTCTTCTGCTTTATCATGATTCTTCAATACTTGTGAACATAAACTAATTAATTCTACAATATCTTCTTTTTTAATTTTAATAGGAACGCAATTATCTAAATTGTATCCTAAATTTTCAAAGAATGATACCAAGAAATTAACCTTCCTAAAATATCCTATATTAAGTTTACTTCTTTTATCAAAAAATATATCAAGTCCCATATTAATAAATAGTTATTACCATTCGTAGAATCTCTTTCGATTCTGTTCGTATGATTCTGACATGTAAATATTAAGTAAATCATCCATATCTTTTTCACTAAAATGCATTACAGAATTTAAAGCTTTTAATGCTTCTAATGCAAGTTTAGATAATTTCTTACCTAGATGATGATAGATTTTATAATTAAGTTCGTCAATAATATTAGTCATAGTTATTATTTTAAGCCAGTAGTTCCAAATCCTTCTGAATTTCTAGATGTTTCATCTAAATTTCTAACTTCATTCCATTCAATCTTAGCATAAGGTTGAATAATCATCTGTGCAATACGTTCACCATCTTCAATCCAAATAGGTTCAAAACCGTGATTAATAACTGGAATTCCCACTACACCTCTATAATCCTCATCTAGAACACCAACAGAGTTAACTAATCCCAATCCATGCTTAATTGCATAACCACTTCTAGGATAAATAGCACAGAAATATCCTTTAGGAACTGCAATGGACATATCAGTAGGAATAATTGCTCTACTTCCTGGATCAAGTCTTAACATTGCCTTAGAATGTGAATCTCCTGGAAATAAAACTTCTCCATCTCCATATAATTTGATTGGATTATCAGGAGTAACATATTTAAAACTAGCACGCAAATCTAGTCCAGCTGCTCCTTCTGTTTCATATTTAGGCAAGCTGTTTTCAGAATTATTAATCACATTTACTTTTAGCATTTCCATAATTATTTAAATTTTTTAACATTAAATTCTCCATCATCTATTACTAAATATTCTCCGTATCCTAAAGTATCACATAACCAAATAGATTGATTTCCTTTAGTAGATTTATTAACTTCAATTATCTTTTTACAAGGAGTATGTCCGACAACTTGAGTATATCCTAATACATTACACATACATAATGATTCAGGTCTAATCCAAGTAAGCGGTTGTGTTTTAGAATATCCACAATTATCGAAATAATTATCAGGAGTAAATCCAAATAATTGAGATGGCTCATAACTATTTATATTATGAGCATCTTCAATTCCAGAATCATCTAACCAAACTTGAGATACTCCAGCATGCGAAAAAATAATTTTCAAATCATCATCAATATAACACCATTGAGTAAGATTTAATAATCGTTCTTTAAATACACTTTCAGACATATAGTTTCCTATTTCTGAATTATATCCAGAACACTCAGCCCATGAGTAACCGAGATGTTGTATATCATGATTACCTCGTAATAGTATTACTTTATCAAGATTGTTATACTTATATTTAAGAATATCTAAAAGATTTGATATTTGCTGTTTAGCTGAGATGTCTTCATGCGTAGAGACATAGTCTCCAAGGAAGATTACTTTATCAAAATCTTCCTTAGAGACTATATCTTTCCAAATAATTCGACCATGAATATCTCCTAATATTAGATATTTCATATTTTAATTATTCTTCACTACCACAAATAATTCCAAATTTATCAGATATTGCAGTAATGGTTCCACAAAGATGATCAATTGTATTAATCAATGCTTCTCTCTCTAAAGAATCCAACCATTTATGTCTTGTCTCTTCTTGACAATCTTCAACACATGTTGGTTCTCTTCTCTCTTCCCCAGGGAATTTATCAAATATATAAATTCCAGATAATCCTCTACGTTTTAACATAAGAAAAATAAATAATATGACGCATAAATAAATAATCCATTAACGATTCCGGATAGTGCTCCTGCAATATATATACTAAGTGTACATATTGTTCGTAGTGTTTTTTCTGGAATTTGTGGATATTCATTTATTGCGTATTGATGTATTGTGTTAATATCAACTCCTTTAATAGTTGATATAAGATTATGTATTGCTTGTATCAGAAGTAGTATTGCTATTATTTTCAGCATAATATAAGTATTTAAAAATGTCTAGTCTGGCAGTAGCATCAATATCGTCTTTACCGAGACTTTCTATATCTTTATTGCCATCAACTAGTATATTGTCAATATAAATATTATCTTTCCAAACAGACAAAACTTTATAAGATTCTGGAAGTGGATTTAAACCTTTTCTGAGCCATCTAGTTAATGTCTCATTAATTGTAAATCCATATCCTAATTCGTTAGTTTCCATCATTTAAGTATTTAATAAGAGATGATATAATATCTTCTCCTGTTTCTGAATAAAAGGCTTTAATTGGCTTTTCTGATTCATAGACAACTGCAAATGGAGTTAACTTAGCTCCAAATTCTTGTTTAAGTTTCCAAGCTTCTTTCTTGCCTTTCTTTGTTAGGTCGTTAATAAAATGAAAGTAGGGAGATACTTTCAATGTATAAGCACCTCCCAACTTTCTTATTAGGTCGTCATTATTATATACTATATAAACATCCATAGTACACAAATTAACTCTATTACACCATCCATAATTACTAATGATTGAATTCCTAAAAGTTGTTCGTAAGAAAGATATTCTTTTAAAACTTCATATAATTCATCAATTAGTTTACTAGATGATAGAATAAAGATTTTAAATAAACTAATTAACAGTAATAGTATTTTAAATACAATCATAATATCAGCTACAATGAGAAAAACCGCAGGATGTGCATGAAGTACACCCACCTACATGTACTAAAGTCATTTCATGACAATTAGGACATTCAGCTCCTTCTGATTTATCATCATTTTGTTTTATTTCGATTGTTGAAGTTTGATTAGTATTCACTAATGTTTTCATTTCTTCTGACATTTCTTTCAATGCTTCTCCAACAGCGACTGGACAACATGAACCTTTAGAAGTATCACGTTTGGTTGCTGATCGAACAGCATATGATGGACAAACACCACAAGATTTAAGTTGATCTAAAATATCTTCTACCTTTATTCCACCTCTGGCAGCAAGACTAATCATACGAGAAAGAGAAATCATAAAGTTATTACAACCTCCTGTACTACCTTTAGAAAGGTAGCATTCCCGTAATTCACCATTAAAAGGGTCAAAGTAGGCCGTACAATGTAAACTGCCGCAACCAGTAATCAAAGTCCGCTTAAGACCAATACATTCATTACCAGCTTTGATAATTTCTCCTCTTTCAAGTTCATGAGGGTTATCTAACTGTGATTTAGCGTTATCAGTATTAAGACTAAATTCTTGAGATATTTCTACTTCAGGTTTTTCTTCAGATTCTTTCTTAGAATCTGTACTAAGAATTGGATCCCTACTACCTGTAACATAAATAGTAACCCCTTTTAATCCTGCTTTCCATGCTTTGATATACAAATCTTTAATTTGATCAACAGTAGTATCACTAGAAAGATTTACTGTACTTGAAATAGCTGTATCAGTAAATTCCTGCAAAGCTGCCTGCATATTAATTCTGGATTCATACGGAATTTCTTCAGAAGTTACAAAATATGAAGGAAGTTTAACATTTCCCGTAATTCTTTTATAATCCTCTACTGCTTTTATATCAACCGTATAAAAAGTATCCTCTTTATTCAAAGAAACGGTCTTTCTAATATAGCTTAATGCAAAGAAAGGTTCACAACCAGTTGATATATTCAACATGGTTCCTATAGCATTTTGTTCTATATGATTCGCAACATCATATACGGGAATTATCCACAGCTTATAGTTTCCTATAAGATCAGACTATATCTTATTATTCTTTAATATACAATTTGTCTATATTACTATTAGAATGAATAAAACTATGGCAAGAGTGGCATAAAGAAATCAAATTATCTAAATTATTTGCTTCATCAGGATTTTCAAATAATCTATATTTTCTAATATGATGAACATCCATGTTATGATTATCATTTTCTTCATAACTTTTTCCGCAAATTTGACAACAATTATTATCACGTTCTCTACAAAGTTTTGATTGATGTAACCAATTTCCTTTGTAATGTTTATTTACTCCTCCTTTCCAGGTTGGAGAGTTTTCACCAGTATAAATCTAAGCATAATGTTCAGCCATACATTTAACATTACAATAACAATATTTATTACTATAAAATCTACTAAGAATTACTTCTATATCTTTTCCACAATAGCCGCAAGTAGTAGTAATTTTATTAGTAAATATGTCTGATTTATGTTGTGATAAACAATTATCGCAGAAACGCCTTTTATAATACCGAGGATTCCAAAAGGTATATTCTTTATTACATAATTCACATGTATAAGTATTTTTATAAATTCTTTCTCCAGTTTCTAATATTTTAGATTCTCTGGTAACTTTTGAATTTCTAACACACTCAGGAGAACAATACTTTTGGTTTTTATGTCTACCATCAACATGAAATTCTTTTCCACAACATTCACAAAATTTAGTATAGTCTTTAACATATTCAATTCTATACCTTTCTGCAAGTTGTTCTACTTTCTTTTGATACACAGATGTATTTTTAGATTCTTTAGACGTTCTTGTTTTAATTTCGTATTTAGATAACCATCTTCTTACAGTAGTTTGCCCTACATTTAATTTTTTTGCAATATCACGAGTTGATAACTCCTAATTGATATACAAATCTTCTAATTCTTCTTTAGTAATATTAACTTTACTCATATATAAAATAATTTCCGTGTTTCCACTGTCATCAGCTTACAGTGTACAAAATTTAGTCGTTGAGCCCTATATCATATATAAAATATTTAGATACATGGTTGCTGATTTTCCATCTTCGATTATATTGAGCCTAAGGCTCATATCTAAAAATCATGAGTAAATATACATATATTTTTAGAAAAATCAAAATTTAGATAATTTTCAAACATTCACACTTATCCTTTCGGATTATGTTGTAGTTTATCTAATTTAAGGAAGTTCCAGCAATTAACGGAATTTATACTGAGCCTATTAGTTTGACCCAGTTGGAGCAATAGAAATAAGACTACAATTACGTAATTTATTCTTTTCTTTTAGTTTAAGGATTTCATCATCAGTAAAACTATGCTGTATAATTTCAGAATCCCATATTTTTTCAGAATACCCAGGAAAATTTCCTCTTTTTTCTGCCAAATCACTACTTGCATATACAGCAGATCTAAATATAATTTGTATTATATCAGATGCTACATAACAAGCTTGTTTAGATCCATATTTAATTCCTAACATAACAAGACAGTCAGCCAATCCCATAATTCCTATTCCTAGATTACGATATTTCTTAGTCATGTCTTGTTGCTCTTTAAGAGCATGACGTTCTATATTTTCTTCTAGTACATCATCCATAGCTTTTACGATAGTATAAACATCATTTACTAATTGATCCTCATTTAAACATGCTCTTTCAGAATATGGATTAATTACATATGCAGAAAGATTAATAGAAGATAAATTACAAGCAGCATTTTTAGGCAGCGGCTGTTCTCCGCAGGGGTTACAAGTCTCTATCTGATAATCATCTACAAATTCCATAAGATTATAATTACGAAATCTATCTGTAAAGATTATTCCTGGCTCTGCACTTTTTCTAGCGGATTCACATATAGCATTAAATACTTCTGCGTATTTTTCATTGCTATAAATGTTATTCATAAAATGATCCGAACACTCAACGGAAAGATTAGCTTTAGTAATCTCATTAGGATTTTCTTTAATTTTAATAAAAGTAAGAGCTTCTGGATGTGTAGCATCAAGAGACATTAATAACGCACCTTTTCTAGAACCTCCTTGAGAAATACTTTCAGTAACTGTATTAAAAATATGCATAAATGGAACAATTCCATCTGATTCATATTGCCCTCTAATAAGAGAACCTTTAGGACGTATTTTAGATAAGGAAAGTCCTTGACCTCCTTGTGCTTTAAATGTAAGTGCTATTTTAGTAGCTACATCCATTATACCTTCCAATGAATCAGGAACAAATCCAATTGAATAACAATTAGAATAACTACCTGCTCCTTCAATACCTCTATTAGCTAGTGTACGACCTCCAAATAAGAACTTCTTATCAATAATTAACTGTTTAACTTCTTTATCACCTCCACTTACTCTGTCTAGCCAATCTTCAAATGATTCATTATTATATCTATATTTGTTATTCCAAATATCTAATGAGAGTTGATTATCGCCTAGCCATTCTTGTTCAGTCATCAAATTATAATTTTAATTAAACCAATTGTAGAATATCTTTAATCATCAAAGTCTTTTCAGCTTTACAACATAAATCTCCACCACGTTTATCTTCTTTAGTACCATCGTTTGTTACTAATTCAGTAAATGCATTATAAACATTAAACATATTAGTAGATGCTCCTTCTTCTACATAATAAGGAGAATCTTTCTTCTCGTATAAAAGTTTATAAGCATCAATAGGTGTAGATGTTGCTAATTTTACTTTACCGTATCCAGAATCATAAGTATTCTTAATGCTATTACGAATCCACATACCTAAGTTCTCATTAATTAATTCATAATTATATGGAACTTCTGTTTCTTCAAGTTTATGCATCCACATTGCAGTATCAGATACTTCTTCCATAAGTGGTTTCACGCACTTAAAATTAATAGGAGCTTCTGGTTCAAGCGATTGTAGATTAATATAACTTGGATTAAATATACACATATTTAAACATGCCATATTTACTCCAGATTTAAATATCTTAACTACAGGCTTACGTGTATCAAGAGCATATAATAGACTTACACTATCTCTATGATTTTCATAATTGAGTTCATCAGGCATAATAGCTTGTACCCAAACTCTATTAAATGTAATATCTTCCATATTTACACCTCCATTTTCTGTAAGTGTAATTTGATCTGGTAATTTAACCTGTACTCTAAAATCATTTGTATAAGGTGACAAACGTTCTAGAAAAGGTTCTACATAAGCAGCTGTAGGAAGATACTCTTTACCTTTAATTTGAGTTCCTTTACCTCTTAACAATTCATCAATAGTTAATTCCATAAATCAGTTTCAATTATATCGTATGTTCCATATTCAGTAGTAGTATAAAAGTCATAAGCTTTTATTAAATCATTCTCACTGAAATCACATACAGTTTTAGCAACATCTATCCAATTAGCTTTATCATTGCTATCTATATCTTGTTCTTGACAAAAATCAAATACATCATTATCAATTTTTACAAAGTCTTCTTCGTTTATAATTGGAAATGATTCTTCTAATTTGGATTTAGCCTGCATTGCAGATTCCATAGATGTATATGCAGCAATAATTTCACCAACATCTAATGGATACGATACAACTTTTTTAAGAACGAATATCTTATTCATCTATATCGTCATTTGGAATTGTAATAAGTTCATGAATCCTATCTGATAATCTTTGTTTAAGAATATCATTAAGAATTTCAAACTTTAAAGATAATGTACATTTTTCTATTTCTGATAATTGTCTAATAAAAATATCAATATTTCTATTATTTAATCTAATTTTTTCACCATCATATTGAATACAAATATATTCTTTATCTGAAATATATATACTTAGATGATTGAATTTAAGTTCATCATCATGCTCACTAGAACTAAATCCAATATCATATTTATCTACATTTGAAATTATAGTATCAACTAAATTGAGTATATCATTAGCAGTAACTAAAGATTTATTTTCCATTGTTTTCAAGATATTTATTGAGTTGATTCATACTAATATGCTCTAATACACAACATTGTTTCTTTGAAAGATATTCAATTCCATTATATGTTACAGGAACTGATGTTTTACTCGGTTTGTAATTTTCAAACCAATAATTTTTGTTTCTAGCGGTCTTTTCCATTTTTAATTTATTCTTTAATAACACCTATATTATAATTTCCAAGAGTATCTATTTCAAGATAAGCACATCCCCATTTAGTATATCCAAAATTGCTTACTATATATGTACTACTTCCATAAACGGAAGGGCAATTTATATAGTCAAATGAAGATACACTATTAACTGAGAATTGATGTAAATCACCTTTAATAACTACCTTTTTATCTAATAATTCTAAGTCAGTATCTGCAAAGAAATCATTAAACCAACATTGAGTTCTATCATTCAGGTTTAATGGAAATCCTTTATATTGACCTTTAGTTGCTTGTGCTTTTCCATGTAAATAAATATAAGATGTTCCTCTATAATTGAATGCATCTATTTCTTTATTACTTAAATAACATTTTATTCCAAGTTCATTAGTTAAATCTCTAACTAATACCATATCACATAGCCATCCAGTATCACCACTATGATTACCAGAACCTATTGAATTATATTGAACATTAGGAACTATTTGTTTAAGTTGATAAAAGAATCGCTTCATTACAGAAAGATACATTTCGGCAATCTCTCTATCTGTCTTTACGCAGGGCAATTGATGAGACATTGACGTAGTCATTTTTCTAAATGAATCAATAGAATCTCCGAGATTTAATACAATTACATTTTCCCAACCTTTATAGGAAAGTTGATTAATTATATAATCAAGTCTTCTATTAACTTCTGATTCATTATATTCAGGTAGATCTATATATCCTTCGGGAACATTAAATGCTCCTACATGTAAATCAGAAAGACATATAACTCCAGTAGTTCCTTTTTCTGGAACTTCTTTCTTTATTGATACTTTTTCATATTCAACTTTACCAATAAGAGATTCAGCAAGATCTTTAGAGTCTTTAAGCTTATTAATTTCACTAGCCATCTTTTTAATCTGATTAGTGAAATCTCTTTCTTGTTTAGCATCACAATATTTAAATGCAGCTCTTTCTTTAACTTGCATTCTATATTGAGCAATCTGTTCAGGAGTTAGTTCTTCTAATAAGTGAGGAGCTACAAATATAGAATCTTTAGTAAGATTAAAACATCTAAATATCATCTTAATCTCAGCAAGAGTATATTGTGGAAATTCATTACAAACATTACGTGCTGTTACATTACCTCCATAATATGTATATAAACTAAATAGAGTTTCTGCATCTTGTCTAGTTAATGCCGTAATAAATGGAATCCCACTTTTTGTAGGATAATAAATGTGATATTTTTGTATAACTCCATTTTCATCTCTATCAACAGACCAAGACGTATCATCTTGTTCTATATTCTTAGGCTTATTATCTCTTTCTTTAATAGCCATATAGAGGTTATATATTTCTGGATAATTATTTACATTCTTAATATCAGATCTATAAGAAACCATTCTAGATGAGATATTAAGTTTACCTTTATTAAACTTATCTTGCCACTCTGAAATTGTAAGATTGTTATCAAGAATATATTGCAAATCATCTTGCAATTGTTTTAATGTACTTTCCTTCATTCAAATATTTTTAATTGTTTTATTCAATTGTTAAAACCATTTCTGGGTATAAAATAAGAAAAGGAGTCGATCTTCACAGACCAACTCCTTCAAAATCATTCAAACTTAATTTATCATTAATATCGAAAAATAAATTCTTAACAAATTTCCAAACCAAACACAGTATAAACTCCGTTCTGTGCACTCTTGGAAGGCGTATAAGAGAATGTAAATACAACATCATCACCAGTTGCAACTTTACGAACTAGACGAGCAAAACCTGAACCCTTATAACCCTTTTCAGTAATAAGCGCTTTAGCAAGATTCTTAGCTTCAGCCTTAGTTGCAGAAGAAACCTTCATACGAACATTACCATCTTCATCAAGCAAACGATTACCTTCATCATCAGTTTGCGGTACCATTTCGCAAGGTGTAGAAGCAAGTACACGAATTGTTCCATCTTCAAGCTTCTCACAAAGTTCAAATACTTTACCATAGTGAGTAGCACCACCTTCACGTTTAACATCCTCAATAGTGTAAGCACGCTTACGAGTATCCTTAACAGCAGGCTCATTTACAATATAAGCAGCAGCACCAGGAGCAATCTTGTTAGCACGAATATATTCACGCATAAACTCCTTTACAGCAGCATCTGTAATAGCTTCAGTCTGTGACTGTTTCCAATTACGGAATGCCTGTGTTGCGTTACGCCAATTTTCTACAGGAGCTGTGAATGTGTCCTGACTTGCAAATGCATCTTCTTTTGTTGCGCCTACTACTTCGATTGAACGGAATACATAATTATTTTCCATAAGACAAATAAAATTTAAAATTTAACATTAATTCATTTTACATTTATAAAGCAAATATAGTATTTTATTTTTTACTATCCAAATGCTTTACCAAAAAAATCTATAAAAATTTTAAACATCTTTGGTTTCTAACCTTTCTAGCAAATTTAGTCATTTTATATTATATAATAAAATAATTTACTGTTAAAAAGTGTTAAATCTAAAATGGTAAATAATTATCTGCTAATTCTTTTATTTTATCTATCATTTGTTTATTTGTAAGTCCAAAAGTTGGAAATTGTTGACATCCATAGCTCATATCTTTAGCTACTATAGAAATGCCTTTAACAACATTATCCGGAATTTTAGTTCCTACAATATTTCTTAAAACTTGATAATGGTTAATATCAGGTTTCTTTCCTTTTAGTTCTTCAGTAAGATGGCATAGCATTGAAAGTAATGCTAACTTAGAATCAAAGCTAATTCCTAAATTACCAAAGCTAAAATATTTAGAATACAAATCTTCTAATTGCTGATAGCTGTATTCCATATACCAAAGTCTTTATATTTAGTTGCAACATTCTCTGCAACTAAATGTATTAAATATTTAAGTTCATCAAATCCTTCTTGAAGCATCTTTTTAGTTAAAGGAACTACTTTTGTATAATATCCAGGAATAGTAGATACTACTAAATAATTTCCTTTAGCTATTGGATTTTTTAAGCCGTAATACTTATGAGCTACAAGATTTAATAAATATAAATAGAATGCAAATTCCCTATTATAATGGAATCTATCTATATTTTCATTCATCTTATCTACAGTTTTACCTAAAGTCTTTATATCATTAACACATATTGTATTATTCAATGTGTCAATAACATAATTATCTAGTTTAGCTTTAAGTTTAAGTATAAATGGTTCTGAATTTTCCATTTCAACTTTTATATCTAACAAAATAGCTTGCTCATTTTCAGATATAATTGAATCCGGAAATTCAGTTTTTGGATGCATCTTATCTAATATATAATTACTGTTTTGCAGTGATTCTATACAGCTGATAGCAATTTGACGACTTCGATAATCAAGATATAATTCTTCAACACTATTGTCTGAAATTGCCTCAGAATAGTGCTTTCGAGCCTCCCAATAAGGAGTGCAATCATCAATGACTTTTTTGAATTTTGCTTCTCCCCATAGAGCATTTGAATAATAATCAACCTTTAAAGATATTTCTCTTATCTTCTCATTATCTAAAGTTCCATTTATATAATCAGAATATAATTCATCAGCCATTATTCCCATTTTGCTAGTTGGTTTTCCTAAATCATCTGCTATATGAAATGATTCAGGTTGCAATACAATAGCATGTACTGCTGAACCAATTTGCAAACTTGGAGAATAGAATGGTTTAAATCCTTCAAAAAATTTTTCAGGACTTCCATCTTGTTTAGGATTGATTAAACTCAATCTAGAATTACTAATATAATTACTGTACTTCTTAGAGAAATATGTACTATCGTCTATTTTCTGTAATCTAAGAGTTTCTAATAGTGGTGTTATTTTCATATCAACTCTTTAAAACAAGGAAACATAGTTCTAATAAATAAATCATATACCTCTTCAATCTCATCTATATTTAAAGAATGAATTCTACCTATTGGACCCCAATCTTTATTATTAGGAGAATCTAATAATAAACATGGAATTCCTTTCAAATTTAAATCTTTAAATACAGAAATAGAATCATCCACATGAACGGAAGATTGTGACCTTTTAAGTTGAGAATATTTACTAAGTCCAAAACCAAATACTTGATACACTGGAGCTTTAGGTAAATCATTAACTTTAATTTGATCAGTAATCCAACGTTTAGGAATAACCCTAGAAGTACAATAACAATTAGGTATAAAGTTAGGAATATTAAGAATAGGTTGTTCTAACCAATACTGTTTATCCTTTCTTAATATTCCCATTACATTTTTTGTTATTTCAAAATCTGATTTAGGTATTCCAAATTTTGATTGGTAATAATTATCCCAATCAAATATTGTTCCATCTAAATCTAAAGAAATCTTTAAGTTCATAGTTCTTCTATATCTTGTATTTCTCCTATAAGAACATCATATTCGCCCATATCATCAATAAATTCATTAAAGTCAAACTCTGGATCAATATCATATCTTTCACTCATTTTTTCCATGAGCTTTGCTTCGCAATCTGATATTGAATTCGCAGAAATAACTAGATTGTAGATAAGGTCGTCTTTAGTATCACAAATAGGAATTACATACTTATTCATTAGAGTTCAATAATATTATTATTGTATTCGGTTATAATAACATCTATATCTGCTAGCATATCAAGCATATCATCATACTTCATTTTAATAATAGGCATACATAATTTACAGAATTTATTTCTTGCTTCTTCAATAGTACATGCTTCAATTGAGTATAATGTTCTCTCATCTATACTATTATCTTGAACTCCAAATATAAATTTAGTCATGATTCTTATGATAATTTTCTAAAAGTTTATAAAATAAATCGACAGGAATTATAGCTAACTAGTGGTTTTGATCATTTTCTATACTCTACTGAATTAAAAATTCAATATCTTTCAAATCAGTTATATTATAAGGTATTTCTAATAATTTAATTTCATTATTTTTACAAAATTTTCTAACATAGTTATCCCGAATTTGCTAATCCTTTAATTTTAATTTTCCTCCAAAATGTTTAACTGGAATATAATGCTACACCCCCATTATACTCTATAAATATATTATAGTCTGGTAAATAAAAATCTATATAACAATATCCAGATGTACGAATATTTTTTGGGATTTGAATTTTATACTATGAAATATATTTAATATTTAAGCTATTTAAAACATTTTCTACTAAAAATTCACCTTTAGACTAATTGCATTTAGGACATCTAGCATGATTATACAAATGGTCATGTGCATTCTAAGCAATTTCTCCATGTATTGGACAAATATATGTAATTTTATTCTCAATTCCAGTATATATTGTATTAGAATAATTATAATCTGGATTTAAAGTTTTACATCTAGAAATAAATTCTTCTTGTGGCATTAGTTGTTTCTTTGATATAGTTATTTTTCCACATTCAGAACATCCTTTTCCAGATAAATGATTAGCTGGATCTTGTAAAAACTATCCATGTTTTGGACAAATTATAATACCTTTAGTTCGGGCATTAATATAACTAAATTTGCTATAATCATATTTATTATTATGAACTAAATTAGCATCTTTTATAAAATTATTTATATCTTTAACTCTATCTTTGCTTAATTTCTAAAACTTGCATTTTGGACATCCCTAACCTCTCGTATGAGCATCAGGAGTCTACCAAAATTCTCCATGCTCTTTACCTTCAGTATCAAGTTTATGACAGATTATACATACCTTATCTCTTTTGGTGTAGTATTCTGTTTTAGAATAATCATATTTATTACCATGGGTTTCACGAGACTATTTTACAAATTCACTAGTTGTTAGTCTTTTCATTTTTTAATAGATTATATAAGACTTCTTTTGGCAATATCACATAATCAGAAGACTCGGAATTAACTTTTTGTTTTCTCCAAAATATAACAAGTGGTTTATCCTTCAAAGGGCATTCTTCACTAATAGTTTCAATATTTGGAGTATTCAAAGTTGCCTTGCATTGGATATAAAATGGAAGTTTATCTGTAGTTTCGGCTATATCAACTTTAGAATTATCTAAATTACGATTTTGAGATCTTGATGACACAAGTCCTTTATATCCTAATTCAGTTAATTCTTTAATAACATCTAATTCAAATTTATTTCCTTTATTCCTACTTTTCTTAGCTTGATAGCTTCTAAAAGTAGTATCATCTATCCACTTGCAGTGAATTTTATCTTTTTTGTTCATAGAGCCTTCTCTACATTTATTACAACGTATTTTAATAGCAGATTCAGATAATCCTGTTTTCTCTGATGCTTCACTTATTGAATTGAATTGTTCAAAACTTCCGTCTTTATACGTTATAATTACTGATGTGTCTAAGTCTTTCTAACTTTTTTTAGCCATAAAATAAATTGTTTAATTAGATTGATTGTTTTTTCTTTACCGTTGCATTTATAGTAATCACTAATATCTTTAGCATTTAGTTTTCTAGGAATCCATGTATATATAAATTCTGGGTGTTGCTTTTTGAATTTATTCATAAAACTAATTCCAGTTAAATCATTATCAAATAGGACTACTATATTTTTAAATCGTTTCTTTAAATCATCTAATATTGCTTCACCTGGAATTTGTGTTTCTGAGTTTGGAGCAATAGCTGATATACCTAATGAATTCAAAACCATTAGATCTTTCATTGACTTTGTAATTACCAATAATTTACCTTTCTTTGGTAATTGATCATATCCTTGAATTTTCTTAGTGGGCCAATTAGTTAAAAAACGATACGATTTACGTTTGGGATAATATATTCTCCATAGTTCCTTACCTTGATATTTATTTCCATAATATCCATAGATAGGACAATGTTGTCCATATTCAGAAACTAATCTATCATTTAAAAATACATGTTTACAAGAAAACACATGATATTTTTTAAGTATATCTGTAGTAATTCCATATTTACCCCACCATTTTATATCGTAATCAGTAAAGTCTTGAATTTCAACCTGTATCTTAGAAAATTCCTTTTCTTCTATCTTATAATCTTTTGAAATAATTTTACCTCTAGTTTTAACTAATGAATCATTCTTAACTAAATTAAAGTCATTAGCAATTATCTGTAACGCTTTAAAGTAATCACAACCGAACAATTCACAAACATACCCAAAGCAGTTTAGAGATTGTCCGGTTGCGAAATCTTTATATATAAGAGTATTAGATTTATTACGATAGAAAGAACATGTTGGGTTCTTATCTTTTCGTAATTGACTTCTAAATAATTTCTTATTAAATATATTTCCTCCTATATAATAACTAAATATTTGCTCTTCGGTTAATTTAGATAATATGAAATCCTTAGTTAATCTAGGTTTATCATATAAACTAAAATTCATGCAATAAATCTTTTTATTGCAAATAAAGCAATTTTAGTTTGAATTTACAAATTTATTAGAGTGCAGCCAAAAGGTCCGACAAATCCTCATCTTCACTTGGTTTAACAGTTGAAGCAGGTACTGATTCAACTGAATCAAGTGAATCCAATGGACTCATTTGAGTTGGCTTTGCAGAAGCTAGAGAATTAGCTTGTTGCATTTCATAACTGCTGAATGTAAGTCGATCGGGATTATCATTAAATGGAGATACTCTCCAAGAATACCATTGTCCAACTTCTACTCCATTACGAGATGCGGATTCTTGTGTCTTAGCTTCGGCCATACCAGTAAATTTAGGTAGACGTGCATATACATGTCCATCAGAACTTTTACGACCTACAAGTTTCATATTGGTTTTCACTTTACCAATATTACCGTCAATACATTTCTTAAACAAAGCCATCAGCTGCTCAACAGTACCAATCTTGCTTGCTGCTGCTTGAAGTTTTTCAAATTGTTTAGGAAAGAATGCAAAACCAATGGATGCAATCTCATTTTGCAATTCCTCAATAGGAGCTGCACCATAACGTTTACCTCCATTAGGTTGGTCATATTCAGGGCGAGTAATATCTCGAGGATTATTCTCGTCACAATAGAACATACTTTCAGTATATTCTCCTTCATTATTGCCAAAAACAATATCAAGACGCTTCCAATGTCTTCCATCTTTTTCGCCTTCTACTATTTCTGTTTTCTTAATTTCAACATCAGAATAAATCTGATAAGGTTTTAAATAAGAAGTTGAATTTGTTACTGTAGCGTTTGTAATATTTCCAAAATTAAAAGCCATAATTTATAAAATTATTTAAAGAGTAAATTGAAAATCTGAAATTTCTGTTACATCCGAATCTGAATTAAGAAGATTTTCTAATTCAGAATCAAGATTATCCGTTTCTACTGGAGTATCTTCAACTAAAGGTTCTGGAGTTTTATCTCCTTGCAGAATAAATACTCCTTCTGAATCTTTAACTAGAGTAAATACAGTACCATACTTAGCAAGTTCATCATGCTTACTTCCACGATATGCAAAACTATTATTCTTACAAAGCTTATTGCCTGAGTGAGTTCCAAATGTATCATCAGTAGCTATTACAGGAATAATAGAATCTTTTTTACGATATTTAATATCTAGTTTATCACCAGGTTCTACATTCAATAGATGAATTGCAGAACCATTAAGAACACACTTGGTGTCTTCCAAAGTTAAAGTAGGAGTTTCATTGTCAGAAACTTCTACTTTCTTAGATACTTTAGCTGTTTTTACTTCTCCAGTATCAGTATTGACTACAGAAAATTCTCCTGTTTCTGTGTCAAAAGAAAATTGAAATGTTAATTTACTCATTCTCCTTCATTATAAGCATCAATTACTTTAATAATCTCTGCTAAATCATTATCAATTAATTTATCTTCAAACATTCCCATAGGTGTTTTTGCTACATGTTCTCTATCAGTGTTGGTTAAGAATTTATATTCATAATCATTATCACCATCGACAACCATAGCATAAAATACATAGGTGAACAAACCTTCTGGTGTTATCTTTTCGTTGACCATTTTCAATTATAATATAATGTTTACATATTAGTGATAAAATCTAATACCATTATATTCTATATATTTCTATATAGTTTAGACTATATCTTAATTAACCTGATTTTTTATTCTTGAAAATAAAAATCTACAGGTTAATAAATCCCATTTCAAACTAATTTATCAAATTAATTTTACTCTCCCGATACGGAGATAGTCGTTACACACGCCAGGAATTACAAATTCCAGCTTGGCTCGGTATTACCAGCTATCCAAACCATATAAATTTGGACCTTAGGCTTTCTTAGAGAGCGTATTTTTTATATTTAACTCTTACCGAATTAGGGATTAACAGGCAAAAAAATTTACCAATCGTTTTTAAACTCCAGTGTGGGTTCATATTGTCACCAATATTATCACTATGACTGATGAATACTACTTTTAGATCATCACGAAGCGATTCTGATATTCTAAGTAGGTCAGTGAAGTCTCCACCAATATCATTAAACTTATCATAAGACTTTTCAGAACGTCTATCCATGAAAGCAAATGACATTGAGTACTGAGCATCTTCAAATATAAGTGTTTTTATTTCTGGTCTTTTAGCACTTACATATTTCATAATAGTTCCAATATTTTGTGAATTGGATGTTTGATACCAATTGCCTTGTGGGTTTGTTTTTAAGTCCCATTTACTATAATGCTTCTTCCATCCTCTCCAAGGAAGAGGTTTAGAAGTAGTTGATATAATAAATGTTGTAGTGGGATCAAGATTGCGTAAAGATGAACTTTTACCAGTTCCAGATTCACCTAAAATTAATATAGTTTCTGCTGCCATTATAGAACGAATTTAAAGTTAGTTTCACTATCTTTAGATTGATCATCTTTGACTTCAGAATCTATAAATTCAATACCTTTGACATTATCTATCCACCATCGTGGATTATCAAATTTACCATAATCTATTATTTCAGAAGCTCTAGGAAGCTCCTTCCAAACATTACATTTTCCATCATAATAAATAAAATCCTCAACATCAGATTCTCCATACCTTGATTTAAGAACAATGACACTTCTAAACTTATCGCCCATTTGTTTAATATCATAGCCTCTATGACTATTTAATTTTAAACGATTAGGGCTAAATAAAGCTAGAACTATCTCTGCGTCTTCTATTGCAATTTTGTTAACGTCATAGCTCTTTATCTATAACTTCTATATATTTCTATATAGTTCAGACTATATCTTTAATTTCTATTAATAGAAACAGTGCCCCGCTTTCGTGGAAGAATTTATAGCTACAGCATTACCTGTTTAGCTTCACTTCTAGTCGTTAGGCATTTTCTTCAATTTCTTGAAGGTTTAGCACGGGATTGTCCAAGTTAGGATTTTCCCCGTTTAACGGAGTTTTAAATTCGCCTATTTTGACGAATTGGTATCTTTAAAATCTGCTGTTGTAGGAGTTAACATTCCCTCACGTCGTCGATCCATGCCTTGAATACCTCTATTTAATTGTTGTATAACAATTGGTGATATACCACAACGATTCTTTAATGAATAGAGATATTTAGAGGTTAAATCCATCTCTTGTTTGAGTGTTCTTCCCTCAGACGCATAAATTCTGGCGAGATGATCGACCACTACGATGTGTATAATGTCTGGATCATCAGGAATATATATTTTTCTTTTATCAGATTCTTCAAAATGTCCTCTAGCTTCTAATTCTTTAAGAAGATGAGAATAAATTGAATTAGCAGAAGCATTCTTATCATAAATAGTTATAATAGATTCCACTTTTCTCATCCATGGAATACATTTTTCTACTATTTGATAACAATCATCATTCAAAATAAATCCTCTTTGCACTGATAAAAGTTGTTTAATGCTTAATCTAACATTGTAAGTCTCAAAAATATATGTAGATAATAATTTAGCTAAAATCATATCCGCATTCATTTCAAGACTAAATAGGCTTATTTTGAATTTTCCATCATCTAGATGATCCATAATAGGTCTATAAATCATTGAATAGAGCATAAATGAGCTTTTCGAGTATGTTATCACTAGATTTTTTATTCTAGTTTCTTATTATCACTAATAAGTCCCGCATATATTTTCATCCACTTATTTCAGTTGGGATGTTGGACACTCTTGGATATATTATATTCTCAATTAAGAGGTTCAATATCTATGCTGTACGATGATTCAGATTCTTTAATTTCTGAATTTATCTCGGTGTTATCTTTATTAAGACTTTCACCGATATTGCCCAATAATAATTCCAATGATTCCTCAATTGGAACGGCTGTGTTAAAAATTGCAACCTACCCCGGATTCTGCTCCGAGTAAAACGTAAGTTCCCTTACATACTCCATCAATGACTTGTTCAAGTTTAGGAAGTCCAATACTATAACCTTGAGACTTTCCTTCACGACCTCGCTTAATTGCTTCAATAAGAGCTTCAGTAATCATAGTTCTCTAATAGAATCATAGTTATAATTAACTGTATCTCCATTTTGCAATGCTTCTAAGTCTAACCAAGCATTATTAACTATAAAACTTCCTAATGATTGTTTAATGACGTCATGTTCTTTACCCCATTTAACAAGTTCAATAATATGATTATGTGTTTCAACATTCCACTTAATATATCTACCATATTTAAAATATGCATCTTCTAGAGAATTAAAGAATTTACTTACTCCTCTTAAAGAAACAATACTATTATTTATAGTAGTGAATTGTGGATAGTTTTCAAATAACTCTTTTCCTAATTCAAATGAGCATTTGTATAATGTCTTAATGAAATTTCTATTAATTTCAATATCAAAAGGATCAAATTGTTGGCCTTCTTCGGGTATCTTATAACTTTTAAGTATAATACCTTTATTCTGTAAATTTTGTAATACAGATCTTAAATTAACTCCTGCTTGTTTAAGTGTTTTTATATAATTAGAAAACAATTTAGTATCATTTTCATCCTGGAATATTAGTAATACTCTCAAAAGAAACAATTCAGTAGGAGTTAATCGGTATTTTTCTAAAACTGAAATTTCATCTTCTAGTGTTAATGTTAAGTTCAAATCAGTTTAAAGTGTTTATACAAATAATACTTGCATCTTTAAACTGTAAAAGCATAATACTCTTTCGAGGTGTAATTTTTACATAGAATTATTAAAATCTAAATTGAAATTGTTTAATAGTCTTTTTATATGGTTGAGGTTCTTTATTATTAAGAACATCATCCAATCCATTCTCATCTATTGTTACATATTGAGAATTTTTATGACTATTTTTAAACCAAGTTGTTTCTACTGTGTCGTCAATGATTAAATTAAATATTAAAGCATGTTTTCCTTGTTTGAATCGAATTGCTCTACCCCTTGATTGAGTAGCACGTATTTCCGATGAATCAATTCCTAACATAATAGCAGTATCGAGACCTTTAAGATCAGCACCTTCGCAAAGTTTTTTAATAGAATTCAATACTCCTTTTTCTTGATTATTAAACTCTTCCAAACTTGCTCTAGCTTTTTTCTTACTATCCTTACCAGAATAAACTGGACCAATACCAATTGACTCTGCCATTTTAATGTTATTTGAAAACGTTATAATTTTAGAATTCGGTAAAGCATTAATTATTTTTCTAGCCAATTCTAATTTCTTAGGATGATTATTTATAAAAGCTTTACGTTTTGTTAAGGCTCTCATGAATCCAGTAGCATGAAATGTAATCTGTTGAAACATTTGTTTACGTTGTTCTTCTGTTCCATTTGGACACATTTCATCTCTAAGTTTTGATCTTGCAATAAATCCTTTAGGACCTATGCAAGACATAACTTTATTCCAATCAAATGAGAAAAATTCAAAATGCGTTACAAATTCCTTATTATACTTTTTATATTCATCTATATCATCAACGCTTATTAAAACTTGATATTCAGTATATGGCGACAACCATTCATTTAGTAATGCTTCTTCAAGAGTAACTGTAATACATACAGGGCAATATTTATCCATAACTTCTCTCTGTAATCCATCAAGGCGTTCATATGTAGCAGTTAATCCAAGAACATATTTATATTGTACAGCTTTAAATAATTCTCTAAAGCATGTTGAGTTAGAACGATGGCATTCGTCTATCACTAAAATATCAGTAATATATTTGTTTTTGATAGCAGTATTAATAATTATAACCTGACCATTTAATGATAGACCCCATTCATCAAGTTGTTGCTCCCATTGAACTTTTAAATTATCAGTAGGTACAACAACAATAAATGTTGTATCTTTTCTTTTATCAATAAAAAGTTTTAAGGCTTTTAATGCAGTTCTAGTTTTACCAAAACCAGTTGGCATTACCATTGTTCCACATGCTTTATTTTTTAGCCAATACTTAATACATTCTTTTTGTTTATCATCTCGTGAAATCATATACTAAATAAATAAGAGCAGAAAGATTATTTACATCAATCTTCCAAAGTATATCCTTTAAATTCTGCAACTTTGCGAATTTGTGTAATAATATCTTCCCACTGTTGAATTTGATGATTGACTTTTTGTTCAAAACGGAATAATACTTTATTACGTAATGTTAGAAGTTGTTCAGTTGTAAGACTTGAATATTGATATATTGAACGAGACTTCAACCGAACCATAGATCTAAATTCTGAATAACTGAGACCAGAAGGACTTACACGTACTTGATAATTTGGCTTAATATCAAGCGCTTCTTTAACTAAAGATTCATTACTTAAATACTTACCTCTTTCATTATTGCTAACAAGTTCTTTAATATCATCATCAGATAGAAATACACCTAGATGAGTTACAATAAACTTAAAAGAAATATGTGAAGTATTAATAGCACCAAGCTTATCCATACATGCATCTACTAGCAAACCAACACTTAGATTTCTATATTCTGTAGGTACATTTGTAAAGATTTCAGTAATAGGAATTTCATAAAGTTTACCATCAGGGAATACTTCTTTATTCTCATTAATTCTATCAAGCAATTGACGACATAGAATATATTGAGAACATGCTTCTCCATTAGTAAATGCACCTTTACGATATTCACGCAAGAACAATTCAGTATTACATCTATCCATTTGGTCGCGTGTAATCTGTCTAATTACATATCTACCTGGATTTTTAGAATCAGTATTATGGAGCATTACATTAGCTCTCTTATAAAATTGATTAAGCTGTTCTTCAGTAGCGTCAACTAAACGAATTGAATCTTGATTACCATTTTCATCTCTAGCAAATTTCCATACGTAAGAATTAACATCATTATTCTTTGCGTTGATAGCCTCAGTTAGTTTCTCTTTAAACATTTAAAATACTCTATTTATTACATTATATATTGTTGATTATCTTCTGGTGTTGGTTCAGGAACAAAGTTTATAAATTGAGTCATATCATAACGATATGAAACAAATTTATTTCCATCCCACCATCTATCTTTACCTGCTTCAATTTCCTCAAAATGTAAATATCCAATATCACCTATCGCAATCAACTTTGTTTCCCAATTCGGAAATTTAGTACACATTATATACTTAGAATATCTAAGAAACTCTTTATCTAGAATTTCAAATACATAAGTAACATAATCTGCTAAATCTGTCATAGATGCAACTAATTTACATTTAACTACCGTAATAGACGCACCCGTATTTTGCAAAATCAGATCGACATAAAGTTATACCTGTAAAGCAAGGATATTTTTTACATTCCTTACATGTTCTATCTGGATATTTATATTTTACTCCGTATTCATCTTTCTTTACTCTTGGTTTTTTCATTTAACAAGTCCATAAATTAAAAATGCTACAGAGATAGCAACAACTCCGATTTCAAGACCTAGAATAGTTTTCTTTTTATTCTTAATAGTCTTATTCAAAGCTTTTATTTGTGAAGTATAATTGCTACTTAAATCTTTATATACTCCTACTTCTACATTTCTTAAAGAATCAGATTTTTCAAGTATATCCACTTTATTCTGATAATTAGAAATTTGTTTATTTAAGAGAATATTTTCATTAAATAACTTATCGTGCTCTACAAATATAAGATTCGTATATTTAAGTTGTTCAGAAGTTATATAAACTATCGAGTCTTGATTTGTTTGAGTTGATATAGTTTGAGAAAAACAAGTAGTCGTCAGTAGGAGTGTTGTTAATAATAGTATTACTAACTTTTTCATACTTATCAGAATTCTCTTTTATTTTGATAACTATTGCTTCTATCTGTGAATTTGTACTGTCTTTCTTTACTTGCAGGTCATCTAATGCAGATTCAATAGAATCTATTTGTTCAACATAATCTATTGAATCTACATTTGTTTTATGAGTATAATACCAGTTACACAGTATATATACTAGAAGTAATCCAATAATAATTATTGCAATACTTAAAGCTTTTTTCATTTAATTCTACGATATTTTACTATCTTAGTTCCAGGATTAGACTTAAAGAATTGAGCTTCTTGTCCTAAAAATGCAACAATCATATTGGTATTTATGTATCCATTTTCACTTGCCATTAAAGCATATTCAGAATTCTTTTTGGCACGTCCTTTTGCAATTTCAATACCCAACTGGGTATCAAATTTATCAGTAGGATTACAAATAGCCCATCCAAGTTTAACACCTTTAACTAATTTGGTTCTATTCCCATCTGGAAATGCAAGCACTCTTGGATCAATAATTTCAGTAAGAGCAACAATTATAAAATGATGTGACTTACCCTCATTATCAACAAAAGTATCAGTCCAAGTTGTGAATTTTTCTTTCATTTCTTCTTTAATTTAAATATTGGTAATTTTAATTCTTTTATGTAAGATAATGGAGCACCTAATAAAGAGACAAAACGAACAACTTTAGAATTAATTTTAGAATAATCGGAAATACTAAGTGGTTTATTTGATTTTATAAACTTACTATCTATACTTCTACATCCATTCTTAAATAATTCATAATAAGAAAATTCATATAAATAATATGGCATTTCTATTAATTGTTCATTATTATATCTATACGTGATGATATTTTCCATTAAATGAATAACTAATTACTGGAGAAACGTGATACCCATTTTTATTTACATGTCCAAATGAAGCAATCAAATCATTAATTTCAGTATCAAAACATTCAAAAGAATAAACAGATTTCTTAAATTTCTTATTATTCTTTAGTCTTACAATAAGTTTAGCTTTACACAAAGGTCTCGGTCTAGGAATAGCATGAAAATGCCAATCTCCTTTCATGCTATGTTTCAATCGTTTCAAGAGTTTACGATCATTATCAGTTTTTGACCATACTGATACATCTCGTTTAGCTTGTTCAAAAGGCCTAAAGAAGCCATTTAAACGCATTTCATTATCATTTCTTACATTAACTCTCTCTGATTTTACATTCTTTTTCATACGTGTAAATTATTACATTGTGAATATTTAATTGGCATGTCTAATCTAGACATACATTTTTGAAATCAATATCTTCATACTCTTTAAAGAATGATTTTATTAGACTTCTAACTGTTTTGTTATGATTTTTGTTATATAAATCATTCCACAATCCATTTTTGTAAATATACGATATATTAGATGCATCAACATCTGGAATTAAGTAACCATATACTTCTCGATCAGTATCATTAATGAAAGTATCTCCTACTTTCAAACAATAATGATAACATGTTCCAGTTCCAGTTATACAATGCCTACGATGCATACTATTTCGATGCTTATTCCGAATCTCATCTTCAATTTCAAATTGACTACGCTCTTCTGTATCATAAACAACGAGTTCATATTTAATATGAAGTTTATCAAATTGTTTAGCTAATTCCATAGCTACAAAACAACATCCTCCTTCATTTATTTCATATACTTCTTCTAAAAATTCACATAATGAATTAAGGGAGTTCAGTAATCTTTCTAACACAATCAGTTATTTCTTTTACAATGTTTCTATATTCGGTTAAGTATGTTTCCAGGTTAGAGGATTCTAACTTATTTTGTATTCTATAGTTAGCAATATATTTAATTGCTGTATCTAAAGATACTCCATAAGCTACATTAGCAAATTCTTGCCTTTCATTCTCTTTCCCTTTATTGATTGTCTTTAATAACTCTAAATCAAAAATACCACTTGTATCTTTAATTAAAGTTAATCGAAAATCAGATTCATTTATTACCATACTTTATGTATTTATTTACAATACGTCTAATAATATTCTCAGCAAATCCACTTTGCTCACAACCAATAGAAGATATTATAATATCATCTTTAATTGTTTCTCTATCAGGTATTTTAGGAGTGCATTCGTATTCTTTTTGCATATTAAGAACATGATTAGCATCTCCACAATTAATCCAATACTTATTATTAGTAGCTTCTTTAGAGAGTTTTTGAATTTTATCATAACTCTCTTTTGCTATTTTTTGCATAGCTTCTATTACATCATTGGACCTCTTGTATTCTTTAAGCAAAGCATCAAGTTTTAGATAAGTATCACTAGGTTGATATTTATCCATATTTTCTTTCCTCTTTCTTTCTTGATAATTTTCAAGCTCTTTTATTACTTGATTAGTCAATGCTTTAACTTCAGCGTTTGTTAACTTTTCCATATTTTAATCCCACCAATTACGTGTAAATTCTTTTCTAAGTTCAAAATAAAGATACCAAGCTTTTTCGTAATATAGATTTTTGGCTGTAATTTCAGGTAATTTAGGAACATCAAAGTCTGTAAATCTATAAAGGTTTCTAGTGTTTACATATTTAAGTAGTTTCCATTTACCTTTCTTCCACGGACCTTCGCCTATCTCAAGTATATCTACATTATCAAGAATAATATCCAATAAAGAAAGTGCAAGATTCATTTTTTCAACATCTCTTTCCCATGATACATGAGTTTGATATTTAATAATTGAATCCCGCACTCGCTTAATTTGATATTGTTCAGCTAATAGAATACTAGAGTAGTCAAAATCATAGAAGTCGTGAATTACTAATCTTCTATAATCAAACCATCGTTTATAGCCTTCAATTGTATATTTAAAGTTAGTTTTAAATTCTTTAACATACCCTTGAATACTTCCGATGATATTGCTATTTAGCAATTTGACGAAGTAATCTCGTATATGCTTTAGCTTCTGCATATCTAATTCTTTCTAAAAAATGATAATAATTTTCTCCAGGTTTATGCCTAGATTGAATAAGATTTTTATAAGCTTCAACACTTTCTGACCAATGTTTAAACTTACGATAATGTTTACCACTTTTAATGCCAAATAAATTATTATTATTTGTGTATTTAAAGTGTCCAGTTTCCAGAACAGCTTGAGCATATACAATTTCCTTATTATGGATATTGTAATATTCTAAAGCTTCCCATAAGCCTTCTTTAGGTCCTAAAGACATAAATGAAGGTTGCTCAGCGAATGATGTTAAGAAAAACAAACTTAACAACAGAGTTAAAAAATACTTCATAAAAATTAAACTGTCTGTGACGCTTGGACAGCAAGTTTATCTACTATATTATTCCATTTAGTAGATTCAGAGTCATCATTTTGATGTCCTTTTACATGAATAAACTTTATATTAGGACATAATTGATTAACTCTTTTAATTTGATTATCAAATTCTTGCCATAGTTTTCCATTCTTTCTACGTTTCCAACCTAATGTACCACATCCGATAACATATTGGGAATCAGTGTGAATTTCAATGGATTCACATGGTTTCTTAATTAATCGTAAAGCTATTATTACAGCTCCTACCTCCATTTGATTATTACTTGTATGATAATAAGTATTAGAATATTCTAATAATTTCTTATCATTATATAGAATTACTAATCCTATACCTCCTTGGTCTCGTAGAGGAGAATAAGCGCCATCTGTGTAAATAGTAATATTATTCATCTTGTGAAGTTTTTGAAGATTGAGCAATCATATCACCAAAAAAGAAACCAAATTTGACTTTATCTGATTCCTCTGTTTCTTCGTCATAAAAAAGATTATTCATTATATATTCAGCAAGTTCTGCTAAATTAACTTCACCTTTTTCTGGATATTTATCAGTCCAAAACTTAATTTGATTCTCATATTTTTCCAGATCATCTTTGTTGTGTCTAAGCTGTTTAGAATATAAATATTGTTGGCCTTTATCTAATTCATTAAACCAATTACGCATATTTATTCCTAAATAAAACGCTCTTACAGGGTCATTACCAATAAATTCATATAAATCTAAATCAGTATTGACCATCAAATCATCTCTTAAATCATCAACATAATACTTATCAACTTTTAGATCTATATTTTCCATAATAGGAAACTAACGTATATTCTTAATTAAATTGATTATATAATTATTATTGAATCAGAACATATATCTTCATCTTCTCCTTTATAATATTTTGAACCTTTAGGTATTATTGCAATAAATACTTTTGGTAATAGAGCATTACATGACATATCATTATCTATTGCTAAACAACGTGATATTGCTGTATTTACATTTGAATATGCATGAAAATATCCAAAGGAAATTTCATATTTATTATCCTCAGTTTTTGATATTCTTGGTTCATCAGAATTATCATATCTAATTTTTCTTTCAAATTTAAAAAACTGATAAGGAGAACGTAATTCATTATTATCTGTAAATAATATCTTATAGCACATTATATCATCTTCAGCTATATAAGGATCTTTATTTGTAGAATATAAGCGCATTATTTTATAAAATTAATTATTTCTTTAAACTCATTTACATTTGAATTATCTATTACAAATTCATCAAATGTTCCATAAATACAAATATGACCAAAAATATATTTAATAGCTTTCCAAATTCTTTTAAATATATTTCTTTCTGGACAAAGATGTACACTTAAAAATACTAAGTTATTATCTTCATCAAAATCGGCTAACATTATGTGTTCAGGACTTTGACAAGCACATGTAATTAAAGTAGGCTTATTGATTTCCATAATGGTAAATAAGTTTTAATTCCTTCTTTCTCTATAATATAATTATTGTCTACTAATCCTATAAGTGTACCTGTTTTACAAATACCATTATAATCATAATAGACAATTTTACCAAATTTATCAGAAAAATTATGTTTAATATTTTTCTTCAACGGCTCTTTTAGAATTTCTTCTAAAGTCAATATTTCATTCTTCATTTAATCTTAAATATGTTTCACTACTTTCTTCAAAAAATGGATCAGGATTATTAGGAAATATAGTATTTAATAACTTACGATGTTCCCAATCGCATTGTTTATCTCTATAATCCCAACATATATAATTACAAAGTATTTGTCCAAAACGTTGTTGAGGACATTTCTCAATGTAATTCTCAATTTCATCATAATAAGCTTCAAATTCAGGAAGCTTATTTTGAATTGTTTCGAGAATTTTATAATTATAATTCTGCCTTTTCATTGTAAATCAAATTTATTTTCCATTCATAATTTAATTGTATTAATTTAGTACCAGAAGCGGGACTCGAACCCGCACGATTATAATAATCAGAAGATTTTAAATCTTCTATGTCTACCTATTTCATCATTCTGGCAATCACCTCCCACTTTGATATACAGAGAATAGAAGGAATGCTAAGTTTTCACTTTATTCGGTCTTTCACCGACTGTTGCAAAACTTAGAACCTGATTTTAATATTTGTCTTCCTCTTTGGTCTGTTCATTATTATTTGGAGCATCCCACACAGGAGTTTCGTTAATCTTTTCCATCGAATTGTTATTTAATATTGGTGTTAATCCTAATCCAGTACTTAAAGCCTTTATTAAATAATCTTTTGGATACCACTTTTTTAAAAATGTTCTTTCAAATACTGGAGATTCATTATAGATCTATTCTGGAGAATATCCTTTTAAAATGCCATCCTTAATTCCTTCTCTTATTCTCTAGGAGAATTCATTAACATCAGTCATATACTTTATTTGTGCATCATCATTTACAATTACAGCCTCTAAACGAGCATACTATCTAGGATCTCCAAAGTTTCTCTTGTTTAATTCAGTTATGGCACTAAATACAGGGAATCTATCTGAATTATAGTCTTTTGATTCTCTCCACATGTTGTGACCATTCTCATGAGTTATAGTAAACTCTGGAAAATCAAATTTATGATGGTTTACATTTATTCCTATATAAGGTTCTTCTTCAAACCCAAGTAATTCACCAGTATTCGGGTCTTCAATTGAATATACAAGAGTTTGTGACATGCCACTATTCTAGTTTGTGGTTCCATATGCTACAGGAATAGTATTATCTTTTAAATCAGTTAATTCAGAATAGAACTCATTTTTCAAGTTAGGTATCATCTTTATGTCTGGATTCTCCCTTATTTGAGTTTCTAACTTATCCATATATTCTGGACTCATATAGAAATTATCTATATCATTCTATAAATTTTTTTTAACTTCATTTGTAACTTCTGGAAAAGATGTATATTCATTAAGGCGAGTTCCGCTTTCATATTCTTTAACAGCATCGTAGTGATTTATTAATTCCTTTTGAATTGGAGAAGCATTCTTCATAGTATTGTTCCTAACCTATTCCATATATCCTCTAATTTCTCCGATTGGCCCGTTCATTACTTCATACCATTCTTCGGTCTTAGAGCTTGGATTATACAGTCTCTATTCTAGAGTAAAGGTTTCTCCTCCATTATAACGAAGCTTAAATTTCTCTAAGTCTCCTAACTTGAAATGTCTATATGTACCAATATTGTCCTTTTTTAAAGCACCAGAATTAAAGTTATGTGCTATCCATTCTAAATCTTCGTTTAGGAATGGACCATCAAAACGCTATTGGATATAGAATCCGTTCTAATCCTTAACTCCATACTAATTAGCAGTCAATATCTATTTCTCATATATAGGAGAAGAAGTATTCTTACTCAACTATAATCCTCTTGCAAGTGCAGTTTCTGGTTTACTAACTGCATTCCTTGCTGCTCTAAAATCATCAACTACTGAATTTACAGCAGACATAGGTTTCTTAACAGTATTAGCAACACCATTAATTGCCTCAGTCTCTTTTGTAAATGGAGCTAACGACATTAAAGCATTAAGTCCAGTTCTCCAAGTTAGTCCATTTTGGTCTATGTCTTTACCAGCTTCGTTAGCGAAATATGCTGATAAAGCTAAGTCAGCTCCATTTAGCATCCAAGCAGGTGCCTAATAGCCAGCAGCTTGTGATAATCCTCCAATCCATGTTGAAGGAGTCATAGCCTATCCTGCTACCTTAAGTGCTGGCATGATTACTGGAGCTGCTTGAACAGCCGTATATGCTGCAAGTGGGGCAACAGCAATTGCTCCTGCTATATTACCTCCCTCTTGCACTGCATTCATTGCTTTAGGATGTGTCATAGCATTTCTTACACGAATATTATTTTTGTTAAGGAGTATTTTGTTAAAAAACCTACCTACATTATTAAAAGCCCTTGTACTCCAAGGTAAAGGTCTCTATCCATATATAGTTATTTCAGGAAGCCATGTAGGATTATAAAAATTTCCTATTTCGTAATTAAAATTAGGCTATTCGTTTTGTTTATTGTAAGACATTTAGATAATAAGATTAAATAATGATTTACTTAAATAAAGAATACTATTATTTATTTACAACCAATAGTAATTTTTAGCAAGTAATTAATTTGCTGTAAGTATTCTTATAACTATAATTTAATTTTCAGAATCGAAATAATACCCAAATCCAACTCTTGTTTTTAAGTTTTTACTATACTTGGGAATTTTTTTTCTAAGTCTAGATATTGTAATATCTATTACTCTATCATTACTTTTTTCTGACCATAGTTCAGAAGTTAATTCTTTACGTGAATAAACATAATCTGGATGCTCCATAAAGTATTTCAACAACTCATACTCTTTTTTAGTTAGAAATACTTCGGATCCTCCAACATAACACGTTTTCCGATTTTGATTTATTTCTAAATCTCTATAAGTTATTGAATCCATAATATAAAGTTTTTAAATTATGTTTCAAATATACACATTTTTTATCAAAGTGCAAAATTTAGATAACTATTTCTAATTACCTAAATTTTGCATATTTTATTACCTAATTTTATAAGCTGATGGTAAATAATCATCTGGATCTTCATCCATATGCACACCAGTCATTTCTAGGATTCCTTTAATGCGAGCATCATCTTTATCAGTATCTAAAATTTGTCTAAGTGAATCTACAAACTGCTTTTCAGGAGTTATTGATAAATCCTTAATCTTAGATAATTCAACATGATGCATGTAAGAGTCAACAGAATATTTAATCTCCTTGGGATCAACAAAACATTGATCACTAAGAATCATCATTGCTTTAACTCGTTCAATAATATCAGCCATGAATGCTGGAACAATGTTAGCTTTCTCAATGTATTGACATACTTCTGTCAAATCATCTTGAATAGTGTAACATCCAGATTCAAATGACGCACGAATAAATTCTTCTGCTGTTTTAGCATCAAGAGCACCCATTTCAATAATTGAACTAATTCTCTTACCACGTAAGAAAGTAGGTTCAATCAATTCAATATGATTAGTTGTAAACAAACTAATTACATTCATGTCTTTCGTATCACCACCATCGAGAGTATTAAGAATATCTTGCATAGCAGCATCACGATTGCCACGAATTACCTGATCAATATCCTCTGTAAAAATCACTACGCCATATCCAGATTTATCAATAATTTTGGACATTCGAAGTGATTCTGCAAGTAATTTAGGGTCTTTAAGATAGATAAATATCCATCCATTATCCACAGCAAGCTTTGCTAGCTTAAAAGCTACGAGAGTCTTGCCGGTTCCATAATTTCCAGATAGCAAAGCTCCATATTTAAGCGGAACTCCTTTATCTAAACACTTCTGAGGATTCAAAAGTCTAGCTCTAATAGGCTTTAGATCATATTTAGTTTTATCAGACAGGATAAGAAGTTGGTTATCTATGTTATCAAGGTTAAGTATTTTAGGTTCATTAATATCAGTAATTTCTAAAGCTTGACCTTTATAAATAGAATTCTGAGAAATATTTCTTTTAGTAACTTCTATAATATCATCCATTAGAGAAGAAAACTTAAATTGACATTTTCCAGTTACTTCTAGTGTATGCTTATCATAATCATAATTAATGTTGATATAAGAATCATCTCCAAGTCCAGAAAGTGAAATATCACCAAAAGGGGCTTTAATTCTAGTTCCATCTGCAAGAGTAATATCTACTGTAGATACATTACTATCTCCTGAAGGGTTATCATTCTCTTTAGATGTAGTAGAACCAAATACTTCACTAATAGCTTGATTAAGTTGATATACACCATCGTTCCTAAAACACGGAATTGAATATTGAAGATTGGCCATCTTTCTAGATTGGTCAATTTCATTCTGAATGTAATCAAGGCAATCAGCATATTTAGTGTTAGGATTGTTCATAATTTCTACGAACTTTTCCTTCATTGATTGCTCGTATTTACTAACTTTCTGTTTGAAAATAGGGTTACTTTTTCTCATTTTTTCTTATGTTTTTAACTGTTTTATTAATCTGTTTACAATTACTTAATGTTGTAGTCAAACATCCCAATGTTACCAAACTTCCATTTTTTGTAATAGTGAGATTCTTTTCTTTAATCTCATCCATTAACTTTTGTTGTTTAAGTATAATTCTTTCTATTAAATCAAAATTAACAGAAGTATTTTTACAGAATATTTGATTACGTTCAGGAACATAAATTACATCATGTCCTTGAATTTCTCCTACTTTAATCATATCTTCTACATAATGAAATAATTATAGCAATTACTGCCATTAAGCTACAAATTATTAATGCAAAAATAAATAAATATATAGGAATAAGAATTGGAAGTAGTATCAACAATAAATCATATTTAAATATTATTGCATATATCATCCAAAATAAAGAAAGTAGGAGATATATGATACCTCCTACTTGTGTATTTGTTAACTTCATATTGTTAATTTATTTAATAACTCTTGATTCATACAAGATAAAAATAGTTCTTTAGAATTACATGGATTTATATTGCCTTCAAGCAAGAAACTAATAATCGAAGCATCAAATCCTGACATATGAAACATATTAGGACAATTTGCATATGATTCATATTTAGTTTCAGGGTGAGAACTATAAAAATAATTAGGAATATCCCATAGTATTACTTTAAAGTTATTGACATATTCATCAGAAAACCCTGCTAGCTTTAATTTATTAATAGAAACTTTAAACATAGTTTCATTTCTATGATTAAAATCCGAATATTCGCCGTCGCTCAAGCATAATATGCCCTCTGGGAATTCTGATTCATCTACACCTGCTTCTTTAATCTCTATTAATAAATCAATCACAGATTCAAAATTAGTAGATCCATATGCTATATTGTTTCCAGCATTAATCCACTTGTCTGTTGCAGTTTCACCTTTCCATTTACGTAATTCGCATTTATTATTAAACTCACCATATACATTAGTAAATTGTCCAGTTAAACAACTAGAAAAATATAATGCCATTGCTTTAGCTACATTATAAGCAGTCATGTTGCATCCAATACATTGACTAGCCATTGAACCAGATTTATCTAGTATAGGCAATAATTTACTATATGCATTGCATTGTTGTAGTAATTTATTAAATTGAGCATTAGCAGTATCAAGTATATGTTTTTCAGTATTTCCATTAATATCATTAAATATCTCAAATACAAATCCAGTGTATTTAACAGATTTCTTGTTACTAATCCATTCAGAATATTTGTCTGTTAAATTATGGTTATTTAAGAATTTGGAGTGCACTAATAAATGCAATGCTTTTCCTGGAATAGTATTAAAATCAATTGCATTATAAAGTTGATTACTAATTTGTTGTTGCCATTTATGTGCTAATCCCTTAGATTTTAATTTACGATATTCAGTATATCGCGTAATTTTATCTTCTTTAGGAAATAGATTTTTAGCTATATATCTACCAATTAATGTATCAGCTTGTGATTCAAGAGTTGTGCACTTTTTATTACTGCGAATTGTCGGAAGATATTTACGGACAAGATGTGTTGTTTCATTACATATTAATCCGGCTCTAATTGTCTGCATTAAGAAATTCCATGGAAGAACTCTATTATTCCATCCATTGAATTGTAAATCCCAATTCATCATTGTTACAATATCTTTCCAAGAACCAGCAGCAATGAAAAGTGTTATATTTTTATAGAATACTTTAGGATAGTTAATAGCTATCCACATTATTCTCATAATTCCTTCATTCTTTAATCCTTGTCCTTTTTGTATTGAAAACTTCTTAGTTTTATTTTTATTAGAAATATAAGTAGGAGTTCTCGTTATCATCCTAATATAGACTGATAACTTTAGACAAAGAAGTGGGTTCTGACTCCATAATAATCTCATATCTTTATCTACTTCATAATAAGATCTAGGAGTCTTGTACTTAGATATAGAAGCAAATTGATCTACAAAATCATTTCCTGTTGTAGACAACTTTACTGCTCCTTCTTCAGAAAGAGTCTTTGAACCTAATATAAGTCCAGACTTAATAAATTTGTTCTCGATTGAACAATTCTCCATAAGAGAAGTAACTTTCTTATCAAACATAATTTTAACTTTTTAAGATTAAACTCTCAAAATGGAGTATTAATGACTTATAAGTCACTAATACTTTTCTAATTGTAAATTTTAGCAGTAGATTCAAAATACCAAATCATTAATTTTTTTAAGAATTTAATCATAGTTTTAAAAATTTAAATTATTTATAGTTTATCTAACTCTTCTAATAACATCTTTCTAGTTTCTTCTATCTCTAGTATAGCTTTACTTAGCGAGTCTCTACATTCATCATATAACCTATTAGTTTCTCTACTATATTTGATTATTTGATAAATGATAAAAGTTAGAAGACATATCAAAATCATTAAGCAAATATAAATCATTTTTTTTAAGTTTACAAATTGCGTTAACTATTGCTTCTAGTTCATTGATTCCTGTTCCACAATAAATTTCACTAGGTTTTGTGTATGGTCTAATAATACAACATGTGCTTTTTATATCATTTTCAGGTAACCATTCACCAGGAGTATAAAACATTTTATATCCTCCAATAAATCTTAGTAAATGAAATAATTTTTCAAAGCTCCATGCTAAAATACCATATTTAGTATCAAAATCAATATCAACTAAAATAATATGACAATTTAATGATTCTTCAATCATTTTATCATATGAAACTTCTTCAAAAGTAACTGTATCAATAAAGATATACTTTTTATCAGCAAATGAATTAATAAAATTCCTAAGCTTGATACTTTGTTCTAAAGTTGTTACTTGATTTGAATTAAAGTCTTGAGTATTTAATAGATACTCTATTTGTGATTTTTTCATATTAACGATATGTTAATTTATCTAATAATTCAGGATTATCATAAGCATTGCCAATAACTTTAAGAACACTTGAAGGATCGTATACAAAAACGTCATTAAAGGTTCCAAGTACAATTCCATGCCAAGGATTAATTTCTACTAAAATAGTTGCTGAATAATTAGTTGGTTCATTAACTACTGTAATAATGTCTCCTTCGTATATTTCTTTTCCATCAGAATCACACATTTCAGTACGCATTCCAATAGTATCGGGATCTACTTTATCTACTTCAAAAGGTTCTCCTGGTGCTACAGTATCCTGATTAATAATACAATTTAATGTACCATCCGAAGTCTGCAATAAAGAACCATATACCCATTCATTAGTATACGGATTCTTTCCTCTAAATTTAAATGGTTTCATTTATTTAAATAATTTTTATAAGTTTTAGGATAATTATTAAATAACCATTCAATTAATTTGATAATAGCATCAAATGCACTATAACCACGCATTGCAACACATACGTAACTATTTAAAGTATAATATCCACATTTCCAACTATGATTACTTTCTCTTACAAGTGCAAAGCGACCAATAATGCTATTGTTGGATATTAGTGCTTCACATTCTTCAAAATAATCATCATCTTTAATTGCATAATTAATTGCATTTGGACATAAATTAATTAGTGCCATTAAAGACCATGCTGGGAATGAAGAGGTATCTTCACTAGGAGTTCTATTGCAATAAAATAATTCACTATATGCTTCCATATCTTTTTTAATTGCATCTTCGTAATCTTCTAATGAAGCATTCATTATAAATCTATCATCTTCTGTGTATATAGTAAAGACATAATACATATCAGATGATTTATAAGATATACCTAAATCAAGTAAATGTTTACCTTGACTTATTGTTGTAGCTGTTTGCATCATATCTCTTTTAAAGTTTATTAAACTCATTGACTAAGTTGGATATTTATGACTCTGTTATTTGTAAATTAGCTACAGCAATAGACAACATAGCTGCTATCCATGCATTGTTTAACAAATTGTATATGTCATTTAATTCTCCTGATAATCCAAGTGTAATTATCTCAGGAATAAAAATAATCAAGCAATATGTAAGTATATACATAAGTGCACTTAAATTAATTTCTCTCTTTTTATTCATCTCTTTATTAGTTTAATAATTTCTCCACCATAAGAGTTTTGAGTTAACTCTATAAACTCATTTACGGTGAATGTATCTGTTTCAAGGTTAATGTTATGATTTTTACAGAAATTAAGTCTACCCATTTCACAACTACCGGTCAACTTATGATGCCAATCAAATAGAATTGCTGCGTCAATCGGAGTGTTGAAATCGGGAAACTCTTCGCGAAACTTAGCAACTCTTTCTTTCGGTGGGCACTTCTGAAATAGTTTATATTGGAGTGCACTCATAGCTTTGTGTAGTGTTTCTCCATGAGCAAACATATCATTACTTTTTACTACGAAACAAGGAGTCAATGTAAAATCTTGGTTAAGTATCATACATTGCGCACTATTGCCATGAATACTGCAAAATATAGTGGGCATTTGGTCAACTTGATAGACTTTTACACCATTGAAATTACCAATATTATCACCATAATGACCACAACCTTCACCATAGCCAAAACCATAAATAGAGCCAGAACCAGAGCCATAACCATGACCAAGATCATAACCAAGGATAGAGTCAGGACCTGAACTATGGCTTGATCTAGTGCCACAGCCATAACCAGAGCCATAACAATCGCCAGAGCCAGGACTAGAGCCATAGCCAGAGCTAATTGATAGAAATTCTTCTATCTTTTCAGTACTTAATACTTCCATATTTTTACTCCTTCAATTGAGTTGATAGCTTTATCCGTACATGGAATAATCTCTATCGCATCAAGTATTAATATAGACTCTACTGCTACTGTAAAGTTGCAATCTTCGGGTTCTGCAACTCCATCAACAGCAATTTGTGATATGGAATTCGCCCCATTCCAATACCACAACCTACGGCAGTTAGTCAGTACTACTTCTCCACCATTTCTCTCACTCAATGTGCCGAAAAACACACCACTTCTGTCACCACGGACAATTACTTTCTTTCCTATCATGTTATCTGTTGTTTAGATTGGGAAATTTTTGAAAAATTCCCTATTTTACCTTGTTATTTCCCTTTTTCAGTCTTCGCTGATAGTGCCGAGTCCTCCTTTGTAGCCGAGTACGATGTTGCTCTGCTTGGGGGAGTATCGGTCACACACTGAGTCGGGGTCTGTTATCTCATCATCGATAGTGCTGCGCTTGGTTGCACGGAGTGTACAAGTGCTCACTATCTCGCCCATCCGCACCTTGCGTTTGTGATGGTCGCACGTTTTGCATTTATTCTGTTCTGACATTTGTCGGAAATGTTCTAATTTATACTGTCGCGTTCTTTAGCTTTTTTAATATACCACATAATGGCAAGTTCCGAGTACTCCATGTACTCCGGTATTTCAGCATCCATGAGCGTTGATATGGCATTTCTCAGAAGTTGTACGAACCTTAGAATACAATCACATCTGCAAATACGTCTTGCTTTATCGAATTCTTTATAGTCAGAGTATTGCTCCACATCTGCATCTCTACCATACATATGACAGTCTCTGCTGTAAGTGTATTTGTACAAGATATATGTATGTTTATTTGTAGAGTAGTCAATTTTTAGATTAGCCAACTCACGGAGTGCTTTTAGTAGTTCTGTTTTCATAATTTAGATATTATTTTCGCTTCGTTTTGCGCTAATTTATATAACCTTTGTCTACGCATATCTTGAATTAATTCAAGAATATATAATCACCTTACATCTGATAGACATTCATATAAAACAGGTAAAGACTCAATATACTTAGTAGAACGAGGTGCATTAAACTGTCGTAAGGCATTTAGGGCATAACCTTCATTGCTCTTACCAGAGTAAGTAATCGTATACATTATTTTTCTATCGAACCAAACATCGACGCAAGCAATTATAGCTCTTTTCGCTTGCTTGCGAAGTTTCTTTAACAGCCTTGTTTTCATCTAAATTAATTATTTTATTTATTATGTACCAAAATAATATTGAAAATATTCCTGCAAATATAATTAAAATAATCATTGACATATTTAAAGACTTTGAAACTCTTTACGTAATACATTGTAGTACTCGATTGTATATTCGCTTATCTTGTGAATTAGTTTATACATCATATCTCTTGCTGCTTCTGGATTTAAATCAAACATTTTCATGACTATTTCCATAATTTGCGGAGATGTCATATCATTAGTATCATCAATTATTTCAAGATATTCAGATAATTGTATATCTCTATCTAGAAGTTCTTCCATTTGCTTGCGCAATTCAAGTGCTCTAGTAAATTGTTTGTCTGTCATATTGGTATAAGTATTTATGAAATTTCTAGTATTATTTTTTTGTTTTTAACAAGTTAGGGTTATCATAAATATTTCCTATAACTTCAACTCTTTCTTTAGGCTTAAGATTAGGATTTTCAAGAGGAAATCCATATCTAATATAATCAGCTCCAAATCTCCAACCATACCAAGGATGAAATTTTACTTTACTAACTTTTGGATAATCAGTATTTGGTTCATCAGATATTAGAGTTGTTTTTACAATATCACCCTCATATATTTCTTCTCCAGTAGAATCATATACTTCAGTGAATTGCCCAACTGATTCTGGAATTACTTCATGTGTGGCATATGATTCAGAATCAAAAATACTATATGTATTATTAGCTATAAGTAAATTTCCATAAGTCCATTCTCCAGTTCCTACAATTTTACCTCTGAATTTAATTGTTCTCATGTTTAATTTCTATTGTTTTAACTTCAGGAAATATTATGTATATATGAAAAGGATTGATATTTGTACATTCTATTGATACATTATCAATATTGTCAAGTCCTAATAAAGAAGCAAGTTCATTAATAAATGAAATTGTAACATGTTTTATATATCCATTATTAACTGTTTGTGGTATTATAAAGCATACTTGTCCTTTTTCATTAATTATGACTTTTTCTACATCACGTCTACTAAATAATGAACAAAGTGGAACAAGGACTTCATCATTATACAATACACATTTAATTAATGGACTAACTTCTTTATTAAAAAATTCTCTTTTTATATATACATTCTTTTCATAAGTATATAATTCAAAGTTCATTCTTTTATCAGTTTTAGTTCAACTTTCTGTGGACTGTTTTTAAGAAATTTGTGTATTTTCTTCATTCTGATTAATTTCATCTTGCATATAAGAGTTAACAACATCTAATGCATGATGCATATACTTCTCCTCATATTCAATATAATCTTTTACATCTGGAATTATATCAACTTCTATCCTTTGCTTATCCCATAATAAATAAGCGCCTATATCTGATAAAAAAGAATAGATTCTATCTAATTTTCCATCTTCGACAACATAATTAAATCTACCCAACTTTAAAGAAGGATGTTCTTTTTTATACCTATCCTCCCAACAGTCTCTTAGTATTTCTACTAAACAGTCTCCATTTGTAATTGTGTCCATATTAAATACATTTTATTAAGTCTTCATCTGAAAGAGGTTCGCCTTGTTCAGATTTCTCAAGTTTTAATTTTAATATCTTTAAAGTATTATATTCAATATGTTTTGATAAATATTTTATAAGTATTTCTTTAATATCATCAGGATATTTATTATAAATATCCAAGATAGTATTTGGCTTATATGTAATTTCTTGACTAAGTAAAGAATCTAAGAAAATATAATCATCCTCAATGTCTTGTTTTAATTTATTTATCATAACTAATTAAAAAAAAATAAAAGGCACTATAAATAAAATCTATAGTGCCAAATTTAAAAGCTTACAATAATACTTAAAATTCCTATCTTCGTATTCTTTATCTTCTTCATAATAAATAGCAGTGGACATGTATTCATCATAACATTTTTTATCCATAACATCATTAAGAACTACAATAAAGTATACAGGACCTTCAATAATATTATTGCAATGCATGCATACCATCCCTTCAGGGATTCCCCATCTAAGATCTCTACATTCATCAGTATTTAATTCAATAACCTTGAATCCTTTTTCGTTTTGAAATGCTTTTGCCATAATTATTAAAAATTAGTAGAGGACAATGGACTCGAACCATATGCAATAATATTGCACAATTTGTTTAGCAAACAATTCCTTTTCCTAAAAGGTTTATCCTCTAAAAATATGTCAACTTTACTCAATCTAAAGAATTTAAAGTAATTAGTAATTCATACTAATTCCCAAAGGAATCACACCTTTTACAATAGATTAACTTCCTATAATGCCTGTCTTAGCATACCCTAATTTGATTCCAATTACACCTGACAGCTACAGAATCTTTCAACTGTTAATTCAGTATTTTGCCCATCTTAGTTTAAAACTAATTCCTCAAGTTGACATACAAAATGAAATTAAATAAAATAAAAAACTATATTAGAAAAAAGTCTGTAATCTTTTTAAATAAATAAGTCGGAATGACACGACTCGAACGTGCGACCTCTTCATCCCAAATGAAGAATTCTACCTACTGAAATACATTCCGATATATTAGGTGCGTAGACTGGACTCGAACCAGCATAAATACCTACTGAAAGAGGCGCTTTCCATTTAAGCTAATACGCACGAATATCCATACTTTTACAGGTACTCCTAGTGTTATCGGGCATGGACCTACATATTCATAAAGTTTTATAGCCTTACTGCCATTTGTAATTACAAATTCCTGATAGATATATTTTGTGCACATAGACGTTTCTATCAATGCTATTCTCAATAATTATACTACCGCGAATCAAATTATATTATTGAATAGGCAAGGCTGTTCTGTCTTTACCTGCGAAGCTATAAAACATTTGAATATTTTGCACTCTCTCCGGGATTCGAACCCGAATTGCCAGAATGAAAATCTGGATTCCTAACCACTTAGAAGAAGAGAGCATTGTGAGAAATTTATTTAAGTAGAACTCTCAAACTATCTTAAATAAATTTCTCTGAAACAATTATTCAGTATGTTCCTACCTGAAAAAGATTTATCTTGTTGAAAACCCTTTTATAAAAGTCAACGACCATTGTAGCAATAGGTGTGAGCTGAGAAATTTTTTATTTGACGTTCATTGAAATAAATCGTGTAATATTAGATCTAAGTCTATCATTGATGGATACTGCAACTTTCATTGCATCTCCAACATAGTCAAATAAAGTAGCATTATCAACTACAGGAGTAATAACATACTCATCATTAGTTGACAATCTAACAAATGCCGCATTGCCTTGTTTAAGTATGTACTTTACCATATCTTTAAATATTTTTAGTTGGAATACAAGGATTCGAACCTTGGCAGACAGAATCAAAATCTGTAGTGCTACCATTACACCATATTCCAAAACAATAGCTTTCTTTAAAGGAAGAAAACTATAAAGACCCAACCATTAAAACCAATTATAAAAATGACAAAAATAGGATTTAGAAGAAGATTCGAACTTCTATCTCTTAAATGCGATTAAGCGTTCTAACCATTAAACTACCTAAATCTTTACTAACATTATGGAAGATAAGATTCTACTTCTTGAAGAATATTATCAATATCTTCAGGAGTTTGAAACTTTAAAACATCATCTGTGAGTGGAGAATCATAACATAGTTGACCATTTTTAAGTATTGCTACTTCAAATGTATCTTTTCCATTTCCATAGAAACTATCACCTCCTATTATTGATAATTCATATCCATTAGGGAAATATGCTCTAGCTTGTATGGCAGTAGGGTCCACTCGATGTGGATTGAATTCTAATTCTCTGAAAGTCATAATCAATTTAAAATTTTAGTACTCCATCCTGGTACTGACCCAGGTTATACCTTGCTAGGGCTTTGATCTTATAAGGATCCGACTCTTACCATTGAGTTAATGGAGTGTATAAGCTACTATTCTCACGAACTGTAGCTTTTGCATCTAACCTAAACATCATGAAAAACTCAGTAGTGTCTCTAGATAGATTCGAACTATCATTTCTAGTAAAAACTATTGTTCTACCATTGAACTATAGAGATAGATAAGTAGCTATCTTCACAGACAGCTACTTAGTTTTATCTTGCATACTAATTATATAAAGACAAGAATAATATTCCAGAAGTTTAAAAGACTTCTAATTATTAACTTAAATACAGAAAGGAGGTAAATCTTTATTTTTTATTAGTTGCAAAGATAAGAATATTATTCTAATTGCACCTAAGGTCAGAATCGAACTGACATATTGGTTAAATAACATAATCATAAAATACCCAACGTAAACTAAAAACTTTTTAACCAATGTTTTACCAATTAAACTACTTAGATATAAAACTACCTATCTTCACAGACCAGTAGTTTATACATATGAAATATTAATCTCGTAATTTTTATCTGATATATTTCTTCACAGAAATATGATTATTCAGATTTTATCAAAAGCGTTGTGGAGATAGAGGGATTCGAACCCTAACTTTCATCTTGCAAAGATGATATGCTAACCAATTTACATCACTAACCCCAGTTTTAGGTTACTAACTAAATTAATAACCTAAATAAGGATACTTATAAATGGAAAAAGCAATATGACAAAAAAACAATAATAATTTAATATAATAATTTTTGCTGTAAGTATCCTTATAAAATTACATATGAAAAAAGTTAAAGAATGCAATTAAATCCTTCGTTATATTTTTGAGCAAAAATTACTGCGTGCATTCTTATAGAAATATTGTACTTCCGGGCAGATTCGAACTGCCATAATTTGATTAGAAGTCAAAGATTCTATCCATTGAATTACGGAAGTAAAAGTAGAAAGAGTAAATACTTATATGTATTTAAGTTTATCTAAAAACTCCTTTATTATATTGAAAGGCTCTTTCTAACTACTTATAAATTAAACAAATCAGCCATGAACTGGATCTCTTGATGGGATTCGAACCCATATCTCTTATGACTAAGCGGATTACCATTTTAATCCTACAAGAGAAGGAATACATTTTAATTTTTCCTCTAATTAATAATGTTGCAGTGCGTATTCCTTTATTACGATTACAAATATAAGGTTTTTTCCTTAAACTTCAAAATTTTAACACTTTTTATAAATTCTATATCCAAGTGTATTTAAGAAGTCAATTGCGAATTGTTCAAGTGCTTTCTGTTGCATTGTTGGCGCAACTAAGATTTCTTGTTTGGGAATAGACAACTTTCTAGCCTTATTAGATTCATACTTCTTAAGAATACATCCGTATTCTTTAATAGTATTATCTAAAGCTCCTTCAGTAACATCAGAGACAAATTTGTATTTACCTCTAGCTACTTTTTTAATAAATGGAGCTTTTGTAAAAGTGCTAATGAACGTTGAATTTTTAGGTAAGCCGCATATTATCGCAATGCTCCTGATTTGATCAGTAGTAACAATTGCATTCTTATACGTGGCTATCCAGTCTCTTAACGCATCAATGTGTTTGCTAGCTATCGGAAGTCTATTCATAACTTTACAAAATAATCATTAAGTTCTTCTTCAAGTTCTTCATAGACATTGATACTGTCTAGCTGACGACCTTTAAACTGATTAAAGATGTCATTAATGCGCGGTTCCATATCGCAGATGCGATGAAGCTTGTCACATTGAACAATGACTTCACCTTCAAACTGAATTGCATTCGGGACCATGATTTTTGCGATGATGCTATTACGACCTAGTGTCATAATTATTTACCTCCTGGATAGGATTTAATTTAATTCCAGGTAATTTAATTACCACTTTCGTGGTCACTCCACTTAGTTTTTATGGGAAGTTACTATTATTCGCTTCAAAAGCTAAGAAAAAATAATATACAGCTATAAATATTTCTAAACTTCACTGTGTTAAAAAGTTTTCAAGATGTTTAGTCTGCAAGTGAATCCATGAAGTCTCTAAGATCACGAGTTGCTTTGTTTGCCATTAGAACAGCAGATACAAGCTTTTGCATCTTCTCTGAAAGAGAATTGTACTCTTCTTTAAACTGCTCTTCTGTCAATAAAACAGGAGGTGTCATTAGAGCTACAATCTCTAATGCTGTTTTTACTTCTTTTTCTGTGTACATACTAAAATAATTTTATGTGAATTTTCTTCTTCTTAACTCGGATTCAAAAAGTCGCAAGTATGAGTGTCTCCACTGACCATTAGACCTGTATATCATCTTAATACAGTTCTTTATATGAGTGGTTTCCATGTCTCTTATATTATATAGAGAACCATCTCTGGTTTCCCAAAGATGATTCTCTAATAACTCTTGCTCTCTTTCTTCTTGGTCTAGCACTAAATCTTCAGTACCAAACCAAGGTTGTTCTTCTGCCCAACTCATTCTCCTTTTCTGCCAACTGCGGAGTAGCTGATATTTTCTAGAGTTAAACCTATTGCCAAATCATCTTCTATAGATGTAGCTTCAATTTTAATCTGATCTTGTCCTATTTCAAAGACATTACAGATTGCTTTAATATCATTCATATTGAGAGAGCCATTAAGCCATAGACTTACACTGTTATTATATATGAATGAATTCAATACGCTTTCAACTATTTCCTCTAAAGGAAATAGTGTCATATCGTGCCATAATATAGTATGATATACAGAATTTCTGTTAGCATCTACATCTTCGGCATTGATATAAACTTTATTGCAATATTTGTATATTTTCATTTTTTAACTCTGTTGAGATTTGGATAGTTTAACTGCTTTGAAATTTGTAAGTAGATGAAGTTGATACTGTCTAAAAACAGTTTTATATGCATCTTGATCATCCTGTGATTCCCAGAATGTTAAAGGCTGTGTAAATAAACCGTTGATATTGCCAAGATAAACTTCATCTTTTGTCATATCGTTAATGTCTGCTGTTCTGAACATGCCATATATGCATGGACCGAGGTTATCATTTCTGATTCCCTCAGCCCATGCAGACTTATGTATGTAAAACAGTCTTTCAAGGGTAGTAGCACGTTTAGTTGCCTCAACGTGCACATCAATCGTTTTATAGAAGTCTTGAATTTCTTCAAGCTCCTTTTGTTTACGATCTCGTTCAATCATCATTGCAATAATGATTGCACCTGCAATCACTATACAAATAGCTAGTAGTAGTTCCATATCTAATCCTCCTCTTCCTTTACTTCGTATAATTTTAAGTTAGGGATGTAAACCTTAACTCTATCATTTTCACTACGTATTACTACTTCATCAAAATTTACATCTGGGAAGTAATGTAATATAATAGTTTGAAGATTCGTAAGACAATTTGCTGTTAAAAGTACAAAGTCTATTGATGTAAGATCTCTTGCAACTACACGTGCTGTATTAAGACAACTGTTTAATGGAACTAATTGTCTGTTTCTCCAAAATATACCTGAAATAATTTTGGTGAACGGGAGACTTGCATTTGCTTTTTCAATGTAAATCTCATGGTTGAATTTGTAAAGATTCATATTGTTTTTATCTTCCAGTCAGTCCTGCACCTACTGACTTTAAATGTTAGTGCTTCGTTGTATGTGCAGAAACTCCGCAGGTATGCACCCACGGAGTCTACAACGATATATTTCTTACTCATCATCCTTTTTAAGACCATCGTAATCAAAGTTGAGAACGATTGGGATGATGAACCAAAGTGCGATTATCAGTGCATCCATAATCATTGATTTTCTTCGATTATTCTCTTATAAATGTCACTACGAGAATTGTTCACTCTGGTCACGTTGCCATCAATATATTGATAAGTAAGTCCATTATCAATATATACGAATGATAGGTGTCCATTGAATGAAACCTCGAATACTGCCATTGAAAAGATTCCACACTCGTGTTCAAATGTCGCTTTGTATACAGTACATCTATGGAAAATACCAACAGTTTGTATCTGTAATACAGCTTGAACACAATTGGAAGTATGTCCAGTAATTAACTGGGCGAAGTCGTTAAAGAAGCGTTGAGTGTCTATAAGTACCATAATGTTAGTTTTAAGTTCACAGAACCGCTATTTCTAGCAGTTCTGTGAATATGGTGAACAAATTATCATTAAGTCTGACAAGATTGTAAATTTCTCATCTACAGACTTGTCGTCATTGTTAACATAGATTCCGTATCTTACTTCATAGAACAGCTGACGCAATGCCTGCTGTACTATCCCTTGATTAAGGTCAGATGCCGTTATTTGACATCTATCCATAAGACTGGTTATCCATTTCAACATCATCTCATATACTGGAATTGAGAAGTGGCGAATCTCATCATCTACTCGATAGTAAATGAAATTGCCATTTCTTTCAGCAGTATCAATATGTTGTTGAAGTTCACTCTGACAATGGTACATACGATCATTAATAAGATCTTTGATAAAATCAAGATCTTTATGATCATACGTATAGACCTCATTGGTCTCTTTAATATTGAGAATTGCATCAGCTAATTCTGGCTGATACATTGAGATATTCTCAATATCTACTGTTTTTCCTTCGAACATAGTTGTTTAGGTTTAGTGAATAAAAAATACTCGTCTTTCCGAGTCGCCATAATATTCTCGATTTAAAACGCTCTTCTATTTAATTCTGGTTTTGCACCTTAACAGGAGAAGAGTAGAACTGTAATATTATGCATTCTTAACTGTGATGTAAAGAATGTTCCAGTCGTTGCTACCTTTATGGTATGCTATATGCTCTTGGGCTTCCTCAAGATTGTCATATAAACGTACAATGTCATCATTGTGACATACCAGGTATCCTGATTTAAGTTCACATGCCTTCATTTTTTTGTGATTTAATGGTTTAACTTGTGATTCAGACAATTTTAGTTTTTAAAGCTCCCATACCACGTCAAGGTATTGTCTATAATGAGAGATTTTATTATATATAGCAAGAACGTATTCCTGCCATATATAATGAGGATTTTCAACCTCGTAACACAAAAAAAGTGAGGAGCCTTTATCACTTACTATTCTCTCCTCGTAGAGTCGTTAGGTTAATGTGAATAACCTGATAGCTACATCCCGTACAAATACACTTTCACAAAGTGAAAGTCGAAACATCTATTGACTAGCTATCTGTCAAGTATGGTTTCTAACACACAAAAAGTGAGTTCTCCCATTTCTGAGAGAACTTAAACTATCCAATACTGTTAATCTGACACTATCATAAGATAGTGTTTCGTCCAGTCTCATCAGAGATTATTTTATAGACTCCTGGCTGTCTTTAAAGTTCAGATGCAGTCAATGACATAAAATTAACTGCTTCATCTTTTGGATAATACATTACTTCAAATTTGAAAAGGTTTTCAGATACCTTTTCAAATTTTGCAACATTTTCACATCTAGATATGTTAGAAACACGCGTATTAAAATATTTGCGTGCTTCTTCCTCTGTCAAAAATGATTTGGTATGTACTCCTTTAGCATTTACCGTTGTTATGTTATAAATAGTCATAATTTTACTTTTTATTTGCCTAACAATGTAACTTTGACTTGCTTCGGAGAGTTTTCCCATGTAACAGATGGAAAATCGAATTTAGACAGTCCCCATACTGCTACTCCTGGATATTCAGGACTAAATTCGTTATCTATGCGAATGGGTTTAGCATTATACATGAATAACCTTCCGTCTTCATTTCTGGCAACCCAGAAATGGTTTGTTGTGTCTTTTTTCATTTCTTTCGGTTTTAATGATTAATCTAAATTTCTTCCCATCACCAATCTATCTTATTGATAGGCTGCTACTTTGGACATGCAGGCTGTTGGTTTAAAATGGTCGGTAGCACTCACATAGATAGTCTAGATGCAGATTGACCAAATCCACCTATCTATGCGAGTGTTCAGAGACATGTATACCTATCTCTAAATAGTTTTAATTACTTGCAGGCTCTATAACTTTTACAGTTGATCAGACTGATATTATGTTATTTCCATTTCTACTAAACATCTCAGCTGCTAGATGCCGTTTGAAATCCTCCACAAACTATCTTAAACGGAGGTGCCGACTTACGTAAATTACCGTGAAATACAAAAAATGAACATTTCCCCTTCATCCCTTTTTTTAAATTTCGTAATTTTTTATATTGGACCTACTATACATGCAGCTAATTGTATAATAGGTCCTCACTTCCATATTCATATACTCGGAATTAAGTATATGGCTTAGCATCTGGAAGAGACAGTAAGGCTAAAAATAATGCTGTTTCGTCGCAATTTTCAGCGACTCATCAGGTGCCTTATGACACGACAGTGCAGACTCTATACTCACGTACCAAATCTGCATTTAATTATTAACTTAAATATCAAATGTCATGCGAAATTCACGTTTAGAATTGAACATATATGCTCAATGACGTATAACGGATCATGTTATAGGATGTCGCTAAAATTGAAAATGATAGTGACTGAGCGGTAAGATTAGAGGTGGGAGAGGGATGTACCGCTCCTATTCTTATCCTTCACCGCTCAGTCATATCAAAATTTCAACGAGGCTGGCCAGTAACAGTCACTGGCATGCAACACAGAACTCTGCGGATACTCCTATTACCAGGAATACCAAGCAATTCTACATAGTACCAGTAACCATCCTCTAGCCGATCAGCATTGGAAACACGGTAATACTCACCTTGCTCTGAAACAAGATGAGTATCACTGTGCCGCCTGGCGAGGGATACTAGAATCATCTAGCATTCCCTCTTCTGCTGGTAGTAGGCTTCTCTTCGGAAGGTTCCTCTTCGAACCAGTCCCATGTGTAAAGGGAAGCAGGTTCGACATCAGAAGTACCATAATGATAAGTGTGAATGGCTTCCTTACCAGAGACAAAGATTCCACCATGCTCACTTACCATCTGCTCGAAGAAGTCGCAAATGCGCTGGCCAACGTGTTTACCGTATTCATCAGCAGCGGTGCCACGCGCACCTACAAACTCGACCTTCATCGGGTCAACAACTTGACCTGAATCATCAAGCTTGACGAGACGAATTCGCCTGCCGAGTGAATTCGGGAAGAACTTCTTGAAAGTTGTATTCCCGCTATTGACCACCTTAACAAGATAATAATAAGCAGGATAAGAGCTATTTCCAATTTTAGTCTCGAATGCCTGTAATGGAGACGGAAAGTAAATCCTGTCTCCTACTTCAAAGTTATTACCTTCTGACGACTTACTCGTCTTGGTAATAGCGCCTATAGCCTTATCACCTGTGGCTTTGCAACCAGCTACGACTGCATCGTATGCAGTCTGATCATTTTCGTTCAATAACTGTAACATAATCTTAAAAAATTTAGTGATTAATTTTGTTATACGTTCATCTAGTGTAACTTGATATACATTTGGCTAGTGGTTGGGGTTTCGGTTGGGGTTTTTCGCGTAGATATGGCGGAGAAAAAATATCCTACCGCACGGTGGCGATAGGATATTTTTAATTAGAGTCATGAGGAGAGAATAGTAACAGTCGCGTATCTCTACGCAACTGTTACTATGATGGATCATCACTGCTTCTTAGCAGGAATGATCCTAGAGAACTTACCTTCCAATCCCCAAATTGAGTTCTTGGGGTATTGCGTATTAATAAGTTCCTTTACTGCGTCAGTCGCAATCTCTGCGACTGACAGCTTTTTATTTAAAACCTCTGCCTTTATAAAGGTAGAGGTCTTAGTAGTTCCTTTTTCAAGGACTGTGCGTCCTTGAACGGAAACTACTTCAAAAACTACCCCGTACAGGTCGGAGTAGTTTTCGAAGAGCCCGGCCTCTTCGTTGAGACCGGACTTCATCACGCTGTTGGTGTACAGCGTGATGAAACTGCCCACGTTGGAGACAGTTTCATACTGACCATTTGACGGGTTCACCGCCGTCTTGTGTTCGGCGATGAACTTCGACCGATTCTCATCGGTCACGTTTACAAGGTGACTCTCGGAGTCGAGGACTCCTAAGATCACCTTATTAAACAGAATTGTTTTCCCATCCTGCCTAAATGAAAACTCGCCCACTGCGATGATGCAGTAGGCCTGACCCTCGACGAGGTTGATTGTCGAGGATTTTCTTCCGCTTTTGTGGCAGCGGGCGCCTTCTGTCAATTGTAACATAGCTTTAATTAATTAATGACTTATGGCATCTATCTTTTCAATGCCTACGGGAATGTAACTTGTTATAAGGTTGCTAGTGTTTTTATTTTTGTTGGGAATGGAATTGCGATAGCAATTCCGATTTCCCAACGAGTAGAGCGGGGGCACCACGCCCTACGACTACTCCCCCATTCATCAAAAAAAAAAATAAAAAATCAATCCCCCCATCAAAAAAAATAAAAAAATTTTTAAAAATTCATTTATACAAAATTTATACAAAAAATATTCAATCCCTATTAAGTATAGTTATTAAGTATAGTATTAAGTATAGTTAGATGCAATCTGAGAGAACGATCGTGCAATCTGAGAGAATGAATGTGAAAAATGAGAGAATTCAAAAATGTTTCAAAATTTTGGAACTTAACAAAATAATGCTTATATTTGCATTATGAACAATAAAAGTATGCGGCATGTGCAATTGCCGAACAATATGACCCTGGATTTGACTCCACAAGATTTACTAATCTATCTTTCTATAAAAAGATTTATGAATTCGGAAACTAAAGAAGCATTTCCATCATTATCAAAAATTAGTGAAGTATCTGGAGCATCAATCCCTACAATTAGAAAATGTATTGACAACTTGACGGAATCTGGATACCTATATGTTTATAAGAAAGGAAGGTCTAACATATATAGATTTTTAAAGTGGGATAAATTTGAATCTTTTAGTTATGAATTCTTAGATAATAAAGATCTCACCTTTACAGAAAAAGCGTATCTAGTAGCTTCTCAACAATACATGTATACAGATGTTGAAGACTATGGAAAGATTTCACTTTCTAATGCTGAATTATCTTCACTTATAAATATGCCTGAGAAGACTATTTATAAATGTGATAAATCATTAGAAAAGAAGAATCTTCTCAATATAGTCAAAACTAGCAAACATGATTCCGAAACGGGAATCGCAGTTAGAGAGAAAATTTATCATCTTACAGAAGTAGAGCAAGGAATAATTTGGGTTCTTAAAAATCACAAACAACAGATAGATAAAAATACTGCTGACATACAAACACTCTTACAAGAACGCGAAGAACAAAAGAAAGAAGTTGCTAATCTTACTAAATTAGTTAAACAGCTTCTTAAACAAGTTAATTCTGAAGATGTAGAATCATTTAACATCTTTTAACTATTCTATGTTTGGATAATAATTTCAGAATCATTATATTTGCTATGTAATTAAAAATTAAAAGTTTATGGATATTTTAAAAGAATTATTTAATCTACTTACGAATTTAGAATTAGAAGATGCTGTAACTATTTAGTTTTCAGACGTCAATGGTAAGAAAAAGTTGCTTATTAATGATAAAGAAGTTGAGATAACTGAATGTCCTATTAAGAAAGTCATTAATAAATACAAAGAAGATATTAAAGCTCTTGATGATGATACATTTATCGAAGTAGCTGAACGACTTGAAGATCAACTTGATTTCTGTAAGCTTGATGAGCTTATAAATAAAGATAATATCACAAAAGAAGATTCCGAAGATATTCAGGAAGCTCTTGATATTATATACGATGAAATAAATAGCGTTATAGACGAACGTATAAAAAATTTAGTTAAACTAAAAGAAAGATTTGAAGTACAGTAATACTGTACTTCTTTTTCCCGAATGTTGTAATGGTAGCAAAGGGGACTCTAAATCCTTTAGTCCGGGTTCGAATCCTGGTTTGGGAACATGGGAACAATATTTAAATATAATAATAAATTATATCAAGCAAACAATCTTGATAAGAAATTAAAACGACTTAAATTAAATAAGTCTGATATTGAAATAATTGAGGAAGTAGATAATGACAAATTAGAAAATAGATTTGTTGAATTAACAGGAGGAAATAAAAAAGAGTATATTCCGAATGAAGAATATACTCTTAAATGGTATAGATATAGAAATCCTAATAACAAATATGATACTTTTTTATCTGACATTAAAAAACAAAAGTATTATGTAAATAACAGAGTGTATGAATTAGAATCTTAAAAAAATGCAGAAGATTTCTGGAATCAAACAAGGACAATATGATAATGAAAAGAATAGATTATATAGTATGGGTCAAACTATTCTATTAACGCTTAAGGCTTACATACATTCTGTTGAAGAAGCAGGATTAACTAATGAACAATTCTTTCTAAATTTTTTAGACGAAATTAATTATGAAAGTGTTAAATATTAAATCGCTAATATTATAGATATTAATAAATCTCCCTACATATGATATTTATATAAAATAATGCCGACTTAGGATTTCTCCTAGGCCGGCATTATTGATTTATTATGTAACTTCTTATGACAGTTAGAACAACAACAAAAACATTTAGATAATTCTTTCTTAAATAATCTAGTAGGTATATTCTATACTGCTTTAGATATGTTATATTGTTTATTCTCTTTATGATGCATCTCTAAACAACAGTAGTCTGACTCACCACATATCTCACATTTAGTTTTAGCCGCTCTTAATAAAGCTCTATTAGCTTGGCGTACTTCAAGAGGTTGCATTTACTTTATTGTTTAATTTTCCACCTTTCTTGCGTTTATATAAAAATGGATGAGGAATTACAATTTCTCCATTAACTATTTTTGCATCCATTCCATTGTAAGGAGCGACCCAATCATGGAATGCATTTAAAAATTCTTCTTGCGTAGCTTCTCCAGATTTAGTTTTTTCTAATAAATCTGAAATAAATTTATTATCTATACTCTAATTATTAAATGTTGTAAATCCGTCAAGAGAATATCTTAATTCGTAAGGACTATTTTCTCTTGCAGCCTATTTTAATAACGCTAAATATGAATCTGTAGATAATCCGTCAATTCTAGCTTTCCATTTAAATGGTCTATTTAATGTATTTACAATATCTATAAAATTTTTTCTCGAATGTCCAATTATATTTCCAAAATTATCTCTGTCAAACGATTTATCCTTAAGCATACTTTTATATGCATCAATTAAAAAATATCCTAATGGAAGCGATCCTTCATCACCTGAAATATATGTACCAGGTTTTGTAGTATCATTTATTCCTATCCAAAAAGATTTCATTATGTTTTTGTCTATTCGTGGAGAAGATTCTTGTATTAATTTCTATTTTAATAATTCTTCTTCTGCGTTTTTGGTAATTAAAGTCTATGCATCAACCTTTGGAGATGTTAAATATAGTTTTCTATATCCATATTTTCCTGTTGTTGAACTTGCTTCACCTAATCTAATTCTAAATTCAGGAATTAATTCAAACATTGAATGTGGAGAATATTCTGCAAATAACATATTTTCATCAAGAGCATATTGTCCGCCGTAAGGTGATCTCCAATTAAATTTACCATTTCTATTAGGCACTCCTTTTTCCATTAAAATTTTAATTGCTGGAATATTTTCATTTTTATTCCCCCAATGAAATGCTCCTGTAACTTCATCAACATAAGGCGTCTATCTGTGCTATCCTGAGTTAATATATTGCTCTAAATCATCAAGAGCATCTTTTTGAAGTTTATTTAAATTATTTCTATCTTGTTTAGGTAATCCTATTCGTTCTGCAAATGATAATTTACTAGAATTACTAATAAAATTATTATTATTAGAATTTACAACTGGTTCAGAAACTCTAGTCTAAAACTCACCTTTTAACAAATTACCTTTAGGTAAATTACTTTTAACAAACTATTCCATTTCTGGAGTTAAAAATTCTTTTTCTAAACCTAATCCAATTTTATTAAATAATGGAGCTGTATATCTACCAGTACCTCCAAAATTAATCCAATAACCAGGATTTGTAAATGAACCAGTTACATCAGCAAGTGTCTAATTCCATCCACGTCTTTGTAAATAATTGCTTGCTAATTCGGATGTAGTCTAACCTCCTAATAAAGGTCTTGTGACTAAATCAAATGTTTCTCCAGCAGCAGTAGGAGCAGCTACATATTTAGAAAACAATCTTCCTGCTGTAGGTCCCCACTAGGGAAGTGTGCTTAATGCATATGCTCCTCCATATGCCGCCAATGCTCCAGCTCCTATTATTCCAGCTAATTTAGCATATTCTTTACCGCTAAATTTATTACCAACTTCTTTATCTGAATTATATAAATCTAAATAATGCTAAACATTCTGTTGTGTTGGTTCAAATTTAATTCCGTTATATTCTCCATTAAGAATACCTTGAACAATAGGATCACTGGAATTACTAGAATTATTATCTTTCTAAACTCTCGGAGCTGTTATTGTAAATTCATATTCAGGCCTAGATGCATCATTATTATTTTCATATTGTATTAATTGCATAACTTTATTAGAATTAGAAAAGTGCTTAGTAAAATATTCCTAAGCATCTTTACCATTCTAAAACTAAAGCTATTTACCATCTATATTAAATACAACAGGACCTGCAATATTACTAATATCAGAAGTATATGTTATTTTGCCAGCCATTTTTTAATTATTTAAATCAATTACACCTCTAAATCTAACAGGTTTCCCTTCTAAAAAATTATCCATATTAAATGGATAATGAAAATTATCAAAATCATATGTATCACTATAATACATTGTATTAGAATCTTTATCGTATCGTATATTATATAACCCTAACGCATTTAATGGAGTTATATCAAAAGCCTAGTAATTAGGAGTAGAATAATCAATTATACCTTTTCTAGAATTATATGCCATTTCTGTCATAGGTACAGGTTTTCCAGTTTTATATGTTTCACGTAATGAATTTAATGCATGTGTGTCAGCATCAATAGCAAATTGCATTTGATCAATAACAGCATTAGATTTTGGAGAACCGTTGTTTAATGCATCCTAATTTGCTTTTATTCTATTCTTTAAGAAAGTAGTATCAGTTGGGATTTCCTTTTCAACACTAATTGGAAGTCTAACTGTATTATCACCGTATCCACCTCTATCATCATAGACCCCTTTAGGCAATAAGTTATGATCATATCCTAGCCCTAAATATTTTCTCCAAGCAGCTTCTGAAATACTATCACCAATTGAATATAAATTATATGTACGATCGGTTACTTTATTTTTATTCTTTTTAACTTTATGATATAATCCAATTCCTCTCCAAAAGCCAGGGTATTCATCAGAAGGATTAACTGTATTAGCTAATGAAACTCTAAACGATGTGTCTTTTCTTACTTTTTTAGGAGCTTTTTTATAATCAAATGTTCCGTATTTACCATCAGCCACTTTAGTTAATGTCCCATCAGAATTTACTCTACGCCAAAAGTTTTCTCCTTTAAGTTTTACAAAAGACCCATATTGATGTACACCTGCTCTAGTCTTTACATATTTACTCATTCCATTTTCTAGCATTCTAAGCAAATACAGCTCTCTTTCTAATTTTAGGATCGGGACTATGTTTGCCTTTATTAATACATTCTTCAGTAACTTTACCATTGCAATATTTAGTAAACTTACCTCTATTCTCTTTCTTAATCATACCTCCTTTTTTATAATAGAGACTTGTATAATCTTCTAAAGGAAGAACACTAGGATCTATTAATTTATATTTTCTACTAAATCTACTTGATGTTCCAATATTACCTGCACCCATATCAGTTATAGTATATCCAGAAACAGGATTAACAGCGTCAACATCAATTGCTCCTTCTACTGTATTTGGATAATAACCATTATCAGTTAATCGTTGTAGCATATCACTAAACTATTTCTATTTAACTTCATTAGGAACATACATTTTTCTCTATGAATATATTGTCTATCCATCAGGAGTATATCCTTCAAACTTATGCGGAACTGTTTCTGGTAATTGATTCTTTAAGTTTACATGTTCTGGATCTAATCCAATCTTATAAACTTTATTAGAAAATGGAGCAGAATAAACTTCTGCTTCAGCGCCACCTCCTATATATCTAGGAGTAGTTCCCCAACGATAAAGTCTAGATAATCCTCTAGTTCCTAACGAAAAAGCAGCAGGAGTAACAAAATCAACACCTAAATTTATAGCATTGGATACATAAGGATGTCTTTGATAAAAATTATCTGTTACAACTCCATTATTACCATATAATACATTTGTAAAGAAATTTCCATTTCTAACCGCACCTCCAAATAGAGTAGATGGAACAGCAAAATTTAATACTCCTTCCCAATAATTATTTCTTCTAATCTATGCATCTTCTGCATCTCTATTTACAGCTCTTATATAATTATCAGGAGAAGCATTAGCCATTCTATCATAATATGCTCCCATAGTTGTACTGCGAGGAGTTACATATACTTCATCTAATTGATTAGGATGTGAGTTATAATAACTATCATATGCCGATTCAGTAACAGGTTGACCATTAACAATCACTGGCTAAACTTTACCTTCTGGAATATCAGTGTATTGTTCGTTGGTATTAATGTCTATGTAATTTGGCATTTAATTTTATTTTTAATTGTTATAAAATATCTATAGTTTATTTAACATTATTGTTTCTATCTCATTGTTTATTTTGATTTAATCCTAAAGTAACACCTGTACCAACAGCTACTTTCATCATAGCATTTTTAACTTTATCAACCATACTAATTAGCTAAGGATGTTTATTACACAAATCTGTTAATTCTTTCGAAGTCATCCACATAACATCATCTTCATCTAATTTAGTAATTTTAGCAATATCAGATACAATAGAACTTGTATAAGGCTGGTCGATTTCCATTTTTAAAATTTCACCAGGAGATGTATTCTATATAGCTTCATCAAGTTCTTTGCCAACAACATATCCATTACGCTATGATATTTTGGCTCTAAACTATGTATTAACAGCTAACTATTCAGATAATATCTTATCTTCTAAATTTTCTAATTTAGGGTATCTTGATACTTGAGGATAAACATCTTTAACAATTGACATTTCTTGTTCATTAACTTTCAATGGAACTTTGTTGATAGGAGTACTAAAATCTTCTCCTATTTTTTCTCCAAGTTTAGTAAGTGTAGAATTAAACTTCTGTCTTATTCCTACACCTAATCTATTAAACCCATACCTTATTCCATGACCTCCTACTTCATGAAGTAGTAATCCATAATCCTGATTTTCAATAGGACCCCTTAAAGTAGCATCATGAAAAAGAGGAGTATACCATGCTCCACCATTATCATTTATCAACAAAGCATCTAAATAATCATTTTTTGGATCAAGAACTCTTATTTCAGGAATTGATGTTTCAGAAGGATTATGACCTTGTGCTCTAAGTCTAGGAAACATATCTTTAGTTATAAAATTAATCATATTATCATAATTACTAGAACTTGGATAATTACTTCCATAACCTTCTTGTAAATAATTCTTTACAAATTGATTTATATTATCAGGATATTTAAATCCTAATATTACCTAATTATTATTATATCCATTATCATAAACATCATTATAAACAAGACCATCAGCTCCTGCTTCATCAGCAAACCAAGATAATCTTGATCTATCAGGAACATCGCCTACAGTAATCATAGGCTTATTTAATTGTAATTCACCAGAATAAGTATATGGTCGTTTAGCAAAGAGATTTCTAGCATTAACTGCTTTTTGTGCTTGTATCGCAGTATTTCCAGTTTCAGTAGTACGCGGAATTCCAAGCTATCCAGTCCACCAAATTCCAAATGGGTTAGCTCCTTCATTAACAACATCCCAACGTTTTCCATTATATAAAGGTGAAATTGTTGCATGATTAGATTCGTTAGTTACGTTTATAGTTTGTTTAGGACCCCATCCAACATTTAACAATGGCTCTTCTCTAAATATAGGGAAATGCTTAGATTCATAGTTTAATAACTAACCAAATCTGTAAGGTCTTGTAATATTACTAAAAATTGGGCCACTAATTCCTCCAGCTAATCCACCTATTGCAGCTCCAGTATCTCCATTACCAAAATGTTCACCTACTTTTCTACCAATACTTTCACCAACATATCCACTTACATATCCTGATGCTGGACCAGTTCCTGATAATAATGTAGCATCTAATGCACTTGATACTAATCCAGGAATTGTATAAGGAGTAAATGCTGTATTGTTTACTCTACTATAAGCATTATCAGCATTAATATTACCTAGTGTATACATTCCAGGAACCCATCTAACTGGATTATATGGAGCATTTAAAAAGTCTAAGAACCATTCAGCTTCTTGTAACCTTTGCTAATTCTATTGAAGGTTAGCATTATATTGTTCTTGATAATCTTTTTGTTCTTGTGTTCTTAAATCTTCTTTAGGAGAAGATATTGTAGCTTCAGTTTGAACTCCAGTTCCAATATTACTTTTATATCCAGGAGTTGTTAATTCTTTAGTTCGTTCTTCAGCTGCTTTATGAAATAACAAAGAAAATGCTTTCTTATGAGCTTCTTCTTGTGCTTCTTTATCTTTAATTCTATCCGATGTTAATTCATTAGGTGTTGCCATTTATATTTAAGTTATATAAGTTGATTCTTCATTAGGCTAATACGCAACTTCATTAAATATTCTCATTAAATCTTTATCTTCAAACATGTCTAAATCAAAATCTTTAATTTGCTATCTATGCTAATTTAAAAATTTCTAATCAGCTATTTGATTCGGACTCATTTTGGTGGTATATCTAAAATCCATCATTCGAGAATATATTTCGTTTGAGTCTAAAAGATAATTTAAAATATTCTAATTATCCTAATGCTCTTTAATCCAATCTTTATTTATTTTAGCTGTTTTTAAAATATTACCAATAGCGGATAACTAAGGAGTGGCATGCATAGCATGAGTATATTCATGAACATCGGGATTCTATGTCTTTTCTTCTTCAAATACAAAAGGCCTTATATGAACAGAATGATTAGATGGTTTATAGTAGCCATAAGCTAATCCTCCATCCCAATCGCCTAATGTATGTTTATAAAGCTTAGCAGAAGCTGCATTTTCTATTTGACTATAAAAATTTTTATTTACATAAGTTCTTCTATTAAATCCTGCACGTGCCCATTTCCTCTGCTAAATATTATACGTATCTGGACTATACCCAGTCAATGAAAATAATCCTCCTAAATTATTATAAAGCTAAGATCTTCTATTATTAAGCCAATTGGCTAGCCATGCAATAACTTTTGGATCATCACTTTTAGGAGGATGATAATTAGTAATTGGTTTAGTATAATCAGGCATCGTTATTATTATTTATATTTTTCCAAATAGATGTTACACTATCAATTCCCAAAAGAGCACATACCGCCCATATAAATGTTTCAATCATTTCTGGAGCTTGTATGCCATTTATTGTACAGAATATAGTTACAAATGCTATTATTATAAATCCCAATACTCCACATACCCTTTTAGAAGATATGCCAGAATGAGATGTTACCACCTATTTAATAAATTCTTTAAAATTCTTCATTGTATTTCCACAAAATCAATCCAGACATATTTATTTGGATTTTCTGCTACTGACTTTTTATTATGTATTTTAGCAAATAGCCAAGGCCATAAGTCGTCAATTTTATTCTTAGTGGCTACAGAAGCAAATTTGCTTACGCTAGAAGCATCTAAGCTTGTATTAAAATTGTAAATATTAATCCAAAGATATTTAACAAATCCACCTAAGAATGTAATATGAGTATATGTATTTTTTACATATTCGCAGAATCTTTTAAATAATTCCTATTTATGCTCTGGAAGATTCTTACTTTCTTTATATGAACATTCAAATGTTATATCTAAAAATACCTTATCTTCTCTTGTATTTAAAAAGTCTAATATTGAATAAAGTTCGGATTCTGTAATTTTATAAACAGCTAATCCGTGTCTTAAAATAACATTATCATTTTTATCAAAATCTACTCTTAAATCAAATAATCTAGCATTGTATTTTTCATACTGTTCTTGAATAGTTTTAGACTGGCATTTAGCCATAAATCTTCCTATTCTCATCCACCATTTTTTGGGTTTTAAATAAGTAAAAGAATTGTGTGATGCAATCATGAAATAAATGTATTTGCTTTTAAATTAGAATTAGCTAACCATTGATTCCATACTCTTCTACCCCATGAATCAGGTCCAATATGGAAATGGTTACCAGTAGCTCCTGTCTTTCTGTTTACTTGAGGTATCATTTCATTAATAATTCCATATCCTCTTTTAGCAAACCAATTACGAGCTTCTTCACTATGTAATAATCTATTTTTTAAATCTTCAAAATCTCCATTAACAGGAACTACATCTATAGCTCTTGAATTACCCCATTGATCTTTTAATGCATGGTTAGAATAATGTCCAGATTTAGTTTTGCTTCCAGGTCTGAATTCAGAAGTAACTCTAACTTTGATTCCAAGTTTATCACATAACTATTTAAATGAGATAGTATGGTCATAATGTTTTTTAGACTTCTTCTTACTTTCTTCTTGAGCAACTGCATATTCTTCTGGATATTCATAATATTCAGATTCATAATATTCTGGCTATTCTTGATAATCATTAAGCATTTCTGGAAATGTAATTTCTGGTACTGAATATTCTATTTCAGAACCATCTGGCTACTACACCATATTATATGTAGCCCATCTAGCATTGTAAGGATTATCCAACATATTTTAATACTGTTTTAGCAACTTCACTTGTTTTATTTCCATACTATTTATTAGTAGAATCATATCCTCTATTAGCTAGAGTTTGCATTGATCCAGAAATATTATTTATAGAAGCATAATTAAAGAACTAATATCTATTGTTATTTAAAAAATCTATTTTATAAGAAACATAATCTTGTAATGATTTAAAATCTTTCCATTTACGATTTCCTGTTCTAGTAGTCCAATCACTACCATTTGTTGTTATGTTACCAAAATTAAATTTACCTTTTGGAGATTTTCCCCATGCAGTTTCATAAGCATCTTGAGCAACTAACATTACAGATAGATTTGGATTAAATCCACGTTTAATTAATTCTTGCTTATATAAAGCATTCATAGTTTTAGCAAACTGTTTACCAGAATTAAATCTAGAAGGAAAATTGTATTTCTTAATAATCTTTTTAGCTTTCTATTCAGCTTTCTATTTTTCTGTCTATCCTTCTATTATTTCATCAGGCTCTTCTTCATAATCAGCAACTACTTCTGGAAGTTTATATTCCTAAGTTGGAAGATTATAATAATCTTCATATGAGTCAGATGTATCCTATAATGCAGGAGGAGGTACAACTTGATTGTATGTTGCAAATCTTGTATCAGACATACTCTTTAATAAAATTTAATTTAATATTTTTTACATTAATAATTTTTTATTTATTCAAATATAATCATTATATTTACTTATTCAAAATTATTTTTAATATTTCTAAAAATAAGGATAATGAAAAGATGAAGAGTTTGAGGTGTGAGATTTTAATGTTAATTTATAATTAGATAATTATTTCTTAATGAAAAAAACACTTAATATCAAATTGTTTATATCTATATTCCTTGTAGTTATCGGATGTGGATTATTAATAGCTGGATTTATAGTCCCGCCTCTTGGCGTTATTGATAGTTCACTATTAGTAGCTTATGGCGAAGTTGCAACCTTTGCTGGTTCACTTCTTGGTGTGGATTATAAATATAAATATATGATGTATAAAGATGAATTATTAAAAAAGTCACAACAATAATGTAAATGTTTATGCAAGCGGATAAGAAGAATGGAAATATATGTTTTAATGATGCTTCCCATGTTTATTTTGATGAAACTGATAATAGTAAAAAGTACGTATCAGTAACTACTTTAATTCATAGTTTTACTAATGAATTTGATAAAGAATTTTGGTCAAGTTATAAGGCACTAGAAAAACTATTGCCTAAAGAAACTTGGAATATTGAAAAGAAATCATTATTAGATACTAAAAAATTTAATAATCAGATATTAACAGAATATAATATTTCAGATACTGAATTCAATAAGGCAAAGCAAGGCATATTAGATGAATGGGATGCAAAGAATCGAGAATCTTGTGAAAGAGGAACTAAGATTCATGCAGATATTGAAAATTCTTTTTATAAAAATCCCAATGCTGGACAACTTAAAAAGTTTGGAATTGGTGGAACTTTTGAATGTAAAAAGGATTATTATGATTTAAACTTGGAATATGGAGTATATCCTGAATATCTAATCTATAGAGATTCTCCTGATGGTATACTGCATCTTGCAGGACAAATTGATTTGATAATTAAATCAGGAAATGAGATTTATTTGATCGATCACAAAACGAACGGTAAAATAGAACAGAAATCATTTTTTAATAATAAAACAAAGACATCAACAAAGATGAAGTATCCATTAAATAATCTAGATGATGTAAATTATAATCATTATCAATTACAATTATCTACTTACGCATGGATGCTTCAAAAAATAAATCCAGACTTTATTATTAAAGACTTAATACTTAATCACTATGACCATGATGGAAATAATACCATATATCATTGTGATTATTTAAAAAGAGAAGTCGAGCTAATGCTTGCTTATTATAAAAAACAATTAATAATTCAAAATCAAAGAGATAAAAGAAAGAGAATAGAATATTGATTTATAAATAGGGTATTTTCAAGCTCAAATGTAGCTTATACCACACGTTACTTTTATTTTATCTATTCTCTTTACTTAATTTAGTATTATGAAGCTAGGAAATATTATTTAGGGGCATATAAATGAGGTATTAGGCTTGAATAAAGATATTAAACAACAAAGATTAAAAATATGCTATTCATGTTAGCTATATTTAAATAAAATGGGAGGAATTTGTAATAATAACAAATATTTAAATCCTATTACAAATCAAGTTAGTGATACCTCAAAAGATGGTTATAAACGAGGATGTGGATGTAGAATTTAGGCTAAGACAACATTGCCTGATGCACATTGTCCTCTTAACAAATGGTAATTTTTAATGTTTTATGAATAGACTTACTTTAACTAATGATGAAAAGTTAGCTCATGAAATAATGGGCGATGATAGTGATTATACTCGTTTTAATATGAATGAACAGAGTATTGATAAGATGATTCAGGATGAGAAGAAACGCAAATTTAATGATGAAGTTAAACAACACGAAGAGGAATTAGAAAAGCAGAAAAAGGCTATTGAAGAATATCAAGAGTCTATAAAAGAAAATGCTAATTTATTTGAAATTAAACCTCTTTATAATAGAATCATTGTTAAACCATTTGCTTACAATCCATTTCAACAAATTAAAATTGAAAATGGAATTATTACTGATATTGGAGGGATGAATCCAAATACGGAATTTAATCCTAATACAGGCCAGTTTGAAGAACGTGAGCAAAATATTATTGTAGCAACAGTAGTAGAAGTTGGACCTGATTGTAAGTTTCTGCAACCTGGAGATGCAGTATTTTATATGAGAAATCTTCCTACTCCAATTCCTTTCTTTAAGCAAGGATTATGGACACTAAAAGAAGAAAATGTAATAGCAGTAGTTAATGAAGGACTAGAAGAAAGATTTAAGAAATGATGGATGATAAAATTTATTTTAATGCTGGAGATTTAGTTACCTTAAATAAAGATATACCTAATAAGCCAGTAATGATTGTAGTAAAAAAAGAAACGTCTATGTTTAAGAACTAGACTAAAGATAATAATATATTAAAAGGTATTAGATGCAGATGGTTTACAACTACAGGTGAATTACAAGAAGCTGTATTTAATACTAAGGACTTAAATATAATTGATTAAAAATATGGATGAACAAATGCAACAGTAGCTTGTAAGTCTAGTTTAGGCTGCAATGCAAGGTAATCAAGAAGCAACTCAACAAATTCAACAAATTGCTCAAGCAGCATAGCAAGGCAATCAACAAGCTGTTTAGCTTTATCAAATAATTCAATAGATTGCAGAATAGCTTTAGCAAACAGCACAATAGTCTGCTCCTAGTCAGTCACAAGAAGTTGATTAGTCACAAGCTCAACTTGCACGTTTGGGTGCTAAACTTAATTATATTAATTATCTTAATGGAGTTTGTCCCGATGGATATGAAATGAGAATGTTTAAAAAAGGTGGAGCTGTTTGTAAGAAATGTGTTGCTAAACAAAAGAAGATGGAACAAGGAGGAGAAGCCCCTTCTGACCCAGTTGATGCTTTTAAGTGCGGACGCAAGATAAATAAGAAAGCTTGCGGAGGTTCAGTCAAAAAAAAGTAAAGAAAGGTGATGGTGGACTAAAAGCTATGACTATGAACACATCTGATTATAGAGGTGGAAGTCATATAAAATATCCTAATCTTTTAAATCCAGCTATAATTAAAGAAAGAATTAACCCTCATTATTATACTACTGGAAATATATCTGGATTTTATCCACAGAATACAAATATGCGTTTAAATAGAAACTTTATAAATGGAGATTCAACAATATATATAACAACTCCTAGAGGTACAGTTGAATCAACAAAAGGAGTTGATACAGATTTTCCGAAATATAGAGATATGTGGGAACGCGCTAAAGCAGAAACTAAAAAATAAAAATAAAATATGACACCTGAAGTATTTCAATATGATAATGTAAGCAACAGACTCTAGTTAGTAAAACCAGAATTATTATTGGTTAAAGAGTTTGCTAAGTTAATGGATAATGATAGAAATAAATGTAAAGAAGATCCTACAGGTGAATTAGGTTTAAGAGCTTTCAGAGAATTTACTTATATATGGTTGGCATTAGATTGGAAATCAATCTATGCCGACTATACTGAGTAGGAACGACATCAAGAAGCTCTTAGAGATTCAGAATTAACTGAAAAAGAATTCAATGACCCAGATTTTAGAGAAGCATGTAGAAAGTATAGATAGATTTAGGAATCTAATAAATCTATGCAATTATTGAATGCTGCTAAAATGATGGTGGATAAATTTATAGATTATTTTAAATATACTGACCCATTAGCTGTAGATCCAACTACAGGTAAACCTATTTATAAAGTAAAAGATATTCAAGCAGAAATGAAGAATCTTACTGAAGTTCATGAAACAATGATTGAACTTGAAAATTAGGTTAAGAAACAGATTGAATCACAATCTCAATTGCGAGGAGGATATACAGATGGATATATACCAACTTTCTTAAATGGCGGAAACTAAGAAAAAGAAAGGAAAATCTAATAAATTAGCACTTCCTAAAATAATAAAAGATTCCGTTTAGGAAGTTAAAGAAAAATAGAAAAAAGCAGAAACTATTAAGTTAAATCCCAAAGAAACTGTTTAGGAAACTATTGTTGAATAGATTCCTAAAAAAGAAGTAATTGAAAAAGAACCTGAACGGAAAATTCAAATAGTTTCTGATTGGGATTTTCCTATTGATAGTAAGATAACTTATTTTGATGCAGATTGTTCTTATGAATTAACTGGATATAAACCTATTTCTAAAACTAAAGGATTAGATTTTGACCCAGACTGGTTTACAGAAGCTAGATAGGTATTTTTAAGAACAGGTAAATATACAGAATATAGATACGGTAGTAAGGCATTTAATCAATTTTGGGATTAGGAATATTATAGATGTATAAATGGAATGGAATCCCATGGATATAGAATAACTGGAGATAATTATTTCTTTTTAAATTACTTCTAGTTACTAGACCTGGATATTAAAGATAAAGCAGGTAGTGGCCGTAACTATATATTTCCAGCTTTCTATGCAGGGTAGTATGAACTATTCCATTATATAGAATTATGTAGACAATTACGATTAAATGCTTGTATTATGAAATCTCGTGAAGTTGGTTGGTCTGAAATACTTTCTGCCATTTCAGTTAATTCGTATAATTCTGTACCTAATTCTGTTAATATTGTTGCAGCTTATAATGCTGGACATTTAGCAACTACATTATCAAAAGCATGGAACTGTTTATCATTTTTAAATGACCATACTCAAGGAGGTTTCTTTAAGTTGAGTTAGGTTATAGATAAACAAGATCACAAGAAAGCATCAGTTTATAAAATGGTAGATGGTGCTAAAGTAGAAGTCGGATTTAAATCTCAAATAATAGGAATTGTTGCAGATAAGCCAAATAAGATTCGTGGTTATCGTGCAGATTTATTAGTGTTTGAGGAAGCTGGTTCTTTTAAAGGATTGGCTAAAGAATATATTAAGAGTACAGCACTTATTGGACCACCTGGTAAATCTTGGGGAATAAGATTAGTTGGTGGAACTAGCGGTGACACCAAAGAAGCTCTTGAAGGATTAAAGGATATGTTCTATAACCCAATAGCTTATGGTATTTTGCCATTTAGACACAATTATAGCTAGACTGGAGAATATGTATTAACTTCTTATTTTATTCCATGTACTAAAATACCTAAAGATCGTGATAGGTTTTTATCACATAGAGGATATGTAGATTATGATGATGTAAAAGCTTGGCAAGAAGAGCAAAGAGCATTAATGGTTAATACTCCTGAAGCATTAATGAATTATTGTGCAGAGTATCCATTAACTGATGCGGAAGCATTTTCTGCTGGAAATATTAATAAATTTAATAAGATACTTATTACAGAACAACTTACAAAAATAAGAGCATTAAAAATAGGTCCTTAGATATAGAGAGGATATTTAGAATATAATTATAAAGAAGGGTAGCATTCAGAATCTAATATTAATGGGTTTAGGTGGATACCTAATGTCAATAGTAAATTACAAGTATTAGAATAGCCATTATGGGAACTTAGTTCTAAACGAGATTCAGATGGCAAAATAATATGGAGTCCTCCTAGTGAAAAGATTGATAATCTTTATGTAATAGGAGTCGATGGTATTGATATAGGTAGTTAGTAGACTTCTGAAACAACAAAAGATCCTTCTGATTTCTGTTGTGTAGTTTATAAAAGAGTCTATGGAACTGATATTCCATAGATTGTTGCTGTATATAAAGATAGACCTGAAGATGTAAGAGAAGCATATAAAATTTCACTAAAATTAGCATAGTATTACAATGCTACTATTAATATAGAAGCAACTCGTATGAGTTTCTTTTCGTGGGCAAAATCAATAAAATAGTCTAAATGGTTTATGCGTAGACCTAGAGCTACACTAGCAGAACAATACAGAAATACTAATAAACAATATGGAACTCCAGCTACAGCAGCTATAATTGCTCATTAGACTGATTTAATAGCTGATTTCGTTACAGATTATTGTGATGAAATTTGGTTTGATGATGTGCTTGATGAATTAAATAATTATACTGATGCTAATAAAAGAAAGTTCGATATTGTAGCCGCTTTAGGTATGGCATTATTGGCAGATGAAGAGTTAATGGGAAGGGTACCTAAAATGGCGAATAATGAGATAGAAGAAACATGGCAAGATATTGGTTATTATACAGATTCTAATGGTGTAAAACATTATGGTAGAATCCCAAAGTAGGATAATCAGAATATTCAAATAACTTGGTATAATGGAACCGAAGGACTTAGAAGTACTGATCCTCGAGCTTATGAGGGATATATATAATGCTGAATATATTGGTAAATTAAAGGTTGAACAAAAAGGAGAAGGATATTTAATTAAATTTGGATTGCATAATAATGATTATCCTTTGATAATATATACTGAATAGAAAGGTGATGATTTAATCAAGTTCTTACGTCAAGAACTTCATAATCGTCACTTTTCATCAAATGATTATTGGAGTATTGATTTAGTATATAAAGCTCAATGTCAACCAATAAATAAAAAATGCTGTGACGAAAGATGTGCTGATCGATAAAACTGACAAAGCTATATCTGAATTAGTATACGAAAAGGAAGATTTATAGAAAGCATATAATTATTATAATGGATTAATGGATGCCAATCAATACAAATATCTTGAAGAGAATTTTGGATTGGGTAATCCAACATCTATAGAATTTATTCCTTTAATTCGTAAACACATTGATGCTTTGGTAGGAGAATATTTAGGAACTCCAATATTGCCTAAAGTTCAATGTAAAGATTCTGAAACTATTTCAAATATAGAAAGAGAAAAGCAGTTAAAGATAACTTCAGAAATGCATAAATATCTTACTAAGAGTTTAAATAATTCTATTCTTAGTTTCTTAGATGGCAAAGATACTAAAGATCCTTTAATAGAATAGGAATTATAGGAATTAGTTGAAGATATAAATAATTCTTTTGTATCTGAATATGAGATTGCAGCTCAGAATGTTATAGAATATTTAATGCAATCAAGAGCAATAGATATGTCAACTGTATCTAGAATGCTAGTTACTGATACTCTTATCGCTGGATAGAACTATTATAAAGTATAGCCTACTTCTGGAGGAACTAACGTATCAGTGCGAGTATTAGATCCAAGAGATGTATTTCCTGAATATAATATTAATTCTCCTTATGTAAAAGATTCGCAAAGAATTGTAGTAAGATCATATCTTACAAAAGAAGAAATTCTTAGTCAATATGGCAAGGAGATGAGTTCTAAAGATAGAGAAACAATTAAAGAGCATTGGGATCATATTCAAGATAATGGAGCCTATTATATGAAAGGATAGGTAAAAGGTTCAACTGGATTACTTGCTGGATAGGAAGCTGTTATTCCAGGATTCTCTAGAAGAGAATTAGGACCTAATTCTGGATACATTCCTGTATATGAAGTGGAGTGGATTGAGGTTGATTCTGATTTAGTAATGCAACGATATTCTTCAGTAAGAATTGGAGAAGATATTTATATATTAAGAGGTAAGGATGAAGAAGTAATAAGAAGTAAGGATAATCCTAATTATTGTGCATTAACGGTAAACGGAGTATATTTCTTAAATAGAGGTAATAGACCTTATTCTATGGTCCTTGCTTGTGCTGCATTGCAAGATAGATATAACATATTGCATTTCTATAGAGATAGATTAATTGCAAGTAGTGGAACAACTGGAGATTTTGTAGATATTTCATTACTACCACAAGTTTTAGGACATGATGTTCCAGAACGTCTTTAGAAATTCTTAGCTTATAAAAAAGGAGGAGTTGCTTTAATTGATAGTTCTCAACCAGGTAGACTAGAAAATCAACAAGCTAGTTTAAATACCATATTTAATGGATATGATGATACATTAAAAGCACAAGCCGTTCAAGCTATTCAAATTGCAATTCAATCTATAGAAGAAACGGTTTCATCTATCACTGGAGTATTTAGAGAACGTTTAAATGGAATTGAACAAAGAGATGCTGTAAGTAATATCAAACAAGGTGTTAATAATTCATTCATAATTACTAAACAATATTATCATCAAATGGATTTAGTAATAAATGAATTATTAGTAGATTGCTTAAATATAGCTAAGAAAGTTTATAAGAATGGATTAACAGGAACAATTATTTTAGGAGATAAGTATTAGAAAATATTTACAGCTTAGCCAGAATATTTTACTACAACTGACTATGATGTAAGAATATTAACTAGTACAGATATTCTTAAAGATTTGGAATATGTTCGATAGCTTATTCCGGAATTAACAAAATCTGGATTAGTTTCTCCTGATATTATTCTTGATATAATGACTTCCAAGAGTTTAACTGAGATTAAAACTAAAGCATCTGCTTCTTTAAAGAAACAAGAAAAGAAAAATGATTAGTTATAGAAGTTAGCTCAACAATACGAAGAAGCTAGTTAGCAATTAAAATAGTTACAATCAGAATTACAAAAAGCATAGAATAAAATTGAACAACTCAATGAATCTAAAATACAACTTGAACAACAGAAGATGTAGTTAGAGTTTAAAGTTGATTGGTTTAATGCTTAGACAGATAGAACTTATAAAAATAAAATGGCTGATGAAACTGCAAGACGTACTAATATTGAGTATTAGTAGTTAGCAGATGGAAATCCATATAATGATAAAGTAAGACAATTAGGCTCATGAATCCACATTTCAAAATTTAGTAGAAAGGTAATAGTTGCTTAATAACTGGAACATCATATAAAGAATATCTGGATGAAAATGCGACTAGTTAGCCTTATAGAGAATATAAATATAAAGATACAGCTACTGTATATATAATCCAATCTAATAAAATAGATTCGAGTTAGAATTCAATAGAAACTTTTATAGTAGACCATTGTTCTTACTTAGATGAATTACATCATATCTTTAATATAGATGGATTTTATACTATATATCAAGTAATAGTTCCAACATTAAATTGTATTAATAACAAATTTGATAATAATTATTATGAATAGTTTTCTGATATATTTGCATATAATGAAGATACAGATACTATTCAACAATTTAATGGAAAGAAGTGGAATGATGTAAGTCCAGAAATATTTACATTAGACTATTGTGATCCTAATTATTTTATATCATGTCAAGATATGTTTATGTTGGCAAATCTTTGGACATGCTATGTAAAACTCTGTCAATCTCTATTTGAATCTAGTCTTTTGAAATGTAAGAAATCTACTTCAGAAGATTTAACATTTAGAAGAGATGTTGTATGGATGACAATAAATGTATTAGGTTATTACATTAAAAGAGATCAACTTAATGAAGCTTAGAGACTGCTAGAAGAAGTTGAAGGGTGTAATGGCTTATGTAAAGATATTGAAAGTATAAAACAAAAAGGATGTGGCTGTGGAAGATAAAATTATAGATGAATATCTTAAATTTATAAGAAGATTGCGAAAGGGGCATAGAGAAGATTATTCACATATTCTGAATATGATTTGTTACTTAGAGATTTAGGATAATAATAAATTTATATATTAGAAATTAATCAATGAAAAATTGTGATACAAGACATGTATGTTTCAAGGATTTAGAAGAATATGTAAGAAAGGATGATTACTTTAAAAATTATACAGATTCTGAATTAGAAGAAATTTATTCAAATCTAAAATTAAGTAAATTCTCTACTGAAGCAATTGCAGTTACATATTCTGAATTAAAAGAATTGATTGATAATTCTCAATTAGCTGTTGGGCATACTTATATAATAAAGGATTTTCAAACATATCCTGATTTAATCAATAATGGAAGTTATGATTATACACAAGAGTGTAAATCAGAAACATATCAAATAGTTACTACCGCATTAACTAGAAGTAAAATTGATTAGAATGTTGTTATTTTATCTGATTCTGATGCAAATTCAACAAAATGGATAGTTAGATATGATCCAACTCAAGAAAATACAGACATTCCTACAAAAGGCAAAATAACTTATATGTAGGATGAAAACGGAAACAGTGCATATTACGATTTTAAAAATATGCGATTTACAAATATACTTACAGAAATAACTAGTCCGGTATATACATTTAATAAAAATGCAATAAATGTACATATTGGGGAAAAAGCATCAGAAAGTTTAATAAAAGCTATATTTTTAGATAATGCTAATAATGTAACAATAGATGATGCTTCTGGAATGCTTATATTTAAGAAATCAGTTAGTAATGTAACTATAAAAAATAATGTAGTTAATGTATTTTATGGTAAGTTATCAAATGTTGATATAAAGAAAGGAATATCATATGGTTACGACAGTATAAGTGGAGATATAGAAAATGGAGAATTGGATGGAAGAGTTCATTCGTATTTAGATCCTGAAACATTAACTTATCAAATAGAAACGATATAAAATGACAGAAAATATTAATAAAAATATATCAGTTTGGAGAGGAGATACAACCCCTCCTACTAATTATCATATTTGGATAAAATCTAATGGTACATAGTATGAATATGTAAATGGTTCATGGAAAACATATAATGAATTAATTCCTGTAGCTGATTCTGTTCATAATGGATTATTATCAAATACAGACAAAACAACTATTGGTAATTTAACACATCTGAATGTATTAGCAAAATAGTCAAGTGAATCTTTAGCTACAATAAATTACAATTCAGATACAGTAGAAGTAGAAACTGAATTAAGGAATTTAAAAACACTTGCTCTTACGAAAAAGTCCATAGAAATAAATTCAGCAACTCAAGAAACTGCTGGAGTGTTATCTGCATCAGATAAAAAGAAAATTGATACAGGAACCATGTCAGAATCTGATTGGGCTAAATTAAATAATACAGTTCCTCTTGATGAAAATGGATTAATATCATCATAGTATCTTCCCTCTTACGTAGATGATGTTCTTGAATACGATACTATTGCGCAATTTCCAAAAACTGGAGAATCTGGAAAAATATATGTAGATATTAGTGCAAAATTAACATATCGTTGGACAGGCTCGCAATATACAGAAATTAGTAAAAGTTTAGCTTTAGGAACAACTAGTACTACAGCTTATGCTGGTGATTAGGGGGTTGCTGATAGATATGATATTGATAATATAATAGCTAATGGAATGATTCCATTTGCTGGATTCGTATCAATTAATGCTTCTGAAATGGAATCAGGAGAAACTACTTCTAGTTATAAATCAGTATCAGGAATTGGGTATGGTGTATATTTTAATACAAAAATTAATAAATTTGTATATAAGAATAATAATAAATACTATCCATTATGGACAAATTGTAAATATTGGGGATATACAGAATCATCAACATCTCCTGTAAATGTAATACCTTATTCAAATTAGTTATACAGATTATCTGGTTCAGACTCAGCTGGAGATCCGTTAATAAATGTATATAAATTTAGTGCTTACAATAATCAGCTAAAACAACTTACTACTTATGAGCGTTCACTAATTCAAACAAATACTAATAATATTTCTAAAAATGCTTCTGATATTGTTACTCTCGGGGATAAAATTAATACCGTAAGATAGGAAGTAACTGATGATACTAAGGAAATATTAGAAATAAATTATATTAATATTAATCCAGCTAACATAACGATAAAAGATACTTTAAATAGTGAATATTTTAAAGTATATACAAATGCATCAATGAATTATGCTTTATTAGCATAGGAAACAGATTCAAGCGGAAATCTTATTAATGAAGATACATATTATATACATTGGTCAAATTGTGAAAGATGGGGTTCGTATAGCGAATCGGATGGAGTAAGGTATCCTAAATAGGATAGAATTTATAATTTAATTCTAGAGTCAGGAGAACAAAAATTATGCATTTATAGAAATAATATATTATTCCCAATTTTATCAGGAATATTAGATACTGATTATAATGCAATTATAACTAATATATCTGGACCAAATTTAGACTCGACTAAAGGCACATTAACTTATTCGTATATTTAGTCTGGGGATAGTGATAAAGTTGCTAGTTATAATATTGAAATCCCATCTGCTACCAAGTCTACAGCTGGATTAATGAGTGCTAGTGATAAATCAACATTAACGTCATTAAGCAATACATCTCAAAATACTGTTGATGATGTAAGTAAGATTAAGTATAATGTAAATTCCACATCACTTATAAATGTTAATGCATTCTGCGGAGTATCAATGCCTTATTTAAGTTTGACTGGTATATTATCAGATTTGGAATCAAAATGTTATGATTATAATTTAACAATAAATAATCCAGGATAGATTATAACTTATTTATACAGACCTGTTCTAATTTATGTTATGACAGATAAGGATTCTATGGTTACATGTTATTCGCTTACGGATTGGAAACAAGTAAATACAGGTAATTATTTTAAATTCTATGGAACAGAAGGTGATGAATCAACTGTTGTTGAAGGTAAATTTATAACATCAACTAATACATCTGTAATAGGAACAGTCTCAGATGAAACTAAGGTAGAGTTTAAGACAAATAGTTATGGATATAAAACTGGTACTGTAATTGGAATTAATACAGATTAGTATGATCCAATTTGGAAAACAATGCAATTTATCGGTGAATCCGATGATGAATTTGAAGATGAATCTAATTGGAAAGAGGTAAATTATTCTACCAAAGAAAGTAATGAAGCTACTATTGCTGATTTACAAAAATAGATAGAAACACTACAAGCAGGATTAATTTCATTAGGTTGGAGTTCTGAAGAGTAATAACATATAGAGGGAAGTTAATTCTTCCCTCTAATTAAACTAAATTATATGTCAAAACATTTAGCAAAAGTAAATACAAAATCCGAAGTATTAGAAGCTACTAAGAATTTAGAAGAGCCTTTCATAATTGCAATTGATGATACTAAAGAAGTAATTTATTAGCCTGTTACTCACTGTGATGCTACTTTATTGATTGATGATTGGAATAATGCAAATTCTGAAATTCCAGTAATTGAGAAAGATATTTCATGGGTTAAAGGAAGAAGATGTTTAGCCAAACAATATGGAAATAATCAAGTCGCAATTTGTTATCTTGATGATAATAATTCAGAACTATTCCACGATGGGGTCACAGAAGCTAAATTAGACGGTTCCATGGGATAGTGGATGGTTGATCTTCCAGAATTTAATATTGATTGTGTTCAAGGAGAAAAAGATTGGGTTAAATTACACATCAGCCAATCTAATGAAATCGGGCATAAATCAAGACGAGTATTAGTTGGAGTAACTAAAGCATATCGTGAAGGAGAAGTTGCTTATAGTAAATATGGAAATGTTCCGCAAACTGGAACATTGGAATACTTTTCTTATGGAGCTTCTTAGATAGGGAATGGATGGAGTATTATAGATTATGAAACAAGATGCAAAATAGCATACATGTTTTTAACTAAATATCATGTTAAAAATCCACAAGCACTTAGTAAATTTAAAACCAATTAGTCAGCAACAGCTATAAGTGGTGAAACTAAAAGCTTAGGTAATCAAGATGGTGTTACAGAAAATCATATAAATATATTTGGTATTGAAGATCCATATGGAGCAATTTGGGAATGGACTGGAGGTATTAATAGTTATTGCAAAGATAATGTAATTACATATTATATATATGATGGAGTACAACCATTTTAGATACCAACAGTTAAATACAGAATGGTTACTGACGATAAACTTGGAATTATAAAAGATTAGGAATAGATATATAAATATGGATGTGTTTCTAGAATGAAATACGGAGAATATGCAGATTTAATACCTATTGAATGTTCTGGTAGTTATAATTATTTTTATAACGATTATGCTACTGTTGGATATGATGATTGGAGTATTATTAAATGCGGTGGATATGGTACAATGTTAGATGGAGGAATATTCTCATTTGCAGCAGATGATAATAGATACTCTAGTGGAGATGGATCACGAATTCAATATAGAGGTGATATTCTTGTAATTGAAGATCCTTAGGATTTTATTAATATTAAATGATTATGGATTTAACTAAAAGATTTCTATTATTTAAAACATTAAAAGCCTATCAATAGGTTAAAGACTAGATACCATCTACAGCATTAGTATTTATAAAAGAAAATAGTACTATTTATGTAAATGGAGAAATATTTGGATTAGATACTTTATATAATTTAGACGAACTCTTATCTAATACATCTGATACAGAATTAGCTTCTTCTGATAGCATAAGTCAAGCAGTAATTAAATTATATTTAGCATTAAAAGAATCTAATCAAACAACTAATCAATTAGTTTAGGTATTAACAGATAATTCAATTGAATTAGAATTAAATTTGCAAGAATAGATTGATTCAATTGATAAAGTTGTTGCCGCAAGTCTAAATGATATTGTAAATGCTAGTTTATACAAAACATTTTCAGTTGATTTTTCTACTGATGCAAAAACAGCAACATGGTTTAATGTGGAAAAATATCCTATAACTATTTTATCAATTTCTTCAGTTAATTGTTCTAAAGTATTATTAAATCAATCCGAAGATATAGAAGGCGTTGTTATAGATTCTAATAGCGTTGCAGTATTCGATATAGAAAGAGAAGCAGAAGATGTATCAGCAGCAATTGGTGTTAATTTTAAAGTGAATAAGGAATGATTAAAATATTAGATGGAGAAGATGGAAATATTATGTATTTTCCAGATTAGGAGGAGCAGTCGGAAGCATATCTGAACTGGCTCTACAATGAGTTTATGTCGAAAATCGGTGGCGAGGAATGCCCCGTAACCGAGAATGACAAGTTTGGTCGCCCTGTGGAGTTTGTCTATCAGACAGACACTGCTAAGGTGGTTATTACTCGCGAGTATATCCGCGATGATGGCAGCTGGGCGAAGAAGAGAGATGTAATCACTATCGAAGGAAAGGAGGTAGCGAATGAAGGCGTATAAGTGGCGCACGCAGAATAGCGGCTACGTATATGTGGATAGCAATACGGGAAGCGATGTGTTTGGTAACGGCACGATGCAGAATCCGTATCAGACGCTTGGCAAGGCTTGGAGGGGTCACACAACGTATCATCCCGGCACAATCATTTGTCGCGGTACGTTTTGCGAGGATATGGCGGATGGCACGCACTCAACCAATATCAATGGTGATTATTGGGGTGCAGCTACGTTTGATGGGAATAATGAGTATACGTGCTATGGTTTTGCGTCACAGAATATGATGTTTCGCAATTGCGTAGCAGGAACTGCTAATACCAGTGCTAACAGTAATCCCCTTCTCGCTGGCGTGGGTCGTGCGATCATTGCGCACGGTGTCGGCAATGCGTACACCGTGGACGGGGTTGCTGCCCCCTCTGTTGCACTCAAAGATTGCGCAGTGTACATGGGAGGCATAGGCGGCTCTACCGCCGCGCGTTTCGTTTCCATCTGCCGTCCTCAGTGTAATGATAGCTATAAGCTGTGGTTCGCGTCAAATACGAACTGCAAAGTATATAATTTCTCAGTGTATGATATACCGAGAGAGAAGCGCGTAGCATTTCAGAATGGCTCATGGGGTATTCAAGCGACATATTGGGTGCTTGGCAAGGTGGCGATGCTCTTGCAACAGAATGCCACGTTTATCAATTGCTACTTCTGTTCAGACTGCGAGTGGTGGGATGGTGATACCAAACTTGATGTGCAGGGCGAGACATCTGCCGAAAAGCAAGCGTGGATAGAGAATTATATATCAGAGAAAGGATATACAAGTAATCTTACAAAGTTTACGGATTGCGTCTTCTCCGACCGCACGTCATACGAGGTATTCAACGACCCCGACAATGGCGACTTGTCACTCCGCTACGACAACCTCGATGAACGCCTGATGCTAGCCGATAACACCTACATGGGAGCATTACCCCCGGCAATACATATTCCCGTGAAGTCAGACAGCAGCGCAACTCCGGCTACATGGGATGAGCATACAGCCGTAGGACTACTAGCCGTAAGTAATGATAGCATAGTACTCAACGAAGCGAGCGGCTCTGACATGGGGCAGATATATTCCAAGGTGCTCGTAACCAATCCCGACAAGGTGGCAATATCGGGTATCTTTAGTCAGTATGCCTCAATGTTCGAGGATTATGGTATCGTAGCCGGAGCTGACTATCCCGAAGGAGAACGCTATGAACTGACTGACGAAATACCCGAAGGGCGTTACTTTATTCGTGGTGGCAGCATCTACGTAAGCGGCCAGTTTGCGGCAAAAGATACAGTCGTTGTGGTGACTAGCGGGCAAGAATTCGTGAAGGCGAATGACGATGAAGAACCTTATCTTATCGAGATATTAGATGGTAACGTGATAGACTTCCTTTATCTTCGTTCATGTCCGACAGCCTATGCCTATATTAAGGCATCTGACGGGCTGCAAGCCGGAGGAACGTATATCAACGTATATAACAAGCCTATCGCCTATCGAGGGCGCACAATTGTGCAGAATGAGTCGTTTATCGCTGAGAACGACACAGACACTTTCGAGTGTGCCGATGATGCGGAGTATCGTATCGCTGTGCTCTTCGATGATACGCGCGTTCCGTCACAGCCATGGGTACAGGCACAATTCTGGGGTGATTACTTCGAGGGCAAGATTGCCGGAGTCCGTCAGACTGACAGCGATGGTAATGTTATCTCTAGTGGTAATTACCTAGCTTGGCAGTCAACGGGTAACGGAGGTTACAGCGGTAAGTATATCAAGGCGAATGCACAGGCGCGATACATACAGCTTAAAATCGAGGTTAAAAACGCGTAATGGCTATGAGAGTACTATTTAGTGGCGGTGTTTCGCTAGGCTGCACACGTGCAGTACATGAGGATACTCCGATACTTGATTTCGGTGAGGGAGTGTCGCTAGGCTGCACGCGTGCTGTGGAACATACCGCTGAGTTAGTTGACTTACAAGGAGTGTCCTTGGCTGTGGCCGGTTATCCATACTGCGGAGCAGCTACAACGGCAGCTGAGGAGGTGAAACAAGGTAAGATTATAAGATGAGTATAGAAAGTTTATCGGGCAAGCGGCTTCCCCTTCTCGCTGGCGTGGGTCGTGCGAACAATGCGAACAATGTCGGCAATGCGAACAACGTGAACGGGGTTGCTGCCCCCTATGAATCCCTCTTCCGCCCGATTGACTTTGCCGACAATAACCAAAACGGCAGAACATCACAGAGTGCATCGGATTTATACTCCGATGCAGAATTCAACAGAGCATTATGGGATTTAATATGCTCTGAACAGAATATCACCTTAGCATTTAACAAGGTTATCGGCTATATTGAACCGGAGCAGCATAAAGAGCGCGTGAAAGCTAAGTATCGTGACTTCCTAGAGAATCGCGAGCGCGACACCAATCATTTCGCAGAGCGTTTGCGCAATGGCTGGGAGTTTGGCGAATATGCCGAGATGAAGGTGTATGAACCGAAGGAGCGCAGTATACATTATCATGCCGACTGGTGGGATAATGTGGCCGAAACAGCCGTTTTAAACGTCATTGCACCGATTTATACAGGCTACTATTCCAAGCATACTTATGGCAGCATAAAGGGGCGCGGAACTACGAAAATGCTTAACCATTTAGCCAAGTCGATAAAGCAGCATAAGGAGTGCTATTATTTGCAGATTGATGTGAGGAAATATTATCAGTCTATCAATCCGCAGTTGTTGCTAAAGCTTGTTAATGAGGTGATAAGTTGCACCGAAGTAAGAGCGTTTGTAAAGCGTCTTGTTGGCTCTTATAGCGGTGGTGGCATTCCGATAGGTGTGCCGATGTCGCAGTTTCATGGTAATCTTTATCTAACTCCGCTTGATAAAATGCTGGAGTCGGATGCGCGAGTGATTGATTTCGCTCGCAATATGGATGATGTGGCTGTGATTGTTAAGTGTAAGCAAGATGCACATGAGATGCTTGCAAGGATTGAGGCTCTATTGGCTGAGTATGATTTGCGAGTGAAACCTAATAAAAGAATCGCTCCCGTAACGTGCGGCATGGATATTCTTGGCTACGTGATATATCCGACTCATATCCGACTACGTAAGCGCATTAAGCTGGCCATGCAACGCAGAGCACGACAGCTTCACAAGGGTAATGTGCCGAACAAGGTGTATAAGCAGCAGATGGCATCGTACTATGGTTGGTGCAGCCATGCGAATGCGCGACATTTACTACAACGCACAATGGGAGATAAACTTAATTTATTTATTAACAAGAAAAATAATACATGTAAAATGAAATTAAACAAAATATCTGACATTAATAAATCCGAATACTATTTTGGATTAAGTAAAGATAGATTCATATCTATTACGTAGTTAAAAGATAAAGAAGTTGCATTATTGGATTTCGAAAAAGTTAAGTTAAGGGGTGAAGATAAAATGGTTATAAAATTTTGTTTAACTAATGAATTATCAAATGATCCAAATGAATAGGAACTTGAAGATAAATCTTATTACACTATTACAAAAAGTTTTGTAATTGCTGATAGATTAAATAAAAATAAGTCACTACTTCCATTCATTGCAACTATGAGACAAGATAAATATTATTATTACGAATAATAATTAAAGTTTAAAGAATTAATAAATTTTCAATATTAAATCCGGCTATTCGATAGTCGGATTTATTTTTTATGTACCTATGCTTATAAAATATTTCCGAAATTAAATCATAATGCTTATTAAAAAATTTTTAAAAAATTTATGAAAATTATTTTGGATTATGAAAAACTATTATTATATTTGCTATGTAAAAAGTCTAGCTAAATTTTTTATACGACGTCGTCTATTTTTTTCTTAACAATTTTAGTTTAATTTAAATTTTTTATTATGTCCGATAGTAAAGTTTATATGTTTCCAGAATAGTCTTCAGGGAACAGCGGATTAATGTCAATTTTAGGCTCTATGCTTTCATCTAAAGGAGTTGACCCTGGTTTGCTCGCTCTTATGAAAAATAATAACGGATATGGTGATGGCTCTTGGTTTATTTGGGTAATATTCTTATTCTTCCTCATGGGATGGGGAGGAGGTGGCTGGGGCGGCTTCGGAAATGGTCGTGCAACCACTCAAGGAGTAGATTATTTATCAACTCAATTAAATAATGATGCAGGTAGAGAACTTTTAATGTAGGCAATAAATGGAAATGGAAATGCTATTAATTAGCTTGCTTCAACCCTTAATTGCTCTATTGGTAATGTTTAGTCCGCAATTAATAGTATTTCTACACAAATTCAAAGTGTTGGTAACCAAGTTGGCATGTCGTCATAGCAAGTAATTAACGCTGTTCAATCAGGAGATTGTGCAATCGCTAATCAATTATCACAATCTTGTTGCTCTGTTAGACAAGCAATAACAGAATAGGGTTATCAAAATTAGCTTGCTAATTGTCAATAGACAAATACAATAACTAATAGTATTAATAGTAATTCAATTGCATTAAGAGATGGAGCTTCTGCAAACACTAATGCTATTATAGGTAAATTAGATGCAATGTAGACTCAATCACTATATGATAAGATTGATGCTTTAAGAGAGTCGAAGAGTTAGTTACAAACACAATTATCACAACAAATGCAAACAACAGCATTCGGATAGATGATTAGTTAGGCAGTTACTCCTATTAATACATCACTGTGTGATTTAAGTAATAGATTGGCTTCTATTGAATGTAATCAACCTTTAGTTGCTAAAGTTCCATATACTCCAGCAATGGGAGGATTTATTCCTGTTAATTATGGATTGAATGTAGCTAGCGGTTTATCAACTTTAAGTGGAGGTTGTAATTGCTGAGAAAGGAGGTAATTATGTATAGTCCTGTAATTACTAACTTTTGGAATTAGTCTCATATTTAGAGATTAGATGCCGGAGGTATATATGTTTTAAATACAAATAGTGTTTAGACTAATGATAAAAGTATAGATTATGGAGTAAATCCTAATTTATATAATGAACTTCCTTGCGAATGTTTATTGCTATTATAGGTTCATGAAGCAGTTCCTAGCAATTGTTCAAATTTACCTGTAACATTAGCTATTCCATTTGTAGGAAACGCAACTACAACGGTAGGTAGTGATACTTCTGGTAATAATACTATTAATATTGTAGATAGTTAGGGTTCTAATGTATTAGGATGTGATATTCAAAGTAATACTCAAAGATTTGCATATCTTAATAAGAGAACTGGAACAATGAGATTTTTAGAATTTACTTCAGGAACTACTTCTAGTAGTTCTACTTCTAATGAATAATAATTATGTTTTCATCTTTACGTTAGGGTAATATTATATATATTTTAGAAAAAGGAGATAAACCTGTATTAAAGATTGGATAGGTTGCAAGTGTATCATAGCCAAATTATAATAATAATTTTTTAATGAACGGATCAACTATTAACATTAATGTCAAAGTTGGAGAGCAATCAATGGATTTTCAAAACATTGTTGGATAGTTATCAGTGGCAAGTTATAATAATATAACTATTACTGAGACTAAAGAACTTATGGCTAATGAAGTTGATAATATGTTGCAAAATAGTAAGAGTATAATTGATAATATTCCTTATCATAAACAAGTTATTGAATCATGTGAATCTATTCTTAAAGAACTAAATCCTTAGTTTGCAAAAGAAAAAGAAAGAGATGAGGATATTGATAACCTTAAATCTAAATTAGGAGGTCTTGAAACTAAAATGGATTAGTTATTATCTATATTAGCTAAAGATGAAGTTAAAAAGTGATATACTATGAAAGGGTTTATTGAAATAAAAGAAGATACTTATGAAGATACTATAGAACATCTTCGCAGATTGAAAGCAATTGCTTGTAAAATGATAAAGAAATTATCAGAGCATTCTGAAGTTTATGATGATGAAGATGAACTAGAAGAAGTTGCTCCTAAAAGAGTAGGTAGATATATCTATTAATTATGACAGAAGATTTTACAGATTATGATATTAAGCCTTATGGTTTTATAAATTATCTAAGATATTACGGTTCGCATTTTAATAAAAAATTATGTGAATTTGCATGTAGTTAGTTTAAAACTAAAGATATTACTAAAGACAAGTTAGAAACTATTCTTAAAAACTATAGTGTATCTATAAAAGATAATAAATTATACGATGCTGTATATGTAGCTAATTGGTGTAAAAATATTTTATACGGTTCAAGTATACAAGATGATCATCATTTAGCTCTATTTGTTAAAGATATATTTGATAATGAAGCAAATCTTGTTTTCAATCGGTGGTATGCTGATATGTCTAAGCAAGGCATTGTGATTGAGTGGGAAAATATGATTTAAGAAAATTGCTGGGAATTATTTTGGATTCTCAGCAATTTTTATTTATATTTGCTAATGAAATGTATATTAACATTTATTAATAAATATTATTAAATAAAAGCATATTTAAATGATTGTTATTTTAGGAACAGCACATTTAAGCACTACACCTGGCAAATGCAGTCCAGATGGTAAGTTTAAAGAATGTGTGTTTTCAAGAGAAGTTATAAAACTTATTAAAGAAGGATTAGAAGCCAAAGGCTTAACAGTTTATGTTGATTATGAAAGCCTAGAGCCTAATTCTCAAATGCAAAGTTCTTCAGCTAAAGAGGAACAGAGAAAAGAATTAAATTGGAGAGTTAATTATGTAAATAATTTATGTAATAAATATGGTTCAAGTAATTGTATTTATGTTAGTGTTCATGTAAATGCAGCAGGAGCAGATGGCAAGTGGAAAAATGCTAGAGGTTGGAGTGTATATGTATCTCCCAATTCTTCTACTAAATCTAAAAAACTTGCAAGTACATTATATGAAGAAGCATCAAACTCTGATTTAAAAGGGAATAGATCAGTGCCAACAGAAAAGTATTGGGTAGCATCATTAGCTGTTTGTAGAGATACAAAATGCCCAGCTATACTTACTGAAAATCTATTCCAAGATAATAAAGAAGATGTTGAATTTCTTTCGTCCGAAGAAGGAAAGAAACAAATAGCTCAAGTACATATAAACGGAATTTCAAATTATTTAAATGGAAAGTGATTTAACTAATAGACTAGAAAAACTAGAGAAAGAAGTAGCCGATTTAAAAAAAGAATCATTATCTATGTTTGGCCGTACTTATTCTCAAGTAGGAGATTCTAGTTAGGATTTAGTTTTAAATACACGAGGACAAGTTAAGATTAAATATGGAAATAAGTTTATAGATTTAATTAAAAATGGAAGCATCAATGTTGACACTTAGTTTATCTTTACAGCTAACGATTCTGATAGCATTGGTTCTAAAGACGGGATATATATTCTGGATGATAAATCAACCTATCTCAAATACAAAGGCGAGACAATCAACCTGTCAGAAGTCGGAGTTTCATTTTCTGAAAACCAGGAATCTAGCCCTGAATAGAAATTGAATGCTTTAAGAAACATAGGATTTTATTGTACGGAATTTAATGAGAATTCTGTACAAAATGGTATTATATATCTAGAATCCGATTAGAAATTATATTATGTAAAAGATGGGGTATTAATAGATATTTCTGATGATAATATAAATGTGAATAAGAATGGATGAATTTGATGATTTTGAAGAACTTGACGACACCTTAACTCAACAAGATACAGAAGAAATAGAGTCAGATGGTTAGTATGATTATAATGACTAGCCAGAAATTGTTGATTCTTTATTAGCAGATAAAGGAATTGAAGATAAATCTAGCATTAAATTTGAAAATGAATCTGGTGAAATTGAAGAAAAGAACTGGGATGATCTTTCAAATTCAGAGAAGCTAGAAATACTTAGAACTAATGATTCGCAGCCTACATCATTTTATAGTGACTTGGATGATTCAGAGTTGCAATTAATTAATTCTATTAGGAGTAGTAATATGACTCCTCAAGAGTATATGAATTATGTTCAACAGACAACTATTGATAACTATATTAATAATATATAGCAACCTCATTATTCTGTTGACGATCTTTCAGATGATGATTTATATATGACAGATGTTTTATCTAAGAGAGGTGCAGATAATATCACTGCTGAAGAATTAGCTGATAAGCTTCTTGCTGCTCGTTAGAATGAAGAATTCTTTAATGAGTATATAAGCGAGCTTCGTAATAATTATAGAGCTAAAGAATAGGCTGATATTCAATCTAGACAAATGTATGAACAGCAAACTCAAGTAGAGAATTTTAATCGCTTTGCAGAAACTGTAGAAAATGAGATTAGAAACTTTACAGATTTTGGTGGTTTTGATTTAGATATGTCAGAGGATGAAATGGAAGAACTTTATGATTTTATTACTGGATTTGATTAGGCAGGAGTAAGTACATTTAGTAAAGTTCTAAACGATCCTAAATATTTAGTTAGAATGGCATGGTTTGCACTAAATGGAGATAAAGCAATGCAAGATATTAATGATTATTGGACTAATGAATTAAAAACATCTCGAAAAAATAATCGTACATAGAAAGATAAAGTTACAATTAAAAAACCTAAGGAATCATCTAATGAATATGATGACTTAGATGATTTTTAACTATAATACATAATAAATGAAAATTGCAGAATTTACAAGTAGAATACCTACTATGGGCTAGACAAAAACATACGAAGATTGGAAGAAGTATGTTGGTGAGAAACCTAGCAATCTTGGTGTTGTAGCTCGTGCTTATCCTAATAATACCATTAACTTTTTGACTGATGGTTTGAGAAATGTATTCTACAATAAAGAATCCGAAAATAAGTATCAACTTGTTGACTCATTAGTATTTGAGTGGGAAGTTGAAAACAATCAAATTAAGCATGTTGAATTTGCTGAAGCTCCTGTTGGTGATGGTGCAGGTGGCTCTGATATTATCATGACATTTGTTGAAAATTATTACAACAAGTTTGATATTATTCGTATTGATGGCTCACGTCAGCAAGTTATTGTTTTAAGCCATCCTATTCGTCGCGCAGACAATAAATGGGAACTTTCAGTTCGTTTGGTTGAAAATAATTTTGATACCATTCTTGATGATTCAGCATGTCAACCTGGTATGACTACTACTTTCCAATCTACGGCTAACGTAGAATTGTCAGAAGAAGGTTATACTAAGTTCCAGAGCAGCATGGAACGCTATCGCAACTATATTACTTGTTTCCGTCACGATGTTTCTTGGTCTTCACTATACGCTCTTAAAGAAGATGTGTTTATGAAGATTTGTGATGATAAAGACAAGTCTAGAGTTGATGGCGTATTCAAGATGAAGAAGAAAGAGAAGGAATTGCTTGATACATTCTAGTATAGTGTATCAACTGGTTTGCTTTTGAATAAGGGTAATGTTGATAAATTTGGCAAACCTACTATTCAAGAACCTGATACAAATAGACCTCTATATATTGGCGAAGGTTTGATTCCTTAGATTGAACAAGCGGCTAATAAGTTTGTTTATTCGAATAAGCCTACTATTGCATTATTCAATATGATTCTTAGTGCAATGAATGAGAAGTCACAGGATGAGACAGGCAATACTTATCAATTCATTGTTAATCGTCGTCTCTGGGAAGATATTAATCTTGTACTTGGCGAATATCTTGCTAACTATCGTACAGATGGTACTTATCTTTATTCACGTGCAGCTAATAAGGGTCAAGGTGGATATGTAAAAGTTGGTGCAACTTATAATACTTATGAGTTTGCCGGTAATACTTTAGTATTTGCTGTTGATCGTGCTCTTACTCGTGAATTCCCTGATAAGGGTTATGGTATGTGTCTTGATTTGACTGCTGATAAGACAACTGGTACACCTGCAATTATGAAGTTTAGTCTTCTTGGTAAAGACTTTATTACTTCTACCATTCCTGGTGTTGGTGGTCTTGATGGTAAATCATCTGGTCAAGTAGCATCTAACGTAGCAGGTTCTAAGATGGTAATGATGCAGTATGCAGGTATAGCAGCTATGACTCCATTCCGTTCTGTTATTATTTACCAAGCTTGATTTAAATAATAGATAAATAATTATAACCTATAGATCTGGTTTGG